TTGCAACGTCGGCCTAAATCCCAAGTAATTTGGAAAATATTTCCTGATAATAAATCTATAGTGTCAAAACTCATACTAATTCTTTCTCAGTTAATTTTTTAAAAAGCCATTGTGCTTCCCATTTATTACCATCATCTCCAAAATGTCTTCCATCGTCTTTGATATATTTTTGATATTTTTCTTTTCCTAAAATTTTTCTAATGCAAGGAACCTTGGTTCCTTCATGATGTGAGTATACAAAATCAAAATTATTTTCTGCATAACCTAAGCTAACAGTATATTCAAAGTCTAATTGCTTCCATTCTAAGTTAAGAAAATAATAATTTGCTAATTGGTCAGGAGTTTCTTGGCGAAGATTATGTACCTTAAACTTTTTTCTAGGCACGTGTTGGTAATGATAATTTGATGTTATTTCTTTAGGAGATTCAAAATAATGATCTTCTAGTACTTTCCACGATGTTAATCTGCCCGGAGTAGTACACTTTAAAATATACACATCATCTAAAGTATTGTAAAATTGTTTAACTTTTGATGAAAGATATAGATGATAATTTATACTTGTACCAGATACACCCCAATTATAAATTTTTAAATTAGGTGCAAGTAACGACAGATATTCAGGAAAATTAGATCTGCCAGTCAAACATTCAGTTTCTCTAATTTGTCCTTCAACAAAACTGCAACCAAAAATGTGTATACGTTTAGACATCTTTAAATATGTCCTTCATTTCTGGAAAAGTTTCATCGAATGAAATTCCACGCTGTTTATCACACAGTCCTAAGAATTCTTTCATTTCAGGTAGACGTTGACTCCAGTCTTCGCTTTCCATAAATTGTAACATACCGTCAAGACGTTTAATACCATATTCTGCTTCTCGCCACTGGTCATATGTAACTTTACCTTTATGCCAACTAGGAATACATAATTCCCAATTAGCTTCTAACCACGGATAAAATTCTTCATATTTTTTACGGCACTGTTCTTTAAACCATTTAGGCAAAGATCTAACGTTAAGATGTGCCGGCCAATATACAAAATGAAAGTTTACTGTACCCGCTCCAAATGGATACATGTTAATCTTTTTAAATCCTTCTTGTAATTTCCATTTGATAAAATCAGGAAGATAATAAATGTTTAATGCTTGTACTGCACAAGCAATTGTAACTTCAACATTATCTGTAGTTTCTTTATCTAAAATATGAAACACTTCTTTTGTTCTATCCCATTTACTAGGATAACGAATGTATTCATTCATTTGCTCAATGCTGTCTACGCTGTAATGGAATCTAACAAGTTTAAAATGACTCCATAATTCAAATAAATCGTCACGCCATTCAACACCATTTGAATTATAACGTAGTTCTAATTCTGGTGCAAGTCCTTGGCGTATTGCTTCCTCAAGTATTTCGTAGTGTTCTTCGATAATAAGACTTTCGCCGCCGGCAAAATAAATTTGCTTCATGTGTTTCATCTGTTCATAGAACTGTTCCCAAAATACAGGATTTTGCTTATGCCAGTTATAACTACTACCATTGGTACTACCTTTGTTATCCCATTGCATAATCTCTTTAAGTGATTCATTTTTAACTTCTGGAAAAATTGCTTTGTAATCTTTAATCCAACCCGAACTATCATGCGGACTACACATAACACATGCTAACTGACACTTGGTTCCAAAACGCAAATCAATGTATGCCAATTGCGGAGGAACACTACCATCCGGTTGTGTTTCTTGTAAAATTTGATCTAGATCAACACGCTGACTCCAATATGCTGTTTCCCATTGACGCTTACTTCTATGTCCATTTTCTTCTTCTCGGAAACATTTCATACAGCTAGGAGGCTTTTCACCTGCAAGCATTTGTTTACGTACATTCTTCATATACGTACTATTCCATGCTGTATTAAGGTCAGTAACATTTAAATTATTAGGACGACCTTCTTCATCTTTAAGTATACCTACTTGTCCGCCATATTCTTTATCATTCGTTGGACCAACGCTACTTGCATTTGCTGTACAACATACACGCATACTGCCGTCGGGTCTTGTGCTTAGATGCACCCATGGTAATAAACAAAATGTTTCTGATGGATACTTAGGTTTTTCTGTCATTTTAATGCCTCAAATCGTTGCGTTGCAACTTTGTTTTGTTTACAGTTTTCTATACACTTTGGAAAAATACCGTTTTTAATTCCTGTATATAAATTAGTATACCATTCACTATCAAAAATATCCTGTATACTATTATGTCCATTTAGTCTATGATGTTCAGTTCCGTGATCTTTACTGTAATGTTGCCATAGACCTCTAAATCCACTCTTAGTTCCCCACCAGCAACACGGAACAACATATCCATGATGTGTAACATATAGTCCTTGATCTTCTATTTTAGAACTAATACATCTTGGAATAACTGTTGGAACTTCTTGTTTTTTCTCAACTTTAGGGTCACTTTTATGCTGAGAGTTTTTACCTAAGTCTGCTCTTGGGCTTCCGATAAATTTTACTCTACTAAATCCTTCTTTGGCTGCAATATCTTCTATAAGATGAGCTTGATGTTCGTTATGCGAAAAATATATGAATTGCCATACAGCGTCGCCGCCGGCAGCAATATAATTTCTAAAATTTCTTTGTACTTTTTGCCAATCAACATTTACTCTATAAATATGGTTAGTATCTTCTAATCCATCTAATCCCCAATTTACTCTAACACGACCATTTGACTCTTTTGAAATTTCTCCCAACGTTGTCCAAAACTCATCATTACGTGTTCCGCCGTTAGTAGCAATAGAAATCTTAGGTTTGCTAGTAAACAATTCATCATTAGATAAAATCCATTTAACAATTTCAATTAAATCAGGATTAGTAGTTGCTTCGTCGTAGTTACCACACATATGGATTAGGCGCAAATCAGTCCATTTATCTTTAGATACCCAACTTTTAAATTGTTCTAAACTTACATACATACTATTCACATCAAAGTGATAATCCATATCAATAAGTTTATCATTAATAAATGCACGAGCACAGGCAGGACATGCCGCGTTGCAATAATTTGACATTTCAATTTGCAGTTTAGTTTGTCTTTCTACTGGTACTTGCCAACTCATTCTTGTTCCACCATAACATTTTGATAGGCTTTATTAAAGCCACAACTAGCAACACACCGTTTCATATGTTTATTGTGTGACGGATTCCAGCTTTCTTCTAAAACCTTAGTATACCAAGGATGTTTCATAACTTCTTCAATGCTATGTTTTTTTAAACTATTCCATCCTGTAGAATATTCAGATAATTTTTCTAAAATGTTTTCTTTGTTCTTAAACGCACTATCCCACAAAAAACAACAAGGCCACATCTCTTGGTTTGCATTAATAAAAATTTCGCCTTCATGAACATACTTACAAACAATAGATTTTACAACTTCTTCATCTACTTGATTAGTTTGAATTTTATTCATCAACTCTAATACTTCGTCTTTACGTGCATGTTCTTTGCTACCAGTAGTAGTAATAGTTTTTACTTCTTTAGTAACGTTTCCGCGGCCTTCTTTTTTTGCAATTTGGGCAGTCCATTGATTTAAGCTATTACGCATGCCTGTTCTAATTACAAATTTTAGTCCCAAACTTTTAGCATGTGCTTTAGCAACTTCAATTTCGTGTTCGTTATGATCAAATACAATAAAAACCCACTTAGATCTTGTATCATCACCTTTATAAGAATTTTCTGCGAACGCTTCGATATTACGTTTTACTATATCAAACTTTGTGTTTACACGATAAATGTGATTAGTTTCTCGATGTCCGTCAATACAGAACATCATAATTAAGTCTCTTCCGTATTGTTTGCTTAGTTCACCTAGTCTATACCAACTTGCTTTAGGTGCAACGCCGCCATTAGTACTAATTGTAACATATGCGCCGCCTTCTAATAAGTATTCTACAATTTCAACAAACTGTGGGTGAATTGCAGGATCTCCTAGTACGCCGCATAGCCTAATATCTTTATCTTTTAAATGTGCCTCGTCTGGTAATATTCTTTTTAAGTCATCAAGTGAAAAACTTGTTACTTCTAAGATGTCTCGGTTAAGTGTTCTTGCACAACCTGGGCATGCGGCATTACAATCACTTGTAATTTCCAGTTCGATTTTGTGTATGTCATTTATGTTTATCATTATATATGTACTTATTTAAACTGTTCAGTGAAAGGATCAAACTCGGCGCCGCACTTTGTAGCACATACTTTTAGTTTGCCGGCATCACAACTAGGTTTATTCCAACTATCTTGTATTTCATCAAATATACCTGTAGCAAAAACTTTATCAAGACCATTACGTGCGTCTAGTACATTTTTATCAGGAATAAAATCCCATATCTGTTCTACTTTAGGATCTTTGTGCCACCATTTATACATACGACCAGCAGTCCAGCAACAAGGCAATGCTAGTCCTTCTGCTGTAATAAAGAGGCTACCTTCTTTTTTAACTTTACATACGATAGGAGCCGCGTTAAAATAAGCATCCATACTGCCATATTTCTTGATAATGGCTTCTTGTTTTGTAAGAGCTTTGTTTTGGTATTGTGCGTCCGGCTTTTTGAGCTCTGCTGTATCTTTGCCTTTACGGTCTTTGGCCTGATGCTTTTCTTTTTTGTTTGTCTTTGCATCTACAAATCTTCCTGTTTTCTTTTTTATAAACTTCTCACATCCCCATGCATTAGCTAACTGTTCAGCTTCTTCGACTTGATGCTGATTGTGTTCAAATATAAGAAAGTCCCAACGTGCTCTACCGCCAGCATCGATAAACGCTCGCATGTTGCGTTCTACGTTGTCCCAATTTACCCCTTGTCTGTAAATATGATTCGTATCGCGAAGACCATCGACACTAAAAATAACAGCCCCCATTCTTCCAAAGACATAGGCCAATTCATTCCACCATTCAACATTTTTTGCTCCTGCATTTGTATTCATGCTTAACCACATCGTTGGGTTATGTTCACGAAAGTATTTGAATATTTCTAATGTGTCACGAGCAACAATAGGATCACCTAAGTTACCACACATATACATAGTATTAAGCTGTGCAATAAACTCTGGAGAGAATATTTTTTTACAATCTTCTAATGTAAGTTCATCTAGATTAATATGAGGATTAATTCCTTCGCCATTCATATTACGGTCACACATAGGACAACTGGCTTGACAGTTTTGTGTAACTTCTAAATGAATTGATCGTATGTCGCTATAATTATACATCTATTACCAACTTTATATCTTTACCCGGTCCAACTTTACTAGGCAAGTCACCGTATTGATCTACATACCACTTAATAACTGCACGATACCAGTTTTGACTATCGTGGTGTGCTTGTTTATTAAACTGCCAAATATTGTTGTTAGTTGCTTGCATTGTACTTAATGCTCTAGCACTTTCAGTTTGCAGTTGTCTAAGTGATAAATTACTTGTATCCAATGCGCATATACCTCGTATATTTTTCAAGATCTAATTCTCCTTCATACAATAATGTTGTCATAGGAGCCATTCTAGCAAAATCGTGCATGCTAGTAGTACAGTTAACGTGTTCTTCAACTTCATAGAAATCGTTACTTTGTAATACAACTAATCTTCCTGCTGGAATTAAATCATACCACTCACTAAAATTTTTAATGTGTTCACAACTTGTATTAATAATAGTATTAGGAATATCTCCTAAATCAACGGTTGTTCCATTAGCACGTAATACTGTGTATATTGCATTTTCGTAATTTATCTCTTTAATATCTTTAGTACATGATTTAAATTTCCAGCCGTCTAGCACCCAGTTTTTATTAAATGCTTCTGCTACTTCTCTGCAAGTATCATCGATGTCAAAACTTCTAAATTTTTCAATTTTTAAATTGTTTTCAAACATCATAGTAGCAAGTGTAGCATACCAACCAGCACATAAAAATACAACACCTAGATCAAGATTTAATTTTTTTAGTTCTGATACTAGCCACTGTTTACTTTTTATCTGACCTCGACTAATACAGTCTGGATCAAAGTTTTCGTTTTTTTGTAATTTACGGATCCCTTCAATAAAAGGTGTATCTTTCATCTGTTTAATTGCACGAAATAAACTCCATACGTTATCCTGTAACAATGCTTTACGTAAATCATCTTTATTGTCATCTGTAACAATTCTAAAAATACTATTAAGATCTTTGTCAATATATGCTCTACGTAGATCTGATAGTTTGCTACTAGTGGGATATAATAGTTCTAATCTATCTAAAATTTCATGAGTTTGCATCAAATTGCTCCTTTAACCAATCAAAGTCGTTTATTAATTTAATATCATTGCTGTTAGAAAGGCCAAACTGCATACCAGCCCTAGCACCTCCCAACGCATACTCACCAAACTCTCTATCGTGTCCCAAGGTTGTCCAAGTTTTGAGTCTTTCATTTGTTTCATCCTCATGTTGTCTATCAATTGTTTTACTTGCTAATTTAGCACATTCTCTAAAAGCACTTTTCCATGTGTTAAACGGATCTGTATTAAATGCTGTAATATTAGATATCTCATTAATTACTTTAAATTTATCACTAATACTAGTTGTCATATCTGTTGTACTTGTATCCATTTGCTTAGTTAATTCAGTTGGAAATAACTTTACGCCGCCATACCCATAAATTAAATTATTAATAGGATTCATGCTTCTATAAACATGCACTGTATCAGATTCGGTTGTATAGTAATTAAAATCAAATTCATCAACAATTACTGCGTCGCCGTCTACAACAAAAAAGTAATTAGTAGTTGATAACTTAGCCGCTTCAATATGAGCATTGTGGATCCCTTTTACATTACTAACTCGCTTTACTCTGTCATCACCAAAGATTCCAACTGTATTAAATCTACTATATAAATCGTCAAAATTTTGTTCTGCATTTGGTTCATGATAACTTATAAACACTATGTCGTACATTGTTTGCACTCCTTGTAAAAATTCTTTAATTCAGGAAATACAGTTAAGAAATCGGTGCCTCGGCGTTTGTCAAACTGAGTAATAAATTCATAAAACATAAATCTACGTTCTTTAGCAAGACTGCCAAACTCTTCTGGATTTTTAAATCGTTTATCTAAATCTTGCACAATTCTTTTTAAATCATTTGTTTCATGCTCGTCAAAATTTTCTTCCATAAACTTTATACAAGGAATTAAATATGTTTCAATCATGTCTTCAGTTGCAATCATTGCATCAAGAAATCCAGGATTTCTTACATATGGAATTGCAATTCTCACTCTGTTTTTAAAACTATTACGTAGTCTTAACACAATTCCAAGAAACGGTCTAAATGTAGGAAAACTTAAAATATTAAATGCTGACATAAAACTTAGTTTTCCGTTAGTATTTTTTAGATACAATAATACATTATCATAGAATTGTTGCCAATTCATTCCTGTTCTACTATACTCTGCTTGCGCTCCTTTACTTTCAGCACTTACATGTAAGGTAAATCCTTTAATACAATTATTATTTTCAAGATGCTGTATTTTTTTAATAAACTTATTCCATAGCTTTCCTGGGGGACATGCATTTGTATTAATAGAAAATTCTAACTGAGGTTGAGGATTATCTATTAAATGTTGCAATACTTTATCAGTATGTTTACTTAAAAGAGGTTCACCTCCTGTAATACGAAAAGTGTGCATATGTTTAACTGCTTCAGGAAACCATTTCCAAAATGCGTTAATATACGGGTTATCTTCTCTTTCAGGAATTTGCTTTTGATATTCATCTAGTTGATTGTAAAACCAATTGATCGTACTAAACTTATAATGACCGTGTTCTTTAATTTCTTCAGTCCATTTACTACTAAATGCTGGTCCACAATAACTACACTTAAAATTGCATACATTAGAAAAACTTACTTCAACATATCTAGGATAAAAATCATCATATGCGTTAGAATTTACAATTTTGTGATAATCTGGCCAACTCCAATAATTTCTACTTTTCCATATTCTATCACTATAATGATCCGTGTTATCTTCAATGCGCCAACAGTAATCACATTCACTAGGTCTTTCACCGCTTTTCATCTGTTGGCGTGTATTCTTTTTAAACATTGTATTATGTAGTAATTGCGGATTTTCTTCAACTTCGTTAATTGGAATTGTATGTGCCTTTACATGATGACAACTATGATTTAATCCTGATCCTAAGTGTATAGTAACCTGTGTCCATTTAGCCAAACAGAATCCGCATCCTACTTGATTTAACTTTTCTTTAACTTTTTTAGGATCTGTTAATTCCATTTTATTCCTTGTCTATAATAAACTGCTGGGCACTATTTCTACTAGGATTTTGATAAACTGTTTTAAAAAAAGCACTTTGTTCTTCAGTAAATGGCTGAATAGCAATTGGACATTCTAGTTCATTTACTAGGCGTGCGCCATGTATAAAAATTTCGTCATGTAATACTTCTAGTGGCAACGCATCTCGGCCGGCCCATAGATCGTTTAAATATTTAAAATCTCTTACATTTACATAATCCCAATCATCTAACATTGTAGCAACTAGACCTTCACGTGCTCCATAAATTGCCCAGTTTCCATTTGGAGTATCAGAACCAACCATTAACCAAATCCACAGTCTGTGTAAATTTTTCCAATGGCCAGAAAGGAAATTTTCTTTAGTAGGTTTAACACCTCGGTCTAATGCCATCTTTACACCTTCACGAAATCCAGCTCGCCATGCTTGATGTGGCGTGGCGTTATTATACACATCACTATAGCAACTGTTCTGTTGAATGTATTGCAAGTCCCAACAAAAATCTACTTGGGCAGACTTATTATCTGGATCGGCGTTTTCGTGTGTACGCATATTAAGCACATACTCTTTAGGCCAACATTTTAAACCGCCGTTGCCGTACATAAGTCCATTAATAGCATTTTTACCACACCAGCTAATAACACTATTTTCTAAGTCTGTATGTTCGTCAAAGTCTAATACTTGATTAATAAAATCTGGACGAATTTTATTATCGCCATCAACTGTAATAAATCGATCCGTTTCACTTAATTCAGCACATGCTTTATGTGCGGCATCACTACCTTCTACGCCATGCACACGTTTAGCCCAAGGTGCCTTAGTAAGCAAGTCAGCATAATTTTCTTCTGCATTAGGTTCATCATAACTCAAATATATAATATCTTGTTCTGCAATCTTTAACTTCATTTCTTTTCCTCATACACGCATCTAGTTATTTTGCTATTTGAATAAATGCTGTATTCATCTGGTACGTTTAAATCTACATGTTGTGTGTCACTTAAATTGAACTTAACTGACTTATACAAAAAATGCGGATCTTCTTTTTTTGTTACACTAAACAGTATTTCTTCTTCTAACTTAGAGTCTACAAGACTCTGATTTGTACTAATATAACATAAATTATGTTGCTTGTCAACTGTAAATATTAGATCATGCAAACTATCATCAGATATATGCAATACTTTATTGAAAACAAATTTATCATTTATAGATATGTTCTTTTTTAACTTATAAGTTTTAGTTATAATGTCAAACAGAACTCTGTAATCTTCCATTTTATCTTCATAGGACTGTATTGGTGCTATTTCTCTTTCGGTAACTTCAATATATTCGTAGCCATCTTCAATGGAAGCCCCTACACTAAACAGTTCGCCTGTTTCTTTAACAAAACATGCATACTGTTTTCTATCCCAATTAGCATACATTGTATTTCTCCATAATTTGATTACAAAATTTATCTTCTGTATAATGAAATACACCTAACTGACTATAATTTCCTATTTTTAAGTTACATTCATCATCCATATAATACGGAATGTCATCTAACCAATTATCACTTGGATTACTCCAGTCTTGTACTTTTGATTTCATGTGAGTAAATGATAATAAGTTGCAAGAGTATTTTTCTAAATTAGTATTTAAAACTGCTATTGCATGATTGATATCCATACTACTTAACCTAGGCTTTAATTTCTTTAAGTAAATATTGTAAAATTCCTCATGATTTTTACAAACTAATTCTAGATGTTTATAATATTGTAATCCAATATCGTTCTTTTTAAAATAATGAAATGCACAATACACGTTTGGTAAGTTATTTTTTATAAATGCTTGTCTATAATAATTATCTTTAACTATAGTACCTTTATATGTTTGAACATTTGTAGTAAAGCATACGTCATATTTTTCTAAATAGGTCCAAACATGGTCTATATTAGATAAAAATATCATGTCAGTATCTAAAACAATAGTTTCTGTATAGGGAGTTACATGAAAGATTTTCCAACGATCTTCAGTACGATAAAAGTCGGTGCCAGATTGCCAAGGTATAGCAATTACATTATCAAATACATTACGATACTCATCTGGAAGTTTATCATTAGTAATAATAGAAACACTATTAATTTCTTGTGTTTTCTTAATACTCAATGCGCAAAGATATGCCTGTTTCACATAATCTTTGCCTGAAGCCATCATTACATATCCTTTAGACATTTATTAACTTATCCAAACTAAATTTATTCATTACGTGTACATTCATATTATTTGTTGATGCTAATGTATACTCGCCATGAATATTCTCCTTTTCAAGAAGAAATGTTAATTGTTCATCGTGTAGCTTATGTAAAATATCTCTATCTAGAGAATAATATAACTTTCCAGGCAACGATTTAGCCCAGTCTAAATCTTTAAATCCGTTCAGTATGTGTATTGCAATACTAAACGCATGATCATTTCTAAAGTTACGAGATCCTAGATCATAAACATATTGATAATGTTCCCAATTGTTTACTACATAATTTAATATAGTAAAGAATGTTTTAATTTCTGGCGTTTTTTTAAAATAAAATATTGAAGCCCAATAAAATGGAATACCCTTATCATTAATATAATCAAATTCTTTATGCTTGCGCCATGATGCTACATCAATACATTCTTTATAGATTTGAAATTCATGGAGGCTATCAAATGCGTGTTTCAATGTATCATTACAAATAATAATATCAGTGTCTAATACTAAGGTCTGATTATAAGGAGTTAACTCATAACTGTTAGACCTACCAAAATTTTTAAAATATAAAGTTTTATAAGTTTCTTGGCCGTTTCGATATCGTTTAAAATTATTATCTGAGTCGCTGATAGTAATAACGTTATCAAATATTTTTCTATAACTGCTATTAATTGCATCTGGAGTTGAAGTTACAACCGTAGTGGGCAAGTTTAAATGCTTGCGAATTCGATTAGCAAGCAAAACTGCTTGCTTTACATAATCAATTTCACCATTATTATTTGCAAAGCATAATACACCTTTACTCATTAACTAAGCCTTCAACATTTCTTTTAGCTGTAAGGATTGTGTATTCAGAATAGTATCTATTAGATGCTGTAACATATTGCTGTTTTGCTAAATTAACAAACTGTTTTAGATCTTCGACTAATACTGGGGTGTCGTTATCATCTGTAATTACTGTTTTCTTAACATCGAGCATTAGTAGATTAGAAACAAAAGAAAATAACTCTTTTGAAACAGTGAATCTTCCGCCTAAGTGATACAGTACTAAGTCTTCTTGATATTTTTGTTGCAATAGTCGCTTTTGTGTACTAAGTGTCGCAGAAAAATTAGCAAACTCTAATGCTTTCTTTAGATCGTTATCCATAGTTATACTCCTAGTTAAGTATAAACTATTTAATCTTAGAGGTTGTCAGTTGTATTGAAAGTTGGCGCTGGAACGTTAACACTACTTGCGTTATTTGGTCTTCTTTGTTGTATTGTACTTGTTGTTGTAGCCGTTACTGCTTCGTCAAAGTTGGGATTAGGGCCTTTATCTTCATTGAATGTAACACGGAACGTTAGTACTGCACCATTTTTCTGTGCTTCAACTAAGTAATCATTGGCTCCGTACGCACTTGCTGTCTTGTTAAACACTGCTGTATAAGAGCCAGGTAAGTTTGAATATCCATAATTAGTGCCAGTTGAACCGTTGCTTGTTGTACTTCTGCCAAATACTACAGTTCCTACGCTAGTCATCAAATTTCTCCAGTCGTTGTTAATTGGAGTATTTCCTGAACCAATAGTACCACTTAGGTTAATAGTTCCGCCTGCGTTAAAAAATACACGCATATGTTCTGCACCACTAATTGTAGTTGTAGAACCGTCGCCGTTTGTTACAGCATAACCGGGGAACGTTACTGTAAATATGTGGTTAATATCAGTTGACCAACTTGCAGTTCTTTGACTTGATGTTCCTGCCTGCAATCCTGTTTGGTTTGCATTAACATTGAGTCTTGCGCCTTGACATGTAATACTCAAGGATTCGTACTGTACATATCCTTCTTTTGATATAGTATTGCTTTCCTCAACAGTATCGCCTACTGATGGTTGTGCAATTTCTGTAGGTACTGCACCAGTTTGGTGTAGTCTAATTCTATACATGTCATTGTAAAGTTTGACCATGTCGGCAGCTTGCACTGTTGCGCCTGAAGAAATTGTAGCACTTTCAACTGCTTGTCCGTATCCTTCGTCTCCGGAACCGAGCCCTAAGACTGCGGCAATTCTTGCTCGAATAATGTTGTACCTTGCCGCGGTAATTGTATCGCCTACTGCCATAATATGTTTCCTCTTCTATACTTATACTTTAAGTACGCACTCAACTAATTTTTCTGACTCTTCAGTGTTTGATTCCAATGCAATACCAACTAAATTTCCGCCATTGATTACTGTATTTGCTGTACCGTTGTCTCCAACATATACTGCCTGTCCTTTTTTAACTGAACCTGTTACTCTTACAGGAACACGACCTTTTAGTGCAATGTACTGTCCGTCTGCTTCTGAATTCATCATAAATGCAGGATCAGTCGATACAACACCAATTGCTATATCACCTACTTTTGTAGGTTCTACTTCGTGATCAGGATGATCGCAAACTGCTACTACTGTACCAAATGGTAATTCTTCGTTTGTTGAATATTTTTCTGCTAAGTCAGCATATCTAGCACTAGTTGAAATACCATTAAACACATTAGCAGATAAGTTACCTGAACTATCTCTAACTGCTACAGTATTATTTGTTGCGTTTACATCACCTGTTCTAAAGTTTGCACCAACTTGTAGGTTAGTTGCATTTGTAGCAAGACCGTTAAATGTAGTTGCGTACATGTTTCTAAACTTAAAGTTTGAAGTGCCAACGTCGTATGTTGTCGTAGATGTTGGAATTAGTCCAACAGCCGAAACATGGAATGGTTCAGTTGTTACGCCTCCAACAGATTTAACTCTAAACCTAATCTTTTGTCCAGTAGTATTCTCAATAACACCTTCGTCACCAGTTCCTGCTTGGTCAATATATACTGCTAAGTCGTTTGCCGCGCCGACTGTAAATCCAACATCGCCAAATCTAACAACACTAGTAAAATTTGCGTTACCTGAAAGTGCATATGCCGAAGCTAGTTGACCGTTTAATCGGTCTGAATCAGTTGCAGTTCCCCAAAATCTATGAGTACTTGATGTAACACCTGTTGATCCTGTGTTTCGTAAGGTAACACCTTGTCTAATTACATCAAAACCTGTAATTACATTCGAAGGATCTGTTTGGTCAATAGTAAATTCGGCATTACTAATAATAAATTGTACGCCGTCTTCGACTGTACCTTTAATAATAGTTCTATTTGTTAGGGTAGTATCTCTTACTTGCGAAGTAACCATAGCTGTTACTGTATCACCAATAGATTGTGGACCAATTAGGACAAATCCACCGTCGCTATTTTGTGCATACAGTTGGTTATTTGATGTATCCCACCAAAAATCACCAGTAGTTAATCCAACTGGTTGTGTGCCGGATACTTCAGCTCCGCCTGTTGTTCTAAATTTTGTGCCGTCATAAAACTTGAGCTTCTTTAAGCTACTATCAAACCAAATCTGACCGCTTAATGGGTTAGCAGGTGAATTGCCGCTAGAGAAGTTTTCAAGTAAATGTACAAAGTTTTCGTTTTGAATTTCACCATAACCGGCATAGTTTTTACCTACTAACTTAATAGTAGTACTTTGGTCAATGGTTCCGTCCTCGACAGTGGCTAACTGTTGTCCATTTGTTAAATTAATTATATATGCCATTTACTAATACCCCTAATTGTGTTATATGTATTTATACTAAAACGCCCGGAGTTAGGTCTTGCACATATGTCCATACTCCTCCTACTACTCTATACAGTTTTAACGAACGTTGTACGGTTGAACTAATCGAACCAGTAGCGTTATTAAATGTAGCACTGTTAATTACACTTACAGATCCGTTGTCATTACCGCTGATATCTAATGCTTGTACAATAGTTGTTGATTCATTAAACGCAGTGTCTAGTGCAGAACCTGTTAGCGTAGCTGTAGCACCTGTTGTAGTTGTGCAATGTATTCTTGCTTCTGTATTATCTTGTTTATTTCCTGATGGAACAATGTCATTTAAAATAATGCCAACATTAGTATTAAGTTGTGCGCCGGTTCCTAACCCTGTAACATCAAGAGTTAAAGGAATTACTTCTAAATTAATCTGACTGTCAACATAATTTTTTGTAGCAACATCTTGAGGAGCAACTGGATCTAATACATTTCTAATTTTTCTACTAGTAACAAAATTTAAATCACCAGCAAGTGTTGCATTTAATCCGTTGCCGCTTCCGTCAACAGCATTAGTAACAACAGAAATACCGCCTGGAAAACTAATATTGCCAATAGCTGCCGATGTCAGTGTACCTAACTGTGTAATACCACTTGCATTAGAGCCTGTAATAATATCAACCCCATTGAATTTAAGTGATCCTGATCCTGTAATATTAATGCTTGTATTTGATGTCCACGCATTAGTTACATTTCGCCATAAAAATTCTTTGTTGCCGTTTGCCGACTTAACAATAATACCAGATTCATCAACTTGTGCATCTGTTAATAATGTACTATCTCCTGCATCAGCAAGAGTAATACTTTTATCTTTAACAACAAGTTCTTCAGTTCCAATAGTAACAGTATCACCATCTACTATAAGACTTCCTGTAACTCTTAAATCGCCGCCAACATCTAATGTGTATGATGGATTATCATTATAAATTCCAACACGGCTATTCTGCGATTTAATACTTAGTGCATTTTGAATACCAGAACTATTACGCATTTGAATAGTATAATTTTGATTTGAAATTTCGTTTAGAGCAACAACGCCTTGACTAGTTACTTTTAAAACATGGTTCTCAGATAATCCTACTGTAAGTCCGCCGTTGTTTCTAACAATTAATGCACCAGTAGTTGTATCGTCACTATCACTTGCTAGGAACTGTCCGGCTCCTCGCTCTACTCCAGCATCATCAACTAGCTTTCTAGTATTGTTTGCTGTTCCAGCAAAAATAAAATCACTGTCAACAACGTTAAATCCTTTAACTACATCTCCAGTAAAACCTGGAATTGTATCTACATTCTGTGGAGTGAATCCAATTTTACTCCATAAGCCAACTAAAGAGCCGCCAACCCAATACTTAACAATAGTTCTACTTGTACCTGTACTATCAAGCACAGTAATAACTTGTGGGCCCGAGCGTCCTTGGAACGCATTATAAATAGGTCCTGCTAATTCTAAATCAGTGCCGTCAAAAAAGTAAAGTTGATTAGAATCGTTGTTAATCCAAAGATCACCTGCAACCATTACTGGCTGTGTAGGTTGCACAATTGGGCCTCCGCCGGTTGTCCAGTTAGTTCCAGTGTAAACTTTTAATCTTGATACTGATGAATCCCACCAAATTTGCCCTGATAAAGGATTAGCTGGTGCTGATGAACCTGAAAAGTTTTCTAGCAGTCTTATAAAGTTTTCGTTAAATGCTTCACCAAAACCCGAATATCCTTTTCCTACTAGTGTAATATCAGTAGTTGAAGCGTCAATTTGTCCATCTGCGAGATTAACTAATAATGCTCCGTTTGTTTTATTAATTTGATATGCCATTTATTAGCCCCCAACTCCTGTATAGATAATATATTTGACTGTTAAGAACGGGTTCATAACATTGTATGGCGTACCTAACTCAGTAACATCAAATGTCTCGTATTCTTCAAGTCCTGTATTTGCATTATAAGTAATATTTCTTCTATTTAGAACTCCGCCTGAACTTGTACGTGCTTGTCCTGCTCCTGAACCTGTTGGAGCATCATATGGAATAGTATCAGCATCTTGCTGTACACCACTATCGTCAAGTATTACATAGAATTGAGCACCTTTTGGTGATCTTAAATCGTGTTCGTGTTCTGGCAAGTTTTTAACGTCAATTGCTCTACTTTCAACACCCGAACCAAGACCAACTGTATCAGCGTTAACATCTGAAACTCTATTAGCACTTGTACCGCCCATATTGTCAGCACCTAGTGGGAATCTACCTCTTAGATCAGGTACACCAAAGAAACCTGATTGTACCTGGCTTTGGTCTTTAAACTGATATAAAATTGTGTTATACAATGTAAGATAATCTGAAATTCTATATTCTGTACCGTCACATAACAACCATCCTGGAGGAATATTAATACCTGCATAAGGTATAATAGTAGCAATAGGAATAACTGGAACACTACTTACAAGTGCTTGTTGACTAATTTTAAACACGCCGGTATTGTCGCCGGAGATTCTGTTAATAATAATTTCGTCATCATTATTTGGTACTGTCGTTAATTGTTTGTTAGCAATAAATGTGTTACTAATTGATGTTGTAAATGTCTTAGATGTTCCACCTACTTGTCCGTCAAAGGTAATTTGGTTTGAACTAACATCGCCGGAAATTTGGAAGGTTGTCGCACTGGTTAACTTGTTTGCGTTTGTAGCACCACCTGTTACTGTACCGGTAATGTTACCAATTAAGTTTCCTCTAAATTCAACAGCATTTACAGTTGCCCAACGTTTTTCGGAACTACCTAGTGAATATGTTTGTGTTGCATTAGGTAAAATTGATCCTGTTGTGCTATTACCGGCAACATTTAAGTCTGTTCCAACAAATAGTTTCTTAGCAATACCAACGCCGCCGCTAATCTTAACAGCGCCTGTTCCAATACTAGCACTGTCAGTAGTACCTTGCACAATTAAGTTTGCGCTTGTTTGAATTGAGCCTAATACGTCTAATGCTTCTGCTGGACTTAGTGTGTTAATACCTACTTTTTCTGTAGAGTCAATTCTAATTACGTTTTTTTGCAATCCTAAGTTATTAACTTTAAAGTCAATTGGTGCTCCTGAGGTTAAGTTAGTAATAACGCCCGAAGTTCCTTGAACGTCGAATGTTACACTTGCAGTTTGTCCAACTTGTAGTCCTTTGTTGTTACTAATAATAATCTGTTGATCGGAAGTACTTGTTTTGTCACTTCTTAAAAATTTAGTAGCACTAACTATTTCACCGCTTACAATAAGATTTTCAGCTTTTTCACTTGTACCTAAATATTTGCTAATACCGCTACCACCAATATTTGCAGTTGAAAGATTAAGTCCTGGTTGAATAATTGTAAATCCTGCAATTGTACTCTTTGGCTGGAATGTTTTAGTACTGTAAATTGCTACAGGTTGTCCTGCTACTTCAATTTGCAAGATGGTATATAGTACTTCGTCTTTACCCGTTACTACTACTGGCTTTGCACCTGTTAGCAAACCGTCACTATATTCTGGTCCAACTAGTGTCCATCCTGAACCTGTAAAAATGTAAAGCTGATTGTTATCAGTATCTGACCATAAGTCGCCAGTTAATGCATTTGCAACATCTGGAGCAGTATTTCCTTTTTTCAAACCACTTGCATTAACCCATCCAGTACCATCATAAATTTTAAGGGTATCAATACCCACTGAAGTGTCGTACCATAGCTGTCCTTGAATTGGACTTCTTGGCTCGTTTGCATTTGCAAAGTTTTCTAGTAGTTTTAAAAAGTTTTCTGAAATAACAGAACCGTAGCTAGTTGTATTACGTCCTGGAAGATCTAAACTAGTTTGCTGATTAATTGTACTATCTTCAATTGAAATAGTACCTTTGTTGCTGTCTGAATAGTTAATTGTATATGCCATTATTCATTAAACCCCGATAAACTTTGTACACGCACAGTGTAATCGATTTGAATAAGTCTATTCAAACTTTTTTGTACTGGGTGGAAAATAACATGTGTTAATAGTCTACCTTGACCTGAAGGACTATAACTTACTAATCCTAATTCGTCAAATACATATAAACTATCTGCATTAGTAGCGTTGTCTACAGCATCTTGGCCACTTGGTTCACCATAGTCAAGTAAACAAGTTACAAGAATATCTGTATAATTTGTACCACTAACGTGTCTTGATTCAATTTTGTTACGAGCAGGGTCGGTGTTGTTTACACTTCTATCGTCAACTACTTTAATAAATGTTTGGTTATAAAGACTAGCATTAGTACCCGTACTGTTAGGTGTAAGGTATGTAATAATTCCAGTTGGGTCAATGCTTGTGCCTCCATTACCAAATGCCATTTGATATATAAAGCCTTGTCCTGCGTTAGCTAAACTTTCTGCAAGTGAGATACTCATGTTCTCGTAATGTATTGCATTACGTTTATCTACAATAACTTCGCCCGTTTCTGGATTAGAAATTTTAATGTGTCCTTGGAGCATAACTCCGTTTTCTTCTTTTATGTTATCCATCATACCTTTTTCCTATACTGTATTTATTTGGGTAGCTCCACCTTTTCTGCCTTAAAGAAACGTGCTACTAAAGTTTCCGAATCAAATAGTGTAATTCCTGGTGTTTCTGTCCAAAGAGTACCTTGACGTCTTACAATTTGAATTTTAATTCCTTCTGCTGGTGTATTTAACAGACTTACGAATGGTGTTGTACCGTCTACACTAAATTCTGCCGCTAATGTAACATCTGCTTCTGGACTATCTTGATTAAGTGTATAATCAAAACTCTGTATTGCATTCTTACGTAGTCTGCGGCCGCCTACAAATACTTCAAACTCGTTAATGCTTATTGGCGTAAATCCAAGTTCAAACACACTAGATGTACCGTCTGCTACAATTTCATCAACAATAGTTTTATCAGCATACGGTGCTGTTTGCATCTGATTTGCATTGTATACATCACTACCTATTAAGTGTTCTGTTGGAACTCCTGTACCTAATGTACCTCTTTGAATTTGTTTTAATGTATTGCCATCCTTGATTAGATATTCAATTCGTTCTCCGTTAACAAAAATAATTCCTGGAGTCTTGCTATTCTTATCCGGTGAACTTAATCCATTTGCATTATCTAATACAATTTGTTTATCAAATGTATATAACGGCTCTGCAAGTTTATAAGGTTGAACATCGCCTAGACGCTTATAGATGTTTCTATTAAGAATATCTTTAAACTGACTAAATCCAAACTTAGGTGTAATCTGTCCAACAGCACTAAACTGTATTATCTCAACAACATCGTTGTCTACAAAACTTTGTTTATATCTTAGATACTGTTTATCTGTAGTTAATGTATAATCAACACTAGGTGTTTGTAAAACTCCGTTTACTGTTAACCAAACATACTGCACTTCTACAGCAGGATATCTAAGTTTAATTAATCCATTTTTAATATGGTTAAATTGAATATAGTCTTCAGTACCAACAACCAATGTTTCTCTTGCAACAATATCGTAATTAATTCTTTCAAATCCCATACTATCGTGCTTGTTAAATGTATAAACTGTTAGTGTTTCTCCTATCTCAGGAGCAACTTTAAGCTGTAATGTTTTACCACTGTCAACCCAAGTATTTTGATTGTTGATTTGTTGGATGCTTCCGAACGCATAATCACCGTCAGTGACAATATATGCTTCTAAAATATCGCCGTCTTTGCCAATACCTGGTTCTAGGATAACGCTACTATTTGAAGGTCTAATATTATATTCAACTGCAATTGTTAATTCTTTGCCGTTTAAAACAAATAATACATCTGACGCATCAAAGCTACCAACTGGAGTTTGCCATATTTCTAAGAAATATTCTCTTTGTGCAGTAGTTACATCAAATTGCTGGTTATAACCAGGATTTAACAAACGGTTTCCTTGTTTGACAATAACATTATGACTATTCGGAATAGCACTGTAAGGAGTTTTTGTTAAATCAAACAACTTAGTACTTCCATCACCTACAAATTCTTCAACTTCAATCTTACTAAACGCATCTGTTTTACTATAAACAAAATAACTAACAAGACTTTGATCTTTTGGTGGAGAGCCAAAAAGTATTTGCGCCTTTTCGTTATCATCAACAAGTACAGCTTCTACTTCTCCGCCGTCAACTGTTACATAAAAATCTAATTCTTTAGAATATTTTGCTTTAGTAGTAAATGCACTAGTACTTCCGTCTGCAACATACTGACCTTCTTCTAGTAAATCTTGTCCGTTTCCGCTAATACTTACAATGTTTATTAGTGTTCCACTCGCAGGTACAGTTTTAAATGTAACTGTTTTATTTTTGTAATTTACATCGTAAACAGTTGAAGGTTGTATTACAGAATCAAGTTTTACAATTAAACCTTTATCATTTTGAGGTTGAATTCCAAATTCAAATACAATTTCAGTTCCGTTAGCTCTGTAAGAATTACTAGTTAGAATACTGCCGCCGGCTTCTGGTCTATGGAATACTCTAATATCAACTGCATCTAAAATTTGTCCTGGAACTTGCTCTTCCGGTCCTTTAGATGTAGTCGGTGTTACAAATCCGTCGCCGTCTACTATAATTTCTTCTGGATTAAATCCTCTTGCAGTATTAAACTGTAAGTCACCACCGCTTAAAATAGTATCATAAGATCTAGGATCTGGTAAGAAACTTCCGTCGGAAGTTGTTTTTCTAAATACTAAAATGTCGCCCGAACTTAACGGTATAATATCTTCGTCAAACACAATAATAGTATCTTCTACTATATCTCCGTCATCTGTTATAGCAATTCCTGTTTGTCCTGCTCCAGTAACACTAGCAATTAATGCATTTGGATTAGTTGGATTATCTGGATAATTAGGATCATCAATTCTTACACCATTTCTATAGATGTTATAAATTGCTCCTACTTCTAGAGGAGATCCAAAAGTTAATATTCTTGTACTGTCGTCTCCAAATTGGAAAATTTCATCTTCGAATGTTGTATCAAATGTATCGTATGTTGAAGTAAACCACCCGTCACTATCCCAGCCAGAGCCGCCGCCAAAGTCAAAGCTAGTTACTTCGACTCCGCCGTAATCAATTCCATCTAAAAGTTGTCCTAGATCATTTCCATACATTCCTGTGTTTGGATTGTAATATAAATTAATTCTATCTTGTGCTTGCAATAAGTCAGGTGCTTTATTATATGTTACAATTACTTCTTTATTAGCATCTAGTGCATTTGTAAATGAAATTCTACCAAAGTATCTTGTATATCCTTTTGTAGTATCCTTAACATTAGAGAAAGTATATTCACTACGCAACGATTCAAGACCATCAATAGTAACTGTAACTTGTGTAGTTTTTAATTGCATTGGCCATTTTAAATCAATTTCTAATTGATCTAATGTTGTCGCAAATGTTTCTATTTCGCTCAGTGTTTGGAATAGATATGTTTTTGTTACTCTGTCAAATTTGCATCTAATATGTGTAGATCTTGCTTTACCGTTTCCTAGTACCGGACTTAGTCTTGCTTCTGTGCCGCCGTCCTCTAATGATCCAATTATATCAATTGTCGGTTGAGACAAGTATCCACTGCCTGAATTAGTTACTAGCACACTTGTAATTTGTCCGTTACCAACAAATGCTTGAGCAGTTGCACCTGTGCCGCCGCCGCCACTAATTACTAGTTTAGGAGCACTTGTATAACCACTGCCAGCATCAGCAATGTTAATTTGTGTTAATTCAAATCCAACATTATCTAACCAATGTTTGCTAGGATATGTTGTAGTATTAGCAACACCTGCAATAATTTCATTATTAACAACTTGAACACTCTGCGGAATAATTCTTCCTTCTTGTTCATTATACACTGGTGCTAGATCAAAATCAGTAACTACATTATTAGCCGGATCAATTTTTTCATATGATGAAATGTATTCTCTAATTTTAGTTTTATAAGGTTTCATTTCTTCTACATAATCTTCATAACTAGATAAGTTATCATTTTGGAAAGTAACTTTTTGTTCTAGTTCACCGATGTTATGTTTAGCCTTAACAAAACTTGTTTTAAATGCCCAATCGACATTTGGTTGTTCTGAGAATACATATCTTAATCCTGCAAAGAACATCTCATTCCAGTGAAGCTGTAATTGATCAATAAAAATGTTATCTCTAAGGATAGTAATTATTTTTCTAAATTCAGCAACGGGTTCTGTATCATAAAATATTTTATCAAAACTTGCGCCATCATATGCAACATTGTCACTTGTTACATCGTATAGAGAATCAAGTAATTCAATTGTACCGCTTTCTCTACCAATAGTTTTATAGTTAACACTATAATCAACAGTATCTTCGTTAGCTATTTTTTCTAATAGTAACCAACCGCCAGATCCAACGTTACTAATTTTAATTACATCACCTATATTATCTGCAAGACCATAAATTTGGTAACTGCCTTCAAGTGTATAATTGATTAATGTAAATTGATTATAACCTGTATCATACCAGTCTTTGTATTTCCAGTAAAGATTTACATCATAGCTTTGAGTAAGAACTCTTTGCCATTCACCTAATACATATTGATATACACTCCACTTACCGTTAATGGACTCATCGCTCTTAACCAATACTGCAAATTTTCTAATAGAAATTTTAACATTATTTGTATAGTTTTTACCAGAATTAATAATCCTAACACTGTTAATTCCTCCGTTGGCGTTTAGGGTAAACTCTAACTCGCCTTCAGATCCTAGTGTATCTGTAATAATGTATGTTGGTGGGTTGATATATCCTTGTCCCGGGTCTGTAATTAAAACATTAATGATAACACCGTTTTCAATTTCAAGTTGTAAGGTAGCAGGTCTAACTTTTGCAATACTTACAAATCTTAGTTCTGCATATGAATCTGAAGTTGTATCAAATATACCTGTTGCGATAGTTGGTAAAGGATCGCTATCTGTTAATTTTGTTAAATCAAACTCGTCAACAATTAGATTGTTTGCTAATATTTTATTTGCACGTTCAACAAATTGTTTTCTTGCTTCAGTTTTATTAATAAACCAACTCTGTCTAGGTTCGTTAAGAGATCCGTATTTTTGTTTAATTGGAAGATTAATATCAGGCACCGGTCTATCATTAGTGTCAAATCCTACTAAACTATCAATCCATTTTTGTTCAATTGTACTATTTGGACGACTAGTTTCCAATCCGTCACTGATTAACTGATACTGAATATGTGTATTTTGCTGTTGGTTATCTATTGTCCACCAGTTAAAACTGATCGCTATATCTTTATCTTTAATTAAAGATTCGCAGTTATAAATTGCGAATCTATTATTACTTAAGATTGCAACAAACTTAATATTTGAATTTTCTGGATTACTAATTATCCTTGAAACAGACAATGCTGATAACTTTCTAGTTTCAATTGCCGGGATTGTTGCTTTATTCTTAACCCAGTAATAGTAATAAGTTGTAAATGTTTGTGATGCACTATTATACTTGCGTCTAACAGAATATGCACTATCACCGTATTTTGATGTACCACTAATACCTTTAGCAAGTCCTGCTTCTGTTTCTGATTGTGTATCCCATTCACTAGGTCTTAATTTGCTCTCAACCCACTCATATACATCGACTGTAGTACCAGGGTACAACTTATTAAAGGTTGCAGTTGATTCTGTAATATCTCCCTGATGATGATTGATAAATCTAGCACTATCAATATCCCACCATAATTTACCAACCCATTTTGTACTTGTGTAATCTAATGGTTGCGGTGTTACACCTGTAGCAGTTGATATTGTATATCTTGCAGGATCGTAACTAGTTTTAAAAGATATTTCTTGTTCAGCTACACCTGCAATTTTTCCTTGGATAGGATCAATATAGTCGAGATATGCAACTTGTGCATTATTTGTTTTGTTATAAAGATACACACCTTTAAACTTGCTAAGATCTGCAGGTAGTACAGGCGATGTTACAATTGACCAACTCGTTGAGTTCAGTGGCTTTCTAAATTCTGCAACTACACCTTTATCAACAGTATTGTTTGTTGTAACTGTTTGATCTGGTAATCCTAAATATATGTGATTATTTTTAACTTTGATAATATTTCCAAAGTTTTCAGTATCTCTATCATATGAAAAGTCTTGTCCGTAAAGTAGTGTGTCATTTATTGTTTCGTATATTGACACTAGTCCACTATCATTGTCAACAGTATTAAGTTTAGTTGCATCGCCGTCGAATGTTGTTAACTCAACATCAAATGTAGTATACTTAATAATATCGCCACCTTTAGAAGTAATAGCAAGAGTATTGCCATCGAAGTCTAATTTAAATCCAAATTGTGTATTATCTGTTAAATCTTTAGGACGAAGTGTTTGAGTAAATGTATATACTCCGTCTTTTAAAATATAAACGTATACTGCTCCGCCATTAAGTGAAATATCACTATTATAAGGGGCGCCGACTGCAATTTTTTTACCATCGTTAGAAACTGCAATTGAACTTCCGTAATTTTCGCTTAAATTAAATGGTTCTAGTAATTGACTATAAACATATTGATCATTTACTAACTTATAAACTACAACTTTTCTGTTAGGAACACTACTATCATCAGGATTTGTATATCTAGCAGTTAATACTAAGACTTCTCCTAGTGAGCTAGTATCAAACTCTTCGCCAATCTCTTCTAAGAATTGCTGTTCTAATGTACTTTCTGTAATAGAATAGTTTGTATCATTAGGAACATACCCTAGTAAGTCTACTCCTGAATTAATTTCTGCCCATTCTGCTAAATTAAATGCGCCAGGTGTTATATTAGTTTTTGCTTCGTAGATAGAATCTCCGAATCTTACATACTCGCCGTCAAAGTAAGTAGCGTTTACACTATGCATACCTCTATACAACGGTTCAATACCTAAATTCCAATCTTCTGTTTCGTTTTTATCAAAGAAGTAAATTCTACCTTGATTTTCTTCGGTATTATTTCCTTTAGCAAGAACAAACAAGCGGTAAGATGTTGAAGATTTCTGTACAAACTTACAACTTGCTCCTAATTTTCTAAAATTATCAGAGTTGGGAACAGTATAATAGTTAACAAGTTGATATATAGATCCTGTCTTTTTATAAATTGCAAATGTACCTTCAGAATCGTTTCCACTTTCATAACCTGATGTTGTTACAGGAATATTGTAAACTCTTGTCCAGTCTAAGTTTAATGAAGACGGTGTTTCTGCTGTTTCTAAAATACCGTCAATTGTGTTTGAACTGTAGTGCCAGTACTCTAAATCTCTTAGATATGTTTGATTAGGTGGAACTGGAATGTTAGTATTAGTGTCAATAACAATTAATCCACCACTAATATCATTTTCAAGATGACATGAATTAATAGGACCAATTGTTCTTAGTGTTGAATCGTTTTCTACAAACTGTGCTGTAGAGTTTTGTCCGTAGTCGCTACCAAACGCCCACTGTCCTGATTTATTTTTTAAATAAATTTTTGCTACGCCAAACGCTCGTTCAATCCATGCAACTTCTGCGGTTTCACCAGTTGCACTATCAATAAGTTGTGTTCCAATAGAAGGAATAAATGGGTTACCTGATAAGTCAAAGTTTGTTAATCTAACTTCAAGCCAACCGTTCCACTTATCAGCTACGGTATGGATTGAGTTATTAAGATAATCAAAACTTAATCCTAATACAGGTTGCGGATCTTGTACGTTACCGTTTACTCTAATTTGATTTAACCAAAAACTAACTTCGTCATTAACTGATGTATCAGTATAATGTTGTGTAGATGTTCTAAACCACCAACGGCCATCAATTATAACCGTTCCTGTTTGTCCTTGTCTATGAGACAGTATGCCAAATTCTGAAGGAAATGTAGGAGTAGTAGTGTTTGCTAATCTCTTAATATCTAAAATATTCGTAAAGAGTGAGTTAGATCTTATTTCATTTTCTAATTTAATATCAGTTACTACTAAGTTAGCATTTGTTTCTACAAGTTCAGTTGTACTAAATTCTGAACCTACATTAATGTGCCACCATCCTGCATGATAATTGTCTGTAATTTTTAATTGTCTTTCATAATCACCAACTAACACACCGTTTTGGTAAATTGACCCTGTATCTAAAAATGCTCCGTTTAGATTGTTTAGATAGATAGTCATTTGATTTTCATCGTTTACATAACGATAAGCAATAGTTGCTTTTGCAGTATCAGTAGTAATATCACTTCCAGACTCAGGTATTGATAATGCACTTTGAATATGTACAATAGCTTCTACTTTATGAACAATTTCATGACTACCGTTAATAAATGTTTCATTTAAAACTGAGTCTCCGTTAAACGGTGCAATTCCTGCTGATGTTGTAGTTGTATATCTATTCCATTTTAGCTCAAGTACATCTCCGGGCTTAGTTCCTTCAAATTGTTCAGTTTGCGCTCTAATTAAAATATGATCAGCAGGCGCATCATTAATAGTATAATTTCCTCTAACCATATATTCAACATCAGGATAAGATTGATCATCGCTATCATATTCGTCAATCTTACTTTGTTGGTTTGATGCATGACTTAAGAATTGTTGTATTGAGTCAGCATCTTGAACTTTTCTAGATTTCCACAACTGTGATCTGTACAATACAATATCATTAATGTTATAAGCTACTGTGTTTTTATAATCGCCTCTAAATTTACTCTTAACATTAGATGCATTAGGAGAACCTATAGCAAGATATTCTCCGTCTGGTGAAATTGAAACACTTGATCCAAATCCGCCACCGGATTCAAATATTCCTGTAAATTCATCAATTTGTTGTCTAAGGCCAAATTCAGTATTGTCGCTAGGTCTAGCAAACACATAAACACTACCATTTAAGTCTTTAGGTGCCGAAACTGCTATTGTATTGTTATTTTCTGTAACACTGATATCAGAACCAAAATCTTTGTCTGTACTATCTAACAAACCTGCTGTAACATTTTTAATGTCTGGTTTTAATTCGTATACTTGTTTATTTTTTAATACAATCCATTTTCCTGTATCGTCGTCATCTACCCAAATAGTGTCAGTGATAGATGTATCACCGCTTAATGAGAACGTAGTAGGTGCATCGATAATAGCATTTGCGTCTGATAATCTCGACAATCTAACTGGCTTAAAGTAAGTAACATATCCTTTAATATCATCTAACTCGGTTGATTCACCGGTTGTTGATAATGTAATCTTATTAAGATTAATCTCTGCAATTTTATAAAATCCGTCTGTGGTTTCATTAGTATCAACAACTCCAATAATGTCACCAACAATAAAGTTTGTTTTGCGATTTAGAGTAATAGTAAAAGTGCCATTTGATGTTGCTGTTACACTTTTAATTACATAATCGGTTGTAGCGTGTTTGTATACACTCCATGTTTGTTGACTTTTATTATTAGCTGTCCAAACAAACTCACCTGTGTTTATTGCTGAAATAGATTGATCTAATATATCATCATAGTTTAGTAATGATAATTTTACATCATTTGTGTTTACATATCCTGCTGTTTTTGTATAACTGTTATCATCATTAAAGTATTTTACAGGGAACGGCTTATGGTCATAATTTTGAGATTTTACATAGACATTATTTCTAGTTAATCTATAAACAAGACTTGTATCCTGCGGATCGATTTCATTGACAAGCTCTACAGTTTGTGGTTCCATTCTGTATCTAGCTTCATCAAAAACTATATCAAACTGATCGTCACCTGTTGTTGCTCCGTATCGTCCAATTCTTACTGCCCATTCTTCAAAAAATTCTAAGCTATCTTTATTTGCACTACCTAGTTTATCAAACAACTTAGTAAGTACATTTTTTGTTCCTTTATCTTGAATTGCGCCTTGGAAGAATTTATACTGACTTACATCATCATTAATAATATTTTCTAAATATCTACGTTTCTGATATCCAATTAAATGCTGTGCTAAACGCTGTTGCTCTGTGTCAAAGTTATCTGAATCAAGATCATAAAAATCAGTAAACTGTTTTGCTTTATAGTCCCAGTTAGGTAATAGTTTCTGTTCTGGTTTTTCATTTAATCTAACAAAACTTCTTTCGTTGAATGTTTCTGTACCAACAACATTAACTTTTGCAACATAATAGTATTGCTTGTACTTTACCAATGCACCAATAGAATAGTCTTGCCAAGATGCCCAGTCTTCAATTTTAGCATCATCGAATATAAATCCAGGAATATTATAAGATCCGTTCCATTCGTCTGAACGATAACCTTTAACTTTAATTCTTTCTTGTCTATATCCTTGTGCTCTATTATAGATAACATCATTAAAGACTGTTTTGTTATCTATAATAACTGCATGTTCGTGTTGTACAACAGGAACTTTTAGATGGAATATTCCATCTTCAGTATTTTTAACATAGATACCAAAAGAGTTAGTAGTATCTCTTTCTGTAGTTGCAAAGTCAGCAAGTAATCTTTTGCCGTCAGCTTTTAATAAACTATAATCATAAAAATTATTATAAATGTCGTCAACAACAGTATATGCCTCTGCGAACATAACCTGTCTTGCACTTGGACTTAGTGTAATAACAGTACCGGTATCCCAGTTTTGTGTAGTCCAAAACATAAATTCTTTTGCAGATAATGTCCAGTTTTCAATTTCTTCAATATTTTGGTTGAAAAGTTCAAACTTAAATCCGTTACTATCTAAGAATTTTTGATATCCAAGAATAATATCAACTACTCCTTGAATATCGCTTACTAGTGTTCCGTAAGGAATTTCAACAACTTCTCTAGTGTCAAAATTCTTAGAGAAAAATGCCTGTGCGCCGCCTTCTTCCGGAAGTTCGGCTAATTTTTGGAAGTTGTCTAAATTAAATGAGGTTCCAGAAGTATGACCAATTTTTACTCGATAATATACATTATTATTTTCTACAATTTGTCCAACTTCATAAAACTTACCGGTGTCCCAATTTAAGAAAGATTCACTCACTCCGCCGACACGAACTAATCTATCGTTATTTTTTCTTATGACAGAATATGTTTTAAAGATTGGTAAATCTCTATCATATCCTCTAATTATATAACCTTGCGGAACAATTTCTATGATCATTCCACTATATGAATATACATTAATTGGTATACTTTTTGTTAACTGAATTTTATAGTTTTCGTCCGGTACAAAAACATTACCTTCATTAGTAGGAGTTCTTGCATCAAGAATTAATCTAAATTTAGACTTCTGAGTAAAGCCACCAATTTTAGATGCCAATTTATTTTGTAAAGAAGTTAGTTCTTGTTGATATGTTGAAAATTTTAATGTTTCATTTTGTGCCAAGTAACCTTGAATATAATTTATTATACCTGCTGTAAATACTCTTGAACTATCAGAAGCACTATTTGGAAATTTTAATTTATCTAATCTAATTCTTTTACTAGTTTCAGTATAAACTAATTCTCCGGCTCCGTTACGCTTAATTCTACTTACATCAAATGCAATACCAAAAAACTGTGCTGGATTATTAATTGCCCAAGATGCCATTAATGCAAATGGATAATGTGAACTACGGCGCCATGCTGTTTCAACAGGTCCTTCATCACCGAATACATATCCGTCGCTATAACTTGAATCAAGTCCAGACAATGCTATTCCTGATAAATTAGGAGGTAACAAGTTTCCTTGATCATCTGTTGGAATGTATTTAGAAATTAGAGTATTTTTAAATTTGTTTCTATAAACAATTTTTTCATTTGGTGCTCTAACAATACCACTAGCCATGTCTTTCCATAACAACAGATTATTTCTTGTATATGGTGCTGTTCCGTACTCTGTATCAAACCAATCAGGTTTTTCAGTTAGTCCTAAAATTTCCCAAGGATGGCTGTGCGGTCTATCTGTATTATAAAAGTCCTTATAAATTGCTCTCCAAAAACCTGGAAGAGAATTATTTTCAACATCGGCCCATTTGTTGTAACTAAATGTAAAACCGTTAGTTCTATCAAATCGGGTGTTTGCAGAATAGTCAGGAGTTCCAACTGTTTCTAACCATCTATTAAATTCAGAAATTAATGTTCTAGCAGTGCCATAACGTGTGAAGCCTGTTTTACGTGTTCTTGTTTCGACAAAATCAGCAATATCAAACACATTTTCGTTGTACTGCTGTTTTAGGTTATCATAAATTCTTCTTTCAAAGTCTAATAGCAGTCTATCTCTGTAATCACCATAACATTTCCATAATGACCCATCATGTCCTTGTAGCATTGGTTGTGCGCCTGGCCATGATTCAAACGAATTAATATCGATTGTTGCATGATTTGCAGAGCTCGAAGGCATAAAAAATAGCTGATTACAACCTGCAAATACATGATCGTGTGCAACTCCGGCGCCGCCGTTGGCAGTATCGTAATCAATTGCATCTGCTTCAGATGTAAACAGTGGATAGAACCAACCAACTTTACCTTTAAAACTTTGTGTAGTAGTTTCGTCTCGTCCGTATACTTTATAAGGACCAGTAACTTCGGTTACAACATTAATGTAAGTGTCGTCTAAAAATATTTCAGGTGTATATTTAGGATACAATCCTAACTTAGTAGGAGTTGGAGGTACCCAGCAACCATCTGTTGATTCAAATTCATATACATCTAAAATGTCGTTATTAGTAACTGTTATATTAAGTGTTAAGAAGCCGTCAACAGTTATAGTATAATCTCTATCTTTAACTAGCAAACTTCCGTTAAAATACGGAAGAACTGCATACTGATTTAATTTTGTAAAATCAATACCACGCTTTAAAGAAAATACAGTTTGTGATTGATCTTCAATTACATGTCTAGTTAACGTGTCACTACCAAACGGAACCATATCACTAAAATAAAATGGATCTTTATTAGTTTGTACTTCAGTAATAGATTGCAAAATCTTATCAACGTGTACTTTAGTTTCTCCTTCGAAACCTAACTCATTTGCTACACGCAAAAATTCTCTTTTAAACTTAATGTACTCTAATCCAGAATAACGAATAGCTCTAATTGCATCAAAATCTTTATTTGTAATATTATACAGTGCAAGGTTAATTGGGCCACTATGTTGTACAAATCTTAATCCTAACGGAGTAACATCTCCTAGATCTTTTAAATTACTCGATCCTGGAAATATTCCATTAAAATCTTTTGCATTATCAACAATACTACCTACATGATCTAAAACTTCACCTAATGTAAATGATTCAACATTTTCGTTTAGTGGATTCTTTTCTAAGTTAGTCGGAAACTCGTAATATCCTCTAGTATTCTTTGGAGTCTTAGTATAAGTTTTAATAACTAACTTGTCGCCTACAGTAAGATCATTATTGAAATTAATATAACAGTATCCATTAAACCTATCAATTAGATAATCAGTATTTTCTTTTTTGCGATTATTATTGACGTAAACTTTAATTTCTAAATCAGCAATAGTAGCACTATTATCATAAACATCGATAATAAAGTTATTTGTTCTAGTATCAACTGTTGGTTGTTGAATAACTGGCTGTACTGATTTTGTAGCCGCTTTGGTCCAACCTGACAAACTGCTATAAGTTGTTCTGTCAGTATATTTTCTTAATAGTCCTGTATCAGTGCTTACGTTAAATACGTCAGTTAAAACATCATACTGGTAAGTGTCTGATAATAAATTAAAATCAAATACAATATCGCCACTATTTTCAATAGTTCTATATGACAGTGGGAATCCTAATTCAGTATCATTAGTTCCTGTTCCTACCTTATAACTAAAAATTTTGTTACCAGCAAAAGAACTTCCGTCTAATGTAGATAGCGCAATTCCTTGATCATTATATAAATCAAACAAAGGTTGCTGATTTACAGATGTTTTATCTTGTGCTTGTTTCCAAACTGTTCCTGTATAGTAGAAAACTTTACCTTTAAATTTTTCACCAGATTTAACTAGTACTGTTTCATTTTCTAATGGTGTAGTATCAGTAGTTTCTATTAATGTAATTTGTCTGCTACCATTATGAGAAATAAATTTAACTTCATAAATCTTGCCGCTAACTAATGAATCTGGATCTGCGGTAAACAATACTCTCATACCGTTTACAAGTTCAATGCCGTCGACAAAATAACCTACTTGTCCTTCAATATCTGAAAATACGTCTGTTGTTACAGTATCAACTAGGTCAACAGCACCTTTTGCTTCAGTACCATAATTAAAAAGTTTTAAACCTGGTTCAAACTCAATAATAGGTCTTGTAGCTCTGTAGGTTTGATCAAGTTCTGCCGGTACATTATTAATTAATGCAGTAGTTTCAATAACAGTTTTATGTGTCCATTTATTATAACGAGACCATTGATTTCTATCTTTGGCTGCTCTGTTAATAACAATATAATCTTTGAGAGTAGCATACGAAATTGCTTCATCAAATGGTAGATCAGCAAAACCTTGCATATCATATTCAACGCCTTGATCTAATAGATAGTCAGCTGTAATAACAAGATCTGATTCTGAAATTAATTTAATACTATTTCCAACTCCTTCAACATACCATGTTCCAGTTGCATAAATTTCAGGAGTTACTTTTCCGTAAAAGTTAACTCTCATGCCGTTAGATAGTTCATATCCATTCTGCATGGTGTATGTTTTTTTGCCTAAAATTTCAGCAGTAATATTAATTTCAGTAGCATCAATAATATTTTTAATAATAATTAAACCCGATGCTTCGATATCATTGTCGTTTGTATAATACAGATAATCAGGAGATTCAAGATCTACAACAAATGTAAATTGTCCGGTTTCTACGCTTTGCTGACTTACTCCAACATTATAGAGATTAGAATCGTCTTTAACTGATCTGCTTGTTCTAATTGACAACGGCATATCAACTGTGTTAATATCAAATGTATATGTTTGTCCTCTATACAATGTTAGTGTAGGATTACTAGTCGGAACATCTGGATTAAATGTATATGCAAAATTATCAGTATTGTCTTGCTTTCCTACTGTAAAGGTACTAACAATTTCTGTTGAACTTCCGTATACAGGAATAGAACTAGGACCTGCTGGTAGCCAATAATATTCACGAAAGTTTACAAATTTATCCCAATCAATATGAGGACTCCAAGCATAGTATTCTTGACTGTTTAGTAAGCTATGATTATCTACTTCGCCGTTTCTAATTTTACTAGCATTTACATAGTCTCTATAATCTCTATAAAAAGTAGTATTTCCAAGTGTATCTTCAACCAATGCAACTGGTTCTAATTGATAGTTACGTCTATCACCTGCTAGTTCTGCAATATAATTGTCGCCTGTCTTAAAGGCTTTTGCATTTTTTCTTCCGATAAATCCGTCAGTCTTTTGTACAACACCTGGTTGCATTAACTGATCTAAAGTACTACTTAAAAACTTTTTATTTGCTGTTGTTCTAAAATAGCGAGGCAACATATCAGCGGTGCGTCTTTTAGAATCATCATCAATTGGAATACCATTTTCATCTTGCGCCATTAGTAACTACTGCCTCCACTGCTGTTAGTATCGCTTGAGCTAGTTGAGCTCGAATTGTTTGTTGCTGTGCTTGTTAACGGTTGACTTTGTATTCCAACATTGTTTGTACCGGTACTAGTAACAACTGCACCACTTGCTTGAATTTTAGATGCTGTAACTGAATCAATTATTTCTATATCATCTACGGTTGCATCACTTACAAATAATTCATCATTTTCGCATTTAATTTCGTATAGACTACCAAACGCTTGGGATCCTTGTTTAGGAACAATTAGCATGTTTGAAATATCTGGCGCATTTTGATTCATTACATAAGTTACTAACTCGGAAAAATGAAATGTTTCTCCAAAGTCCCAATTAGACAATGCAAAAAATTTATTAATTGATGCAATAATTCTTGATTTTAAATCGTTATCGTTTACCACTTCACTTGTGTTTTTTACAATTTTAAATGTTGCTTGCAAGGATGGTTGAGCATGAGAGCCAAATAACGGCTTGTATCTAACTGGATGATAAATTACTTCATCGCTAATTGATTTGTACTGATTAATCAATACTCCATAATTTTGATATAGTTCATCTGAGCTAGGTGGCAAAGGTTGTTCCTCAAGTGTTCCTGCAAGATATTGTCTATAAAGATTATCATATGATCTAGTTAACATATGTACATCAATAATATTTGAAACACTAGGATCAATTCTATTACTTTCATCTGCACTATGAACATATTGGAATTTTAGATCATCTCTACCTGTATATGCTTGATAGTCTGACGTTAATGTTAATATACCATTTGTTAAAACTTTAAAGTTTTTTGTGTTTACGATATAAAACACTTTTCCTTCGGGATAATCTACAAAAGAACCAATTTCAATTTCTGTGTTAACTACATCAATATTGCCGCCGTCGGCATAGTAATTGTATTTGTAAAAACCTTGATCTGTTTCAACACGTTTTAAGAAAATATATTTTGTAAGAGGTAATACTTGTGGTGCAACAACATTATCAAAAATGTCTGGATCGTCTACACTTCCGTCTTCGTTTACATCAAAGAAACTTACTTCAACTTTTTTACTGTTAACGTACCCGTCTTGATTTCTATATTCGCTTACAATTTCCCAAGGAATGTCACTATTAAAAGCATTTAATGAATCAGGTTTTGTATTATAGTTAAGAATTGAAACTTTGTCTTTAACTAGCTGGCCTGTTGCAGAATCATAAATTTTGTTTTGTCCGTCAAAATAGAAAGATAATTCTTTGTCGCTTTCAAATATGTATTTTAATCCTCTATTAGTAATTGTATATTTTTCGCCGTTGGTTTGAAAAAGGATAATCCAACTAGCATCTAATTGGTTATTAGTAACGTCACCGGTCTTACCGTTGCTAAATGTAGATGCAACATTTAAGTTTTCATTAATAATAACACGCCAAATTCTATTAACTTGATCGTATCTTAAACCGAACGTTTTATAAGCAAATACTTGATCAATAATTTGTGACCTAACATCGCTTGTAATATCTTTTACTAGTTTTGGTTTTACTTCTTCAAGAACACTGTTAGCTGGAAGTATTTCATTAAACACAATTGGTCCAACTCCTGTAACACTGTCAACCGATGTTCCTGCGCCATTAACACTAATAACTTTTACCCACTTGTAAGTGCTTGCACCTTTTGCATTGGCATTACTGGTTAGTCCATCTCCTAAAAAGTAAAAGCCTGCAGGTGGCTTAAATTTAAGTAATGCCCCTGCTTCTAAATACTTTAATGAACCGCCGGTAAATGTACCTGTTTGATAAGGAATATCAGAAGTATTAACAAGATATCCTGTACTAATATTTGTACCTTTAGTTGATTGAACCCATGTAGCATTCAAATCACTAACAATAATTTTTGCATAGTTTGAAAAATAGAAATTACTAATCGATCTGCTTTTAATAATAGGTAAAATTAAATTTTCAATAGTACCTTCAATATCTGTTTGATTACTAAATGTAAAGGATTGCTTGTCTTCAAATTCTTCTCTATAAATAATACCGTCTGATGCAAATAAATTTGTACTAGAATATTTTCCGGTTACATCTTTTAAATCAAAGTAGCGACTAATACCGCTACTAATTCTGTTAGTTGATTTAACTTTAACAATTTCTTGATTAATAGTTAGTGGAATGATATTATAGTCTTCACCGGTGACCATTCTATTTTGTGTATAATATGTCTGTGGTGCGTTTTGTCTAATAGATGGTGTACTTTCACTAGTAGTAGCGTTAGTAACATTTTCTTTAAGTTCAAGTCCGATAGTTAATGTTTCAATAGTTCCTGCTTTTGAAATATAATCTAAACTAATATTAATACTTGTAAGCTCTTCGGGCTTAATTTTCATTGATCTATTTGCACTAGTTCTGTAGAATATTCTAAAGTTTCCACCTGGAAGACTTCCAAAAGTACCGTCAGCAAATATTAAACTAATTTCATCATTAGCACGAGTTTGTACAACATAAAAGTTTCTAGTGCCTTTAGAAACGCTGTTATAAATTGCATTGTTTCCTTCAATAGAGCTAACCTTTGTCCAAAGTGATGTTGGAACTCCGCTTGAGTTAACTTGATACAACCAAATATCACTGTTATTAATATTTTCAGCTTCAATTGCTATTTTTTGATTAGCACTTGGATTGTCAACTGTAAATTGTGACGAGCTTAATGATCCTTGTCTAAAATGTAGGAAATAGCCAGTGTTTGAACTTGCTGTTCCTCTACCATCTTCTCTATAGAGAAATGCCAAACTATTTCCAGGAATAGGAGGCTCTTCAACTAATTTACTATTAATTAAATCGATATCAGTAGAAACCACTTCAAATTGTGTAGTTAATCCATTAACTGCTTTACTAAACCCATATACAGGTACATCTACATTGTTAGATTTAAATCTATATTGCTGAGTTAATACACTATTAATGCTTGCAGTTTTAGTAGGTTTTCCGATTGTATTGTTTTGCGGTAAGGCCGCATTAAGAACTCTTCTAAATTGTTCTGGCCAGTTTGAGTTACTCGGATCATTCCATATAACAGTTTGATCTGCTAAATTAAATCCATTACTATCAAAAATTTCTTCAGTAGTTGATACTGTATCAAATTTAATTAATCCATTTGCCGCCTGGTTTCTTTTAGGATTATAAGATAACATACGTGCAAGACGTAATACACTATCGCGACGCTCTGCTAGTTCTAAGAAATTTTCACGTGCATTTAAATCAACGCGATAACTAATATTTTGACCTAAAAATGCAATAGTATCAATTAGTGCAAGATATTCTGAAGTATCAATATAATCATTAAAATCTTCTGGATAATTTGTTCTTAGATAGTTAATCATAGAACGTCTTAAAGTATCAAAGTCGTAGCTACGGAACTCCGCATTGCGATAACTTTGATATACTTTTTTCCAATCTTCTGAAAGAAGTAGTCTATTTTGGCGGTCGGTTGATGACATCGGCGTTCCTCAATTCTTTGTTACAGTATTTATTATATTGGGTTATAGCGGTACTTAATTGTGTCACAGAAGTCCAATATTTTTATCAAACTGTAATCTTAAATTTTCGCTAATATTATATTGTAAGTAAGATATTGTACATTCGATTTGCAATCCTTGTTCGTACTCTGAAACTTGTACAGCTTCTGCTGAAGTTCTTGGATCATAGTTTACAATATTAGTAACATTTGCGGTAATGGCTTCTTTTAATTCTTCTGTTAGAGGCTCATATAATGCATCCCATATAATACAACCAAACGTAGGATTAGAAATTTTTTCACCTTGTCTAATATTAAAATGATTAATTAAGTCTTGCTTAATCAACTCAAAATCGTAAAGCTGAAACGTATTTGCTTCAGGATTTACTGTACTAAATCCCCTATATGCCTTTTGTTTTACAGGCGATTTTGGGGCTTTTTGCGATTTAATTTTAATTTGTTTGTATAAGTCTGCCATGCTAGTATTTACCTTTAATAAGGATACCCGTTTGCGCGAAGTGTTTCTAACGCCCACGGATAATTTGGCAATGTAGTTCTACTACCATTGCTTCCCCAAGCAACTTTTGCTCCGCGGATATCTATGTGTGTAAAAGTATTATAAACGCCAATTGCAGTAAATCCATTGTCAATTGCCGCTTGTATAAATTCTTGTCGTTGTGCGTTCGATAAACCAGTTTGTACAACATCTACTGCATTACCTTGCATATGTTGACTACTTTTTGCTCCGCCGACACTTTCATTATATGCTGGCGAACGATATCCGCTAGTAATTTGTAATTGGTATCCTACTTGTTGAGATACTCCTTCTAAATTTGCAACTACTTGTGGCTTTACTCTAGTGTCAACATGCGACAACCATTGAATGTATTGACCGTTTTCATTGCTAGGTTGCGGACTTGGTGTTTGTTCGTTTACTACTTGTGCATCTTGTGGACCTGAAACATTATTGACAGGACTTGTATTACTGTAGCGGTTAGCATCGCCTCCGGATTGCGTAGCAATTCCGCCATCACCATATTCTGTTGCTTCATTTTGATCAGGATCAACACCATTAGCTTCTTCAACAGCTCTGCCTTCTAATATGTCAAGTGCTTCTTCTTCTGGTCTACTAAAATTAGTTGCTCCAATTGCTATAGCAACTGCGTCAGCGGCGTCACCTACGATAACTGTAGATTCCCCTTGTGCAGTTTCAGGTGCACAATGAGCACCTCCTAATGGAATACATAATGCGTCAGCGGCAGCACCGTCTGGAGAATGATTTACTACTGCTCTACCATTTATAAACACTCCGTTGCTACCTGCTGAAAGTGCGCCATCGCCATGGCTGTTAGGATCACCGTCAACTGAAACTAATTCGCCTACAACATATACATCGCTCTGTCCGGAAACAACTGTAGTTGCTCCACAACTTCTAGTATGTCCGTTTATGTGTATAGCTGGCATGTTTACGTCCTTGTATCAACTACTGTTGATTGGCCCGATTCTATAGGTACAGTCGGTGTTAATGATGCTAATGGAACTATATCTCCGTTTCTCAATCTAGAGAAAAAGCCTCTTGCACTTGCAATACGTTGAGGTGTTTCTGCACTTTCATTACCGTATCCAACTGCATCTTCAAATGCCTGGCCTAATTGATTAAAATTATACATGTTCCAATTGCCGCCGCCTCTTTGAGGGAAGGTTTCTTTTAAGTACGCAACTGCAACTGCTGTAGCAATTTCTGGATCGTTTAAAAGATCAGGATTTTCGACAATTTCAGGATGTCTTGCCGCGCCGCCAAAATGTCTGTAATTATCTTTAAATGTAAGCTGAATAAGTCCTCTACCGCGATATTTGTAACCTTCGTCTTCTGCGTTACCGTTACGGCCGCCATATAATGTGTTACCAATAGCTGCCGGTCCTGCGGCAGCAAGTTGTTGTGCAAATTCATCGCTTCGAACACGACTTGGAAATACTTGTCTTAAACGTCCAGCACTATAATTTAAATTTTCGCTATGTGGTTCAAAGGTGCATTCTCTTTGAATCTGTGCCATTGCTGATGCAATTGCTTCGGCATTTCCTGGTGTTTGGCCAACAGCAAGTAATTCTGGATTTGCAGGATTAAGGCAAGTAGCCGGATCTAATCCAATTTCTTGTATTAATACATGTAAGAAATAACGTTGCATATCGTTAACATCTACAGGTTCTGCAGGTTGTTGTCCTATTGGTCCTGCTTGACCTGGAATTACTGTTTGTGGTGCAGGTACTCGTTGTCCTGTTTCAGGATCAATAACTGTTGACTGGTTAGCAACATTAGGTCCCGAAGTTGAAGTATACTGTGGTTGGTTTGCAGGACTATCAATTAGTGATTGAGCATCTCTACCTTGTCTCGATGGCGGAAGTCTAGCTTGACTTAGCCCAGGAGTGTGTCCTTCCGGATTTAAATTCTCATGTCCGTCCCAAGGTTCTCTCTGCGGAACGCGAACTGGTTGGGCGGCAGATGCGGCAGTACTTGCAGTACTTGCACTGGTCGCTTCGTCAGCCTGCGTAGCAGGATTCGCGGCAGTGTTCATGTGAATTGCTGGAGCCGATTCTCTATGTTCGCTACCACTTAAAATACTTGTATTAAAGCCTGCGGTAAAGTTTGAATTACCCACTGATGCCATGTGTAAACTAGATTGTTTAAATTTCGCTGACGATCCAGTTAATACATCAAGTGTGGTTTGACTTGTAATGCTGTGTGCCCCTGCCACATTAATGTGTCCGTCTGCACCAACAAATATTTTAGATGTTGCACCAACATAGAGGTCAAAGTTTGCACCAATATCTATTTTTCCATTTGTTCCTGCTTTAAGATCAAAATGATTGCCTGCGGTTGTTTTCCAGTCTCTACCAGCAGTAATGTTTACATCTCGCATTGCTTTCATGTTGATATCTCTATCTGCATGTATGTTTACATCATTGGCAGTACGTAAGCTAATACTATCATCTGCATAAACATCAATTTTTCCGTTTGCAGTTAGTTCTATCCATGCACTGCCTTGAGCATTAGCAATATAAATTAGATCTTCTGTATTATGTAATAATATCTGATGACCGGTTCTAGTTCTTAATCTAATATGTTCATTGTACGGTAAAGTTTGGTTTGCTTGAGAAACATTTTCTGGAACAGCATTAATATCATAATACGTTGCTCCAACTGATTTTGCAAATCCAGCACGTAAAACTGTAGGATCACCATCATCCATTACAATACTACTTCCGCCTAATCTACTGCGGAAATACTCAATCTGTTCCCCTGATGGTCCGTATCGGCCTTTAGGTGCGCCATCTCTTTTGTCTAAAGGTCCTGGGGTGTTAATTCCAAATACCATACTAGGAACTTCTCGACGTGCTGTAGAGGACGTTAATCCTCTAGCTATATCATCAACAAGACCTTGCCTTGACAACACTTCTAACATCATTGGATTGTGTGGTTTTAAAAATTGTTCAGGATCATTTCCTTGATTGCCGTGAATTGCTTTATTATACTCACCTGTCGGTAACGGTCTGTTTTTAAATTCGTCTGTTAAATTAGCTTGAACAACTTTGTCTGACTTAGTTGTAGGAGTTCCACTTGGAACCATATAATTCATATATGGGTCTTGTACACATCCAATCCAATATCCTTGATTAGATTGTCCTTCTGCAAAGATAACTAAGACTTTAGTACCTGGATCAGGTGGAACTGCCCAGAATCCGTAACTTTGTTGAGTACTGTAATAAGTGTCATTGCGCCTGTTACTAGTAACATCATTTACTCCATAAAACGGCATACAATAATCTACGGTATAAAGTTGCCCTGATTCGTTATCGGCATCTTGCCCCGAAGTTGTATTTGTAAGTAGTTGTACTTGTAATGCTCCACTTCTTTTAGGATCAAGATGACTAATTACTTTGGCTAAAAATGGGCCTGGCGGCATTGCTCTAGGTGGTGCGCCGCTCGTTCGTCTATGTTTATTAGTCATTATAAACCGCCTCTAATTCTTCCTGATTGATCAACATCATTTACATTTATATTACGTTCTGGAACTGTTGTTTCGCTACTCTGTGTTGGCGAAGCATCTACTCCTTGACTATTGGCAGGCGAATTTGAAGTTCTAGAATTAGAAGAATAATCAAAATAAACATCAAGTGGACTAAAGACTCCAGGTTGTACTGTAACTGGAGGAGGAGGCGATGCTGGTTGATCTGTAGTGCTAGTAGTACCGTCGCCGGTTGTGGTCGTTGTTGTAGGTGTAGTACCTGCTGTGCTACCTGCTGTTGGATTATTAGATCCTGACGGTGTAGTACCTGCTGTTGGATTATTAGCAGGTCGTCTATTTTCATTTCTAGCAGTAGTAATCCTAGTAGCTTCGTCTAAGTTAGGAACTTCCCAATATTGGAGTACTCCGTCGCCGTTAACGTCTGCTCTAGCAAATGCAACTTCTTCCGGAGTTCCGTTGAGTTCTGCCTCTGCAATTCTTAATTCATGACGCTTTTCTTCTTCTAACATTGGATCAGTTACTTGTGCTCCAGATTTTGAATTTTGTTGATTTCTTCTTCGAACTGCTTGAATAGTTTGTGTAAACACATTACCGCTAAATCTATTTGTTACTTCAATAATTTTATATAATCCACTATAATCTTGTAATCCAATTGATGCACCGTCCATTAAATATCCGCCATTGTCAGGATCTAAATCAATTGGTGTTCTAAAGTTAATTATGATATCTACTTCACCGTTTTGGTAATTCATGGTTCCATCACTGTTAACATTAAAATTTGGTGATGCTGTCGAATTATAGTTACCGGTTCCGCTATCTGCAATATAGAAAGGATCTCCTAAAACCTCTAATTCAATAGATATCAAATCGCCGCCACTGTTTACTATTGCTTCGTTAAATGATCGTGCTAATCTTAATTGCGGGTCTTCAACTGTTGCGCCGCCAGTAGTAGTGTTCATGTTTTGAGGTTCTTCAACTACTGTAGTACCATCACCTTGTGGTGTTCTTGAATTTCCTTGCAATGCAAGATTTGGTGGTGTAGATGTATTAGATTGTTCGCTTGGTTGATTTGATCCACTTCTATTACCTCTATCAAGTGAAATTGACTCATAAAATGCATTATCAAATTTGATATCAAAATTTAGTACGTCAGTATTTTGACCTGTAAACATATAATTATATACTTTAGGTGCTTGAGCATAAAGTTTATCGTATCCAGGAGGTACATCATTTGGCATTTGAAATGCACTTCGGTGAACCTGATATGGAACAACTCTATACAAATAAATTCTAGGCATTCTTCCCATTACTCGTTCGGCAGCAGAATCATTAACTAGATATACTTGAGCTTCTATTTTAAACCAATCAATCATTCCGTCAGGACGATTAAGTTGCCGTGACACTGATTTTCCAAATTCGCTTAAAAGGACAAGTTCCTCTAGTATTTTTTGTAATTTTGTACCTGCTCTAAATGTAATAGTTCTAAGTTTAGGATCAATAGTTACACTGCCTCGTTTTAATAATCCGGACTCTGGGTCCCATGCAAAGTTTGCAATACCAAACGGTGCTCTTCCCGAACCTAGTGGACCTGTTGTCAAAATAGGTGCAAATCCAATTCTATTAGGTGAGACATCACGACCAGCAACTGTTGCTTTAATACTTTCACTTAATCTGCCTCGTCTTACTGAAAATCCTAATCTATCGTCAACAAACGCTCGTTGTTGTTCAATGATCCTAGCACCAAAATCTGAATTATCTTGCTGGTAACCTGCGGCAGATGCTTCTGAGTCAATAGTTGCAATTGCTTCATTAATTGCATCATCGTCAAATTCTATCCTCTCTAATTCGCCGGTGGTTGCGGCACCAGCAATTAGTCTTCCGCTTGAAATTAAAGAGTCTAGTCTTGCGCTACTGCCGTCGCCTGGAAAGGCAATAATATATTCGTCAACTTCAGTTTTTTCTCTAGTTTCATTTCTTCTATTAAGAAGATGTGTATTCCAATGGGTAGCAATACTGTTTAATCCTGTTTGACATATTTCTTGCAAGGTTGATCCTGATACTGTCATATTAACAGGAATACTTTGATTGGCATCTAAAAATGCATCATCGTTAAAAACTGAACATGTAATGTCATATTTGCTGCCTTCGCCGTTAACAGTAAAATTACAAGTTACAAGTTTTAAAGGGAACATTCTTCTTATCGGTTTACTGGGACTAACTTGATTTCCATCGTTGTCCCATCCTACAAAATCAAGTGTTAGCAAATAAGGAGCTTCTAGATAATTAGCGTATCCTGCATTTTTTGCGGCTAATTGCAATGTTTGTAAAAACTGTCCCATACTGTATGGTTCATATACTTGGAATGATAACCCATAAAAATTAGTCGATCTACTTCTTGGATTTGGAGCGACTGTAGTGTCGATATTAACTTCGTCAATATAATAGGCGCCGTTTACTTTATGATATTTTTCAGCATATGTTTGTGGTTTTCCTAAAGGTGTTTTTCCAGACTTTAATACTACCTGTCCATTGTTTACGATTCCAGATCGTCTATATGTTTTGTCAGGAAAATTTAATTCTTGTGGACTGATGCAACCTAAACCAAAAATACAATTCATAGATGCAAACTGCTCTAATTCATTTGTCATAGGTAAACTATGCGAACTGTAAAGTCCGCTACCAAATATGGCACCGAGTGCTTTACTCTTTGCAATATTTTTTACTGTTCCTATTACTGCTGAAGGATCAGTTGGTAATCCGTCGCCTAAATCATCTAGTGCATGCATATTAACTGCATCTCCTATAGAGGCAGCAATTTGCCGAGGTTGTGAAATTCCTTCAGGAAGTGCAGTTACGTTAGAACTAGTTTGTCCTACACTTTGATATTGATCAATTAGATTAGCTAAGCCAGGCATACCTAACATGTTAGCAATTTCTTTAGCTTGTTCTGGATCGCCTTCTACTTGTGGAGCAAGTGATTCTTGTCCTGGTGGTGTATATACTCCACCTAGTAACTCTCCGTTTGGTCCTGTTTTTATTGGCTGTCCTGACGGAAAAGTATATGGCATTGTTTATGCTCCTAATGTTTCTTTAACGTGTTGCGGTGATGGTAGATATATTTGTACACCGGCTTTTAAATCATAAATTGGATCTTCGAGGACATTTAGATTACGTTGTGTAAAAATCCACCATAACGAATAATCTCCGTATAGATCATGTGCTAATAAATCTGGGCGGTTGTTATATTGAGGTTCAACTGTATACAATACATCGTCTGTGTATGCAGGAACAGGTCTGATATTCCAAATTCCAAGTGTTCCGTCAGGACCAATTGGAGTATCTTGATATGGATGGTTTGCCATTAAATATATCCTCTTCCGATATCGTGGCCGCCAACGAACATATTATAATTAAATTGTGTTTGTTTTTGTCTGCTGTAAATTGGTTGGCATGACACACTAAACTGTGATTCTGCTGGCGCCCAGCTTATTTCTTGGGCGGCGCTTAATGATTGGCCTTTTAATCCTGTTGCAATGTAATCTACTTCAGGAGGCATATCAACAGAAAATGTTGTAATAACTACTGGAACATTATTAAAGACATAGTCTCCGTATCCGTTTAGTTTTACAATTGGAGGTGGGCCGCCGGTTTCTGCAAATGTACCGTAATCCATTTTTGTTACTGATCTTAAATAATGCAAACACGCCATCCAGTACTGTGCTTCTAATTCATTTTGTACATAAAATTGTCCGGTTACAACAATCTCGTTCACACTTGAATTTCTATATGCATAAGCGGGATAATTAGTATGTACAGGTTCAACATTACTATAGTTTGCACTATGTTGCAAAAGTATTGTTGGCGTAAACGGAAAGACCATACTATTTTTAGTAGATCTTAATAATTGAAACATTGGAGACTTAGAAAAAGCACTTGGAGTATTTGGTAACGATAACGAAACTCTCCAGTCTTTTTCTTCAACATTTCCACCTGTAGTAAACGATGCTTGGCCGCCTAAATTGCCGGCAGCATTACCAAGGGTAGAAGTTGGAATATTTTTAGAACGTAAAGCACTCATGAAATTTAAAGAACTTCCTAGGCTGCCGCTGAATAATTGTTGTCCAATATCACGGACTTGGCCTACGAATCCATTGATTGATGTAGGAATACTACCAGTAAATGGATTTTGTCCTGGAGCATTTGTTCCTGTTGGAGGTACATTGACACCCATGTTTTTACCGTCTTTAGATATGATGCCGTCTTTGAAAAATGTTGCCATATTAATTGTCTCCTATATGCATTATTTAGTTGACAAAGTTATGTACATAGTTTATAATATGACTAACAATCAGGAGAGTTCATGAATAAAAGAGTAAATTACCTCAACAATAAAGATATTTTAAAAGAAATACACAAATCAAAGAGTACATTCTGTAGTTTTACTGCACCCGAATACTCTCAATATGATGTTATTTTACCTAGTGTAGATAAGATTAATATTCGTACTATTGCCGAAGCTAAAAGAGCACAAGCAAAAAGACTACAACAAGAAAATTTTGAAAAAGCTAAAGAAGCTGGACAAAAAAGAAAACTAGCTGAATTTGAAATCGATTATAAAAAGATAAAGAAAGAAGATTTAGTGTTTCGAATTATGACATTTGATCATATTCCGGAAGAACCAGGTCGTAAAAAGAATCCTAAAACTGTAGCAGACACTAAAGTTAAACTTAACTTTCCTCCGTTCCAACATTACAAATTTAACGAAAATGACGAACTAGTTTGTGTAGGAAAAAGTCACTGGGTTGGCGGAATGGAAAATGGTTACTTTGATAAAGATAGCGGTAAAGCAACAAATAAACTAGCATTAATGTGGATGAAATTATGTGATCGTTATGCTACTCGTGGTAATGTGCGCGGATATACCTATAACGACGAAATGCGTGGACAAGCTATCTTGCAATTAGCACAGATTGGCTTACAGTTTGATGAGTCAAAATCAAACAATCCATTTGCCTACTATACAGCCGCAGTAACTAACTCATTTGTACGTGTTATCAACATTGAAAAGCGCAATCAAAACATTCGAGACGATATTCTTGAAATGAATGATATGAGTCCATCGTATACTAGACAATCACAAGGCGAATGGGAGAGAAACTTAGAAAGATCAAAAAATGATGCATCAAAGTAAAAATATCGGTTGACCTTGTTACAAAACTCAGTTATAATAACGAGAAGAGGATTAAAATTTGTTTAAAAAAGCGGCAGTCTTTACTGACATACATTTCGGCTTGAAAGGTAACAGCAAGGTTCACAACGACGATTGTGAAGAATTTGTAGATTGGTTTATCGAACAAGCAAAAGCTAACGGTTGTGAAACTGGCATTTTCTGCGGAGATTGGCATCATAATCGAAATAGCCTTAATCTAACAACTATGGATGCTACTATTCGCAGTTTAGAAAAACTAGGGGCGGCATTTGATAAATTTTATATGTTTGTAGGCAATCACGATTTGTATTACAAAGATAAACGAGATGTAAGTTCTACAATCTTTGGTAGACACATTCCAGGCGTTACATTAGTTGATGAGATTACTGAGTTTGATGATGTTGCACTTGTTCCTTGGCTAGTTGGCGAAGAATGGAAGAAGATTGAAAATATTAAATCTAAGTATATGTTTGGTCACTTTGAACTTCCTAGTTTTTATATGAATGCTATGGTGCAGATGCCTGATCATGGCGACTTGCGGCCAAGTCACTTTCAACATCAAGAATATGTGTTCAGTGGACATTTTCACAAACGTCAAGTACAAGGCAAAATTCATTACATAGGTAATGCATTTCCGCACAATTATGCTGATGCTGGCGATGACGAGCGAGGCATGATGATTCTTGATCGTGAAAACAACAAAGAACCCGAATATATCAATTGGTGGAATTGTCCTAAGTATCGCACAACTACACTAAGCAAACTATTAGATCCTAATTCAAATATTATTAAACCTAAAATGTATTTGAGAGTTACTATTGATTTACCTATTAGTTACGAAGAAGCACAGTTTATTAAAGAAACGTATATTTCACAACATGGTTGTAGAGAAATTACTCTTATTCCGCAAAAACAAATTGAAGAAATTACTACAGACTTAGATATTTCAACGTTTGAAACTGTTGACGAAATTGTATCTAAAGAAATTGCAGAATTAGACACTGAAAATTTTAACAAAAAGATGTTGTTAGACATCTATAACGAGCTATAAAATGATCCGTATTAAAGACCTTACAGTTAAAAACTTTATGAGTGTGGGGAATCAGACTCAAGCAATTGATTTCAGCAAAGAAAAGTTAACATTAGTTCTTGGAGAGAACCTAGATCAAGGCGGAGACGACGCTGGTAGTAGAAACGGAACTGGTAAAACTACTATTATTAACGCCCTCTCTTATGCTTTGTATGGAACTGCATTAACTAACATCAAACGCAATAACCTTATCAATAAAACAAACTCTAAAGGTATGGTTGTTTCTCTTGACTTTGAAAAGGACGGGGTTAATTATAAAATTGAAAGAGGTCGTAGTCCTACATTCTTAAAGTTTTATATTAACAGTCAAGAGCAAGAAGTAGAAGATGAATCGCAAGGCGACAGTCGTAAAACACAAGAATTTATTAATGACATGCTTGGCATGTCGCACGACATGTTTAAGCATATTGTAGCACTTAATACATATTCAGAACCATTCCTTGCAATGCGTCAAAACGATCAACGTGCTATCATTGAACAATTATTAGGTATTACTATTCTGTCTGAAAAGGCAGACGCTCTTAAGGAGCAAGTTAGACAGACTAAAGAAGAAATTACAACTGAAACTCTTAAAATTGATGCTGTTCAATCTGCAAACGAAAAGATTAGTTCAACAATTGAAAGTTTACAAAAAACGCAACGTGCTTGGCTTGCTAAAAAAGAACAAGACTGTACAAGACTACAACAAGGTATTACAGAATTAGAACATTTAGATGTGGAAGCAGAATTAGAAGCACACGAAAATCTATCTAATTGGAACGAACATAACAACGCCATTTTGGCTCTTAAAAAAGAATTAAGCACGTTAGAGCCAGCACTGTTACGTGCTGACAAAAGTGTAGAAAAAGCAGAAAAAGACATCGAAAATCTTGAAGATGCAACTTGTTATACTTGTGGACAAGCATTACACGAAGATAAAAAAGAAGAAATTGCACAGCGCAAGAACAAAGAACTTGCGGATGCAATTGCTTATCAATCAGAGATTAATGTTAAGGTTAAAGACGTAATGCTTGCACTTAAAGAAATAGGTAACATTAACGGTAAACCTACTACATTTTACGAAACAGTCAAAGAAGCATACGAGCATAGACAAAACGTTGATAGTTTAAAACAAACACTTGATAATAAGAGACAAGAAGTTGATCCGTATCAAACACAAATCGATGAATTGAACAATAGTGCTATTCAACAAATTGACTGGACTCCTATTAATGAGCTTACTGGTTATAAGGAACACCAAGAATTCTTGTTAAAATTGCTTACTAACAAAGACAGTTTTATTCGTAAGAAAATTATTGAACAAAACTTAGCATATCTAAACAACAGACTAACATATTATCTTGACCGTTTAGGGTTGCCGCATCAAGTTGTATTCCAAAACGATTTGAATGTTGAGATTACACAACTAGGACAGGACTTAGACTTTGATAACTTGTCACGAGGCGAGCGCAATAGACTTATCTTAGGTATGAGTTTTGCATTCCGTGATGTTTGGGAAAGTCTGTATCAAAATATTAACTTGTTGTTTATTGACGAGTTAATTGATAGCGGTATGGATACCGCTGGCGTAGAAGGATCACTAGCAGTTCTTAAGAAAATTGCACGTGAAAGAGAAAAAAATATTTTCTTAATTTCACACAAAGACGAATTAGTAGGAAGAGTAAACACTATTCTTAAAGTTGTAAAAGAAAATGGCTTTACAAGTTACGAGAATGATGTTGAAGTTGTAGAATGAATGACGACACACACGATTTATTAACTAAAGCATATATGGCTTACTTTAAGGCTAACGAAAAATTTGAGGCTAGAAATTCTGTGCGAACACATAGAGAAGCAAGAAGATGGTTAAGAGAGATACGTCTTTTAGCTAAAACTCGTATGGACGAAATACACAATAAGCATAATTCCAAAAAAGAGGCAGACGAATAGGCACACAATGTAAGTATACTCATGCAGTGGACTTACAAAGGACAAACAATTGACACGATACCAGACGAGTATGAAGGCTTTGTTTATCTTATCACAAATACCACTACAGGCCAGAAATACATAGGCAAAAAACTAGCAAGATTTAAAACTACTAAGCCACCCTTAAAAGGCAAGAAAAATAAACGCAGAGGCAGTAAAGAATCAGACTGGCGAGACTATTGGGGATCATCAGACAGATTAAATGCAGACGTACAGGCACTAGGCCCAGAAAACTTCACAAGAGAAATATTATACCTATGTAAAGGTAGGGGCGAAATGTCCTACATAGAGGCAAGAGAACAGTTTGATCGTAGAGTACTCGAAACAGATGAATACTATAATGGTATTATTAATGTTAGAGTCGGCGGATCAGACAAACTCAAACAGGCATTGCTAGAACATCACATCCAGGCAAAACAATCCAACACTTAAGGTTGGCGGGCCAGTTTGAAAATACCGCTGAGAAAAAGGTCCCCTGAGAAGGACACTCGTACACGTTGATCGACCACCACTGTGAGGAAGCCATCAAAAGAATTGGGCTCACTGGTTGACGTAGATAGATTGTTGGCTGTCAAAAAACACAAACACAGTACATAAAAACTCTTTAGCAATAGGAACGAAGCGAGAGGTAGTTGGAAACAACGATGTCGACGTAGGTTGGGAAAGGTCAGAGCCCATTGTACTTTGTGTATAAACAATTACCTACTTCCAAGTCTCGGCTGTGACGAACTCACATGAAGTTTTGAGATTAGATGGAACCGTAACAGGTTCCGTCTGACTGAAACAATCTACATGAAGCAATTACATTATTGCTATCGCAATAATGCTTTAATTCATATCTATTACTTCTATCAACAAACGAAGTGTTATAGTTTGAGCGTTAGCGAAAACAAAATGAGCGTTAGCTCATTTCAATCATATAGATTAATGTAAATCAGGATCTCTTCCAAAACCTGGCTTTACTAAACTAATCTTGACTTCCTGATATGACAAAACTACTTCGGGTATTACAGATAGCATATGACAAATATATTCATTTGCTTCATCTAATGAGTTGACAGTTTCGTATATGTGATCATTTTGATCAACAATATTATATCTTGTAATCATAGTTGATTATTTAATATCATATAAAGTTTGAAAAAATACAAACTTAATGATTAATGAAATCTCCAGTTTTTATTCTTTGTACACATTGATCATAATCGTCATAGATACTAAACTGTAATTGTACTCTTATATCATCTGTGTCATTTCTAACACCATGGGGAACTTCTGTGTTTGTAATTGTAGGATGCTTTAAAGAATAAAAATGTGATCCTAAATAAAGATTTTCATTATGATCAGCATCATTGCCGTGGATATCTAGACCTTCTAAAATTTTATTTTCGTAAAAATCAATAGGAGCATCTTTACCTGCTGGGTGAATAGGAAACATAATACAAGCCTTACGAGAAAAGTCGATATGCGGCCTAAAAACAAATCCTGGTTTGTATACAACTATTGCAATATTTCCGCTTCCAATTTTTTTAGTAATTGGGTTAAACATTTTTACTAATTTTTTAATAACAGGATAGGTTAGATAGTTATCTGACTTAATTGAACTAAACAGTCCGTGCGTGGCACGATCACGTATTGTACTATAATCAACTTCTTGATCCTTAATTTCGCTATAGAGTTGTTGTAATTCTTGTAAAGGATATTCGATATCTGTAATAGTATATGCGTATTTTTCTACGTTAGATGTTAGTTCTCTTCTATCAGTGAACATCTTCTCTCCAATCATCATTATATAGGTATTTATTAAGAGGTAAATAAGTAAAATTGTTTTAAGAGTATAAATATTACTGACAGGAGTATACAATATGAAAGTATTTGACATTTTAACAGAATCTAAGCAAGTTGATGAAGGTCCTATTAGATTTTTAAAGAGAACATTAGGAAAAAACACAGCTATGGGCAAAGCGGCTCAGCTTGATGTAGAAATTGAACAAGAAGCTAAAAATATCTTTAAAGATTTTTACGCTGTTGCTAAAAATTCTCCTAATGGTACAATGACAGCTAAAGGTTTAGCTGATTATCTAGTTGCTAAAGGATTTGTAAGCAAGCCTAGTGCAGTAATGTCTTATATTAATGCTGATCCTAGTATGGGTCGCAAAGTTGCTAAAGGTGCTAAAGCAGTTAATAAAGCAGTTAAAACCGGAGCAGACAAAGTAGGACAAGCGGCTAGAAGCATTAAGAAAAAACTTTCTCCTGAACCAACAAAACTTACTCCAGATCCTCGTCAGGCTGAATTAGATCTACAAAGTATGTACAATGAAATGACCGAATCTCAACTAATGGAAGTTGATGCACAAATTAATAAAGCAACTGCAATGAAAGCTATCAAAAAATTCGTGCAACAAGGTATGGCCGCTGGTGTTAAGTCTGGCAGAACACCAACTCAAAAGAGTAGATTTGGTGATGCACCTACAACTTCTCCTGATCCAAAAGATAAAAAAACTAAAACTAAATCTTCAGGCGGTAATAAACTAGCAGATATGGGTGTTACCGTAGAAATTCAACAAGCTGTTGATGTTTTACGTAAAGCAGGATATGAAGTTATTGCACCAAAAGAAAAAGTAAACAGATAAACGCTTTTACCAAAAATCTTTTCCAGTTTTTTTAGATTGTTCTAAGTTGTCTTTGATAACGTTGTTAATAATCTGACGATCTTCAACAGTTAATTCGTATGCTTCGATAAGAGAAACTGCTCCTCGCATCCACCAGCAAGTTTTTACTAGCTCAGTTTTAATTTCCGTTACCTGTTTTTCTAGGATTTTAACCTCGGTTTGGATTTTATCGAGGTCCCACGTTAAAATCCTTAGCCGAAAAAATTGCTTTGGTCAAACGTAACCGGAATTGAATATACTTTAGGTGCACCGGCAGCAATTTCTTCTTCGGTCGCTTCAACATCAACAGGTGCTTGTGTAAACTTTGCTCTTTGATCTTTAATATGTTCTTGAATTTGATTAAAAGTTTTTGCTTCACAGTTTGATAAGAATTCAGTTAAATGTATTCTGTTAGTTACTGCAACGTCATCCCCGTCGGGCTGTATTGCTGTAACACTTTCAATCATAACATTAAGATTAATATCTGTTAGTTTTCTAAAACTATCTTGAAATTGTTTAAGTTTTTGCCCGTCATCAAGTGAATTATCATTAACAATATTAAAAATTCTTTGTTGTTCAAATGCTTTAATACTTTGTTCAGTAGATGTTTTATATGATACTGGTTTAATTTCTACAGCAAACCCTTCAATTTGAAATGTATCTTCAAAAGTAGTATTTGTATATTTGTCATAAAGATTTTGCAGATTAAATTGAAAATCTTTAGTAATTTCAGTATTAGGAATCTGCGTAGTCATATCAATAGTTTCGCCAAAGCTAGCCATTCTGATTGCAATTAATATTGTATCTAAATCAATTGACGGTGTTTGCCATGCATCTTTAATAGCAGGAACACAACTCTGAATAACATCAACAGTTGCTTGACCGTTTAACAACGCATCAGGCGTTTTAAATGCAATTTCATCTCTTGCGGTCATTGCGTATACAGCAAACTCTCCTGATTCAGGAATTTCAATAGAGCCAACTGGCCAATATTTTCCTTTACTTGGAAGTCTGATGTAAATTTTTGGTTGTCTTAAGTGTTTTGCTAGTGGATTTCCACCAACGATCCCCGGTTTAGGGATATTATTATCTACCATGTTTATTACTCCTGCTAAATAATGTTATAGCCATGTTAAACTATTTATGGCTTCTTATTATGTGAGTACTTAATATATGGCAGTAAAAATTGATATCCCCGGAGTAGGCGAAGTTACAGCAGAAAATGCGGCTTCAGAAGCTACTTTACGTGAAATACTTAAAACATTAGGTGGGAAATCTTACGGCATGGACGGTGGTGGCGGCATGTCTGGTACTGGCACTAATGCAGAAGAAGCTGCCAAACAAGTTAAAAAACACGGTGACGCTAGTGAAGAAGCTGGTGTTCAAGTAGAAGGCTTTGGAGCAAAATTAGACGGATTTGTAGGAGGTATATGGAATACTTTTACAGCCGCAATTGGCGCCGTTGTTGGTTCTACTGTAGGATTAGGCTTTGAATTATTAAAAGGCGGAAATCAACTTAGTGATTTTGCTCAACATTTACCTATTCCAGGATTAACAGCATTTTCTGGATTAATCGACGGACAAATAAATTTATTTAGAGAGTTATCTCAGTCAGGTGCAAGTTTTGGCAACAATATGTTTGAAATTACACGCATCGCAGGTAATGCGGCAATACCACAAGAAGAATTTGCTGAATTATTGCGAACACAATCATCAAGTTTAAGACTTTTTGGAAATAGTGTTAATGATGGTGCTCGAAATTTTGCTTCTATGTCAAAAGAAATGCGTCAAGGCGGAATTGGTCCTCGCTTAATGGCAATGGGATTTACCTCGCAAGAATTAAATGAAAACTTTATTGCATACAATGAAATGATGACAGTTTCTGGGCGTCGCCAGTTTATGACTAATGCCCAGCTTATTGAAGGATCACAGAACTATTCATTAGAACTAGATAAAATATCCAAACTTACTGGTAAATCTAGAGAGCAACTTCAAGAAGAAATGCGTCAAAAGAATATGGACATTAGACGCCAAATGGCAATTGCAAAATATGGAGAAGAATATGCTCTTAGATTACAACAAGCGGCTGAAGTAGGCGGCCCAGCGTTTGAAGCAGCCATTCTTGATATGGCTGACGGTGTTGAAAACGATCCTTTGACACGACAGTTGATGGCAAACAACGAAGCATTTCGAAATGGCATTAATGACGTTCAGAATATGACTGCTGAAGAGTTTACTAACTTTGCCGCTAGTGTTAGACAATCAGGTATGGACTATGCCAATAGTATGGGCGAGAACGCAGTCCAAGCTTCTATTGCAAACGGAACTGCGGTTGGAGAACTATTTCAGTTAACAGGTGCACTTGGTAGAGCAACTGGAACAGTTGAAGGAGGAGTATCAGCTGAACAGCAAGCACGAGACGATGCTACTGCGGCTGTTGCAACTTTTGCTGAAACTATTAACGATGTAAGAGGAAGACTTCAAGTTGATCTATTAGACAGTAATATCTTCCAAGATCTTAAAAACGGCCTAGCAAGTATAATTCCTTCTATCGGCGAAGCTAACAGTATGTATGATGATATGAAGGGCTTTTTTATGTCTAATATTTTTCCTGCACTAGACGATATGTGGACTTGGCTTAAAACTGACGGCCTAAATATGTTACAAGAGAGTATGGAATCAGCATGGAACTGGTTAAAGACTGACGGCGTTGAACTAATGGACAGTGCATTTACTAAAATGACAGAAGCATGGAATTGGTTAAGTTCAGGCGAAGGTTATACTATGATGCAAAATGCCATAACTGGATTAACAGAGCTATGGGATTCGTGGAAGCCATCGATTATGGGATTCTTTGAAAACTTAACAAGTGCTGAAGGTAGAGCAGAAATATGGCAAAGTATTGTTGATGGTGCAAAAAGTGCCCTTTCGGCAATATTTACAGGCGTTGTATCTATGTTAGGATGGGATCAAATTGGACCTACTTATGAAGATTTAAAACAATCAGTTATTGATACTTTAGTTGATTGGAAAAACAAGTTTGTAGAAATGTTTACTTGGGAAAATATACGAAGTACATTTACTATTGAAAACATTGGTACAGCATTAGGAAATGCTGTTAGAGGTGTTTATAACTGGATTACAGGGTTGTTTGATTTTGATTTTGGTGGAATGATAAGTTCTGTAATACCAGACTGGGCAAAACGTTGGTTACCAGACAGCTGGTTTGGTGGGCCTTCTTCTAATCCTAGTGGATCACCCTCACCTAGTCCTAGTAGTGCAATACCAGAAGCTGACACATCGTCAAGTTCTGCTCCTTCACCAACTAATGATCCAGCAATGCGAACTGCTACCAATGCCACATCTCCATCTAATAATCCTGTAAGTGACTTAAATACTAATACTGCAAGGATGGTAGCATTATTAGAACAGCAAAATAGACTATTGCAGAGAATGGACGGTAACTTATATGGTTAAGGAAACAAATAAATGAGTTGGAAAAGATATTTTACACCGGTAGAAACTGGTAATGTAAGCCCATTCTCGTCAGCAAGTAGTGGACAGCCTGGACCGGCAAAATCAAATTATAGTAGTTTCCTTCCTGATGTCTATAGCGGAGCTCCAAATAGAGCAGAACGTTATGGACAATATAATGTTATGGATATGGATAGTGAAGTTAATGCGGCACTAGATATTCTTGCTGAATTTTGTACACAGCAAAATCCACAAAATAAAACCAGTTTTAGTTTAGACTTTAAACAAAAAGCTACTAATAGCGAAATTAAAGTACTCGAAAACTACTTGCAACAATGGACTAGACTTAATAGTTTTAATACGAGAATGTTTCGTATTATTAGAAATGTGTTTAAATTTGGTGATGCATTTTTTATTAGAGATCCAGAAACTAAAAAATGGCATCACGTTGATCCTGCAAAAGTTTCAAGTATCATTGTTAACGAAAGCACAGGAAAAACTCCTGAGCAATATATTGTAAAAGACATTAACTTAAATTTTGTTGATAAAGTAGCAACTACACCTTATACAACTAACGGCAACGTAACTGGAGGCGGTGACGGCTATTTAACTGGCGGTGTTAGAGGAATGGTTGGTAACACATCAACACAGAGTTCAAGTTCAAGATTTGGTCACGATAAACAAAAAGAATTTGCTGTTGATGCTGAACATATGGTACATTTAAGTCTAAGTGAAGGCTTAGATAATAACGCTCCATTTGGTAACAGTCTATTAGAAACTATTTTTAAAGTTTATAAACAAAAAGAATTGCTTGAAGATGCGATTATTATCTATCGCGTACAAAGAGCTCCAGAAAGAAGAGTATTTTATGTTGATGTGGGTAACATGCCTTCACACCTTGCTATGCAATTTGTGGAGCGTGTAAAAACGGAAATCCATCAAAGAAGGATCCCATCGAAGACAGGAGGCGGAACTAATGTCATAGACTCAGCTTATAATCCTCTGTCAACCAACGAAGATTACTTCTTCCCACAAACTGCTGAAGGTAGAGGATCTAAAGTTGATACACTACCAGGCGGTACAAACCTTGGTGAGATTGACGACTTAAAATACTTTACTAATAAACTTATTAGAGGTTTACGTATTCCAAGTTCATATTTGCCAAGTGCGGCACAAGATGAAGGACAAGGCCAATTTAACGATGGTAGAGTTGGAACAGCATATATTCAAGAATTGCGTTTTAACAAATATTGCGAGCGTTTACAAAATTTAGTTACAGAAGTTTTTAATTTAGAATTTAAACGTTATCTAGTAGAAAAAGGAATTAACATTGATGTTGCGATGTTTGACCTTGTGTTTCAACCACCACAAAACTTTGCAAGTTATAGACAATCAGAACTTGATAATCAAAGGATTGGTACGTTTGCACAAATACAAGCTATTCCGTTTATTAGTAATAGATATGCATTAAAGCGTTTCTTAGGAATGAGCGATGCAGAAGTTGCAGAAAACGAACGTTTATGGAAAGAAGAAAACGACGAATTAGTAGTTAGTCCAACAGATGCAAGTGCAGAAATGCGAGGAGCAGGAATTAGTGGAGCAGGTATTGAAGGTGATTTAGGAAGCGCAGTTGATACAGCAGACGATGCAGAAGAACCTACAGTAACAGGTACCGACGAAGGTCCTGAAAGTGCTACTACACCAGCACCAGAACCTACGCCAGAGGCATAAATACTATTATGATATTACGTGAATTATTTTATTTTGACAAAGAAACTATTGAACCTGTTGAAGATAAAGGTTATGATGCTACGGATGACGATAGCATTGTAAAGCGCGACGACACACGTAAAACTCGACTTACGCTAAGACAAATTAACAAAGCCCGTAAAGCATCCGAACTTCATGTAGAAGAAACAGAAAAAGAATTAGGTTTCGTACGTCAAATGTACGGAATACAAGCACAACCTGAAATATAGGACTTTTTGTTAATGACGGTAGCATTCGTACTTGGCAACGGCGAAAGTCGTAGAGACATTGATATAAATTCATTAAAACAATACGGTAAAGTGTACGCATGTAATGCAGTCTTTAGAAAGCACGAACCTGACTATCTAGTTGCAGTTGATGTTAAAATGATCTTAGAGATTAATCAACAAAAATGGCAAATGAGTCACGAAGTTTGGACCAATCCTAATAAACAATTTCACGGAATGCAAGGATTTAATTTCTTTCAACCTAGTAAAGGATGGAGTAGTGGTCCAACAGCATTATGGCTTGCAAGTACACACGGACATGATACAATATACATATTAGGGTTTGATTTTCACGGAGCACCTGATAAGTATGGACAGCGTACAAAGGTAAATAATTTATACGCAGGAACACAGAATTATAAACGTGAAGGTGATCCTGCTACGTATTTTGGCAATTGGGAGAGACAAACATCATCGACATGTGACGCACATCAAGGTACACAATATATTAGAGTTAGAGAAGACAATGACGACTTTGTACCTAAACAATTAAAAAAATGTAAGAATTTGTCACACATAAATTTAAGCGAATTTAAAAGATATTACGATTTTTAAACACTTTTTTTCAAAACGAGTCGTTTTGACACCATTTACCACCGCTTTTTTAAGGTATGTGTAAATAATAGTAGACAGCCTTACCAATAAACTTATTATAGGAGAAAACAATGGCAGACACAACAAAGCTAGAGCAAATGCTCGAAAAATTAGTTAACAACGATCGCGATGGAGCTGATCAGTTGTTTCATGAATTTGTGATTGAAAAATCACGTAGCATCTACGAAAAAATGATCGAATCTGATCTAGAAGATCTAGAAGTAGATGAAGCTACAGATGAAGAAGTAGATGAAGCTACAGATGAAGAAGTAGATGAAGCTACAGACGACGAAGATTTAGAAGAATCAGACGACGAAGAAGTCGATGAAAACTTTGACGAATTTACACCAGAAGCTGACCCAATGGGCGGCGAGCCAGGCCCAGACATGTTAAAAGACATTGAAGCCGATGGCGACGACGAAGACGGTGTAATGGATATGGGCGACGAAGGTGAAGAAGGCGAAGAAGAGCTAGAAGACCGTGTAGTTGACCTAGAAGATGCACTTGATGACCTAAAGGCAGAATTTGAAAAAATGATGTCTGGAGAAGAAGGCGACATGGACGATGAAGGCGACGAAGATGGCGACGAAATGGACATGGACGACGAAGGTGATGAAGAAGCAGAAGAAGAGTCATATGACCCTTCAACACTTGGCATGCCAGCTTATGAAGGTAAAAAATCACAAGCAGAGCAAATGAGAGAGTATGTTGAAAAAGTTGCCGCACCAAAAGGTGAAGACAACAAAGCAAAATCTCCAGTTGCTGGCAAAAACGACATGGGCGGAACTACTGCAAATATTGCTAAAGGTTCAGCTGAAGAAAAAGGTGGAAGCGTAAGTACTCCAAATGTAGAAGACTTTAATCAAGTTAATGTATCTGGTAACAAAAAAGCACCTGCAATGTCAAATGCCAAAGGCCACGGCGCAGAGAAAAAAGGCGCAGGCGAAACTGGAACAAATAGTAAAAGTACTATTGGTTCTTAATTGAGGATTATGGGGATGCATAACTTAACCGAAACACTATCATTCGACCAAGCTAAAATGGTCGTTGAGACTACTGAAAATAGTGCAGGTGGTAAGGACTTGTACTTAAAAGGTATCTGCATTCAAGGTGGTGTTCGTAACGCAAACCAGCGTGTATATCCTGTAAGTGAGATCAGTAGGGCTGTCAACACGCTCAACGATCAAATTCAAGGCGGGTATAGTGTATTAGGCGAAGTTGATCATCCTGAAGGACTCAATATTAACTTAGATCGTGTAAGCCATATGATCACAGAAATGTGGATGGATGGTCCAAACGGTTATGGAAAACTAAAAATTATTCCAACCCCGATGGGACAACTAGTTCAAACCATGATTCAAAATGGTGTAAAACTAGGTGTTTCATCAAGGGGATCGGGTAATGTAAAAGATGATGGTAGCGGGGAAGTCAGCGAATTTGAAATAATCACTGTCGATGCCGTTGCCCAACCAAGTGCTCCTGGGGCTTATCCAACGCCTATTTACGAGCACCTAATGAATACTCGTGGTGGGTATAAGGCATACAATTTGGCTCGCGAACTTAATGGCGATGAAAAGGCACAGAAGTATTTAAAGGAGTCGTTGATAAACATTATCAGCGGACTCAAATAGACTAGGAGAAACAAATGTTAGATGCACTGAAAGCACTCTTTGAAAACAATGTAGTTTCAGAAGACATCAAACTAGAGATCGAAGAAGCATGGAATGCAAAAATTCGCGAGAATAAGATGCAAGCTACAGCTGAACTTCGCGAAGAGTTTGCTCAAAAGTATGAGCACGACAAGCAAACAATGGTAGAAGCTATTGACGCAATGCTTGCCGATAAACTAAGCGAAGAAATTACTGAGTTCCAAGATGATCGCCAAAAATTAGCTGAAGCAAGAGCAAAATATGCCGTAGCAATGCGTGAAAACGCAAACCTAATGCAAAAATTTGTTGTACAGCAGTTAGGTAAAGAAATTGGCGAATTACACGAAGATCAGAAATTAATGGCTGACAAGTTCCATACATTGGAGAACTTTATTGTTGATGCACTTTCTAAAGAAATTGCAGAATTTTATGAAGATAAAAAAGATTTAGCTGAAACAAAGGTACGTTTAGTACGTGAAGCTAAAGATCATCTAGCCAAGGTTAAATCCAAGTTTATCCAAGACGCAACACATGTTGTCGCAGAAACCGTTGACAAAGGTCTAAAGTCAGAAATTAGTCAATTAAAAGAAGACATTGATGCGGCTCGCAGAAATGACTTTGGTCGTAAGTTGTTTGAATCATTCGCTAGCGAATATCAATCAAGTTACTTAAATGAAAAGTCTGAGACTGCAAAACTATTAAAAGTAGTTGAGTTAAAAGATAAGCAATTAGCCGAAGCTAAAGCGCAGGCAGCAGAAAAAGCAAAACTAGTAGAAAGCAAAGACGCTGAAATTAAAGTTGCTAAAAATACTGCACAGCGTAAAGAAATTATGAATGAATTACTCGGTCCTTTAAACAAAGGTCAAAGAGAAATCATGTCAGACTTACTGGAATCTGTACAAACCGAAAAACTGCACAAGTCTTTCGATAAGTACATGCCAAGCGTTATCGCAGGGAACACACCAGTGAAGGAAACCAAGGCAACACTTACAGAAGGCACACATATTACAGGCAATAAGACAAATAATGACACTAATGCAAGCGTAGATTCAGCAAATAACGTTGTTGAACTCAAAAGACTTGCAGGATTGAAATAAGGAGAAAATAATGTCAGAACTATTTGAGAGTCGCTGGCAGGATACCAAAAATGCACTTCTTGAAGGCCTTGAAGGCAACAAGAAAGCTGTAATGGGTGTTACTCTAGAAAATACTAAAAGGTATTTGGCAGAGAATGCGACAGCAGGTGCAACTTCTGCAGGTAATGTTGCTACACTAAACAGAGTTATCCTTCCGGTAATTAGACGAGTTATGCCAACTGTTATCGCCAACGAATTAGTTGGTGTACAGCCCATGACAGGTCCAGTGGGTCAAATCCACACACTAAGAGTACGCTACGCAGATTCATTTGATGATGTAACTGCTGGTGAAGAAGCTCTATCACCATTCAAAATTGGTGTTGGCTACAGTGGCGGCGGTTCTACCGACAAAGCTGATGCAACAGCAACACTTGAAGGTGCCGCTGGTAAGAGAATGTCTATCCAGATCTTAAAGCAAACAGTAGAAGCAAAAACCAGAAAGCTATCAGCTCGCTGGACTTTTGAATCTGCTCAAGATGCACAAGCCCAACAAGGCATTGACATCGAAGCTGAGATCATGGCAGCTCTTGCACAGGAGATTACAGCTGAAATCGATCAAGAAGTACTTGCTTCTTTACGTTCACTAGCTGGAACTGCTGAATCAGACGTACAATACGATCAGTCATCTGTAAGTGGTACTGCCACTTTCGTTGGCGATGAGCATGCGGCACTAGCTGTTATGATCAACCGTGTTGCAAACAAGATTGCCGCTCGTACACGTCGTGGCGCAGGTAACTATGCAGTGGTTTCACCATATGCATTGACTATCCTACAGTCCGCAACAACTTCTGCGTTCGCAAGAACAACTGAAGGTACATTCGAAGCACCAACTAACACTAAGATGGTTGGTACATTGAACGGCGCGATGAAAGTCTACGTTGATGCATACGCATCAGACGCAACTGACGTACTAGTTGGATACAAAGGATCAAGCGAATCAGACGCACCAGCGTTCTACGCTCCTTACATTCCTCTAATGTCAAGTGGTGTTGTGTTAGACCCAGCATCATTCGAGCCTGTCGTATCATTTATGACACGTTACGGATATGTTGAGCTATCAAACGTTGCTTCTTCACTTGGTAATGCCGCTGACTACTTAGGTAGAATCAGTATTGCCAATGTAAGCTTCAGCTAAGTTTAAAACTTACTAAAACGAAAAAAGGCCCTTCGGGGCCTTTTTTTATGACTTGAGTAAACTTTGATAAATACTTGTGTCGTAAATCGTGCTATCAAATAGATAGACTTATGCAGAATTGACCCACTGCGTAGACCTAGAACGTTTTATAAGGAGAAACAAATGGGACGTCCATTAAATAAAAGAAACTTTGGTGTATTAGCAGACGGTACTAACTTAACAATTAACTGTAAAGTTGGAGCAAACTCAGCTACAGAACAAGGTATGATCATTTCACAAAGATCACAAAATAAATTTAAAGTTGATGATTCAAAACTTGGATCAGGTAACGAAGGTGTATGTACACTAGTTGCTAAAGCAAGCGGTTCATTAGCCGACAATGAAATGTCAATTAACGGCATCATTACAGCAGATGGTTCAAGTGTATGGGTTACTAAAATTTACAACAGAACTTGTAGAGATGAAAACAATAATCGTTACAAGTGGACTGTTGAAGATGATTCAACAGTGTCATACATGGCACTAGTTGCCATCTAAGGATTAGTGTGGGGGAGAAATTCCCCACACACATACAAGGAATTTTAGATGTCAAAGACTTTAAATGTAAACAGCGGAAATTACACAGTACGAGTACCACAGGGTAATCGAATTACTCTTGATACTGGCGCAGAATTAGGAGAAGTTAGAATAACAGGAGACCTAGTTGTTGACGGTAATACTGTAACTGTTAATTCTGAAGATTTAAGTCTTAAAGATAATATTATTATACTTAATGCTGGAGAAGAAGGTTCTACAGGTATTACACTTGATCAGTCTGGTATACGAATTGAAAGAGGTACTAGTTCAAGTTATCCAGATGTATTTTTTGTATTTGATGAAAATACAACACATAATGATCCAATTTCACAAACTGTTAAAGGCGGAACTTTTACTTTTAAAGACGAAAACAACGCACTGATTGGTATTAGAACTAATAGCATTTCAACCGGTGGCGGCGATTTATACTTAATTAATTCAGGTACAGGAGTTCTTAGTGTTAGCGGAACAAACAATTATGAAGCACAAGTTACCGATGATGACGATGTACCTAATAAAAAATATGTAGACGATGCTATTACAACAGGTATTCAAACAATTACAATTCAGAGTATTCAAAGAGGTGACTCTGCGCTTAATCTTTTTGATCAAAGTTTAGATCCAGGTGTTAGCGGATTTAAAGTTACAATTGACGGATACGAAGTAGCATTATTTAGACAAGACAGCACAGAGATTGAACAACTTATTTTTAATGATGCAACAATTTCTACTACAGCAAGCGGCGACGATTTGACACTTAGTAGTAACGGATCACCTTTTGTAAAAATTGACAGTGTTTTAAGAATGCCTATACAGAGCGATGCAACTGTAATTGCTAGTAGTGCTAATGACATTGGAATTTATGCAAAGAATCCCGGCTTTGGTAATTCAGGAGTATGGTATAAAAACAAAAACAACTATGAAGATGAATTGATAAGTACTAATAAATCATTGTTATATAGTATGTTATTTTAAAGGAAAAACAAATGGCAATTACAAATAAAAAAATTACTTCTTCAGATACAACGTTGTTAACAGTTCCAGCAGGTAAAAGATATGCTATTACTACTATTATGGTTTGCAATTCACAACCTGCAGATACAGGCGGCGGCAATGATGCAACTTTTGATCTACATTTTATTCCAAGCGGCCAAACAAAAGGATATGCAGATCCAAACTCTAATCAAATATTAAATGATTTAAAAGTAGCAGGTGCTGATACATTTTCTTTTGATACAGAAAAGATTGTATTGGAAGAAGGAGACAGTATTGTAGCTATGGGACAAGCAGGTAAAGAATATTTACTTGCTACAGTTAGTTATTTGGAAGTATAATGCGATTTATTAAAGCACAAACAACATCTAGAGGAATTAATGCCGACACAAAAGGAGTAAACGTAGACTCTCTTGGTTTAATCACAATGAATACTAATTCAGCTGTGATTGTTCCTAAAGGAACGCAAAACGACAGACCGTTTATTCCAACAGAAGGTATGGTTAGATATAATACTGATACCGGAGACTTTGAAGTAAGACAAAATGCGGCATGGAAACCTATTAGATTTAGAGAACCTACTGTTATTCATCAACAAAATTTAGGAAACGGTGACGGAGTTGAAACATTATTTGGACCACTAGATTCAAACGATAGTTACTATCCTATACCGGTATCTGAAAATAACATTTTAGTAACTATTGAAAACGTTTTTCAGTTAGCAAACACTAACTATTCTCTTGTGCAAAATCCAGCAGGAAAAACTCCAGGAACATATCTATCATTTGGTTCAGCTGTCCCTACTGGTAAGGTTGTCCAAGTACTACATAACTTCGACAAGTAAAATAAATACAAGTAAGAAGTTAGAGAGGGAACCTAATGGCACAAGTCGCTCGCATAGGCGGTCAATTACTACAAGATAACTTATTACGAGAACTTTCGGATCTTAAGTTTGACAATGACCTTTTAGTTGTAAAAAGAGATAATACTCTTGGTATTAATACAACTACAACTCCTAGAAACTTAACTATTAACGGTACATTACGTACATCATCAGGTACTAGTGAGCCTGATATTATTTTTGATAATAGTTTAAAAATTGGCGACCTTACTCTTGCTACTACCGGTATTAGTACATCAAGCGGAAACATTAATATTAAATCAACACATCCCGAAGGTTATATTGTTACTAACGGTATTGGTAGTTATAATTTTGCTGTTAAGGGCGACGGTCTTATAGCATTAGGAACTAATGATAGTGTTGGTTTAAGATCAGAAGTCTATGATGGCCAAACAGTTGCCTGGAATTATAACGGTAATTATGGTAATTATTGGTACCCTGGACCAAAGATTAGTGCAGATTCTCCTCCTAACGATGGCGATAGACTTTATGACGACGCAATAGCAAGAGCACAGGCAGGTACCTGGACTGCTGAAGAATTAGTTGCATTTGACTTTGATGGTGATGGAGATATTCAAGTAGATGATGCTTTAAAAATTCTTACAATGAATACACAGTTCATTAACGGAACTGCATTTCCAGCATCAAGAACACTAGCAGATCACCCAAATCCTGAAGCATTTAAAGCATATGTAAAAAAATATTATCCGCGAAGTGCTCCAAGAGAATTACAAATCCAATCAGGCGGAACTGTTACAGTAACAGGTAATTTACACGCTACTGGTGATATTACATACGGTGCAGAACAAATATTCGAAGGATATTCTTTATGGTATACTGTAAATAATCCAAATGCCTACGGAACTGATGCTAATGATCATTTTGGTCAAACAGTAGCAGTTGCCGGTAACTTTGGTATTATCGGTGCACCAGATGAAGATTCAGCATCGTTTAGTAGTGAAGGTAAAGCGTATATCTATAATATCACTACTGGACAATTATTACATACTTTATCAAATCCTGATGCAGGAGCATCAAATACACAATTTGGTGATTCCGTGCATATTAGCGGCAACTATGCAATCGTTGGTGCAAGTACATACGGAAATAATGAAGGTAGGGCATACATATTTGATGTAACTACTGGATCGTTATTACATACGTTATCAAATCCAAATAACTACGGAACATCGCAAGATGACTATTTTGGACAATCAGTATCTATTAGTGGGACTTTTTGTGCTGTAGGTGCAAGATTTGAAGATGAAGCAACAGGTAATAACTCGGGAATAATTTATGTATTTAATAATAGTACTGGTGTATTAGAAGAAACAATTAATAATCCTAACGTATACGGAACAAAAACAAATGACTATTTTGGTACTGTTGTATCTATTGATGGAAATAATGTTGCGGCAAGTGCATTAGGAGAAGATACTGCTACTGATACAGAAGTTGGCGTTGTTTACATTTTTAATGCATCTACAGGAGCACTATCTAGAACTTTACAAAATCCAAATACATTTAGCACAAGTACCGATGATAGATTTGGTGAAGCAATATCTTTAAGTGGAAATAAAATTATTGTTGGTGCACCTGGTGAAGATGAGCCTAGCAATAGTAATGCAGGTAAGGCATATATTTTTAACGTAACTACGGGAGCATTGCTATTAACATTAACAAACCCTAATGATTTTGGAACCAGTCAAGATGATCAGTTTGGATCAAGTGTAGATATTTCAGGAACATGGGCAATTGTTGGAACTCCTGGAGAAGATACTGCTAGTTTTAACAGTAGTGGTATTGCATATGTGTTTAATACAAATACCGGACTAATGGTTTCGAAGGTTACTAATCCTAATCCCGGAACTGATCATAAATTTGCATTTAATGTAGGAATTAATGACGATGCTCATACAATTATTGGAGCACCTCTTGAAACTGTAGACGGATCAACTGAAGCTGGTCGAGTTTATATACACCAAGCAACAATCAGCGGTAATGAAAGTTCATTAATCATAGGCGACGATAGTACTGATACTGCATCGTTTTTTGCAGATTTTAAATCTGATATTATTCCAGATCAAACAGATACGTTTACTATAGGTAATGTAGGTAAGAGATTTAAAATTGCAGTTGAAGAACTAACTGCTGACAGGGTTCAAGCTAACGGTATTGTTTATCAAGGAATTGAATTAACAAAAAATGTTGGTATTATTTTTGTTTCAACCAACAACGGTAATGATAATAACGAAGGAACAAACCCGGGCGGTCCGTTTGCAACAATTGCAAAGGCACTTAGTACTGCAACAACAGGCGATTTAATTTATGTTTATCCAGGTCAATACCAAGAAGCATTTCCCTTAACTGTTCCTAAAGGAGTTACTATCCAAGGAGCATCTTTAAGAAGTGTAGAAATATCACCTACGTCGGCTACACAAAGTAACGATGCATTTTTAGTTAATAGTGATACTACGATTGAAAATATTACAATTAAAGATTTTTATTATAACAGTAGTAACGACACTGGATATGCTTTCCGTTTTGCTAATAATTTCTCAACAACTATATTTGAACAAACTCCCGGAAGAAGTCCTTATATCAGAAATGTAACAGTTATTACAAAAGGTACAACAACAAGTCCGAGCGATCCAAGAGGATTTGCAAGCGGCGATGCAGGTAAAGGTGCATTAGTTGACGGAAGTGTTGTCTTACAAAATAGTAGATCTGCTAGTATACTTTTTCATAGTTGTACATTTATTACTCCAGGTGTTGATGCACTAACAGCAACAAACGGTGTAAGAATAGAATGGCTTAATAGTTTTACATATTTTGCTAATAGAGGACTTTATCTAACACAAGGTACCGGAAGATTACTACCGGATAGTACTATTGAATATGGAGCAGAACTTAGAAGTATTTCAAGTGCATCTGTATACGGAAACAAAGGTATCGAAGCCGATGGCGAAAATTGTTTAGCATATCTAATTAACTATAATTTTGCATACATTGGCGCAGGTAAAGATGTTACTAACGATAATACATTTACTCTACAAGAAAATGAAGTTATTGAACTAAACAATGCAAAGGTGTATTATTCAAGCCAAGACCAACGAGGCAATTTTAGAGTTGGTGATAATTTCCTTGTTGATTTAGAAAATGAAAGAACTAGTTTTGATATTGAAAGCATTTTTGCTACAAATGTAACAGCAATCTTAAGAAACGGTAACGATATAATTACAATTCAACCAAGTCAAATTAATTTAGATAACATTGTTATTGCAGGAAATACAATTGAAGCTACTAGATCAAATTTAAATATTGACAGCGTTGGAGTAATAAATTTACAAGGTAACGTAACAGCACCTTCTATGAATGTTTCAGGAAACTTAACAGTTGACGGTGCAATCAATAATATTGGTGATAGTCCTAATGATACTGTTGACTTTAATATGGCCATTACTCAAGATTTTCTTCCAGGAGATTCAGACGGATTAACATTAGGAAATGAAACAAAACGTTGGAAAGAATTGTATACTGACTTGTTGGCAACAGACAGTATTAACATTACAACATCTGAAATTAGTACTAATGAAACTAATGCTGATTTAAATATTTTAGCAACTGGCACAGGCGCTGTCTTCATTGATAATTTAAAATTTGAAGATAATAAAATTATAGGTAAATTTGATCCTGAAGGAGAGTTCGTAGTAAATTCATCTACTGATCCAGGATTTCCTAGCATCTTTAATGGATTTGATTCATTAAGATCGTTGCTACCAAAATGGACAACTATATTTGGTATACCAGTTCTTGGTACAGCAACAGCATCTTTAGATGCAGTAAAGCATGCCGCTAATATTTTAGCAAGTTATCTTGATAATAACTTTGACGGAGTTGTAGATAATAATGATCTTTATGCAGAGTTTTCAGATGGATTGTTTGCTATAGTAGTTTATGCAAATGCTGCCGAAGAGTCTAGTTTAAGTACACAATTAGGAGCATTTAAAGTTAACAGAACATTTAGTGTTTTTGAAGATGAAATGAATAACTTCTTAGGAGACGGCGTCGGAAACCAACGAGATATTGCATCTGAAAAAATTCTAAAAGACTTATTAATTCCGAAAATATCTAGTTTACATATTCCGTTAAGTATTACACGACCGTCTACAGTTACTAACGCAATGGACGCGGCTCGAGGAGGCTTTCAAGCTGGCGGACAAGTTGGATATAATTATCCTCCCTTTGCATGGTACACTGATCCAACAGGATTATCATACACAAACTTAGTATATGAATATTTGTATTTGTTAACAGCATCAGTAGCAGGAAGTTTAGAATGGCGTTCTGGAACAATTACTAGTTTATGGGATCCGTATAATGATGTATTATTGCAATTGCAAGACGTAGCTGGTAGAAATATTATTATTAATAACACTTATGGTTTTCCTATAACAAATAGTCCGTCAATTGATTACTGGACTGAAGTTACAAATGTATTAGGCGGAACAAAACGAGATGTAGAATTTTCTCCAACAGATTCTTTAAGAATAAATGCTATTAGTGATTTGTCTTTACCAAAAGGATCACCGGCTGAAAGACCGTCAGTACAAGGCGGAATTAGATATAATACCACTTATAATACATTTGAAGGTACTGAAATTTTAGGTGCAGTTTCTTTAGACGGTATTTATGATACTGATAGAAACACATATTTAGACCTAAGTAATAACCAATTTAACTTTGTTACTAACGGACAAACAAATCACACGTTAAATGGTACACTACTTGAATCATCTGGATTTAGTAGTGATCATAAATTTAGTATAGACGGAAATGTTGTTAGTAATGATGTAGAAGGTGGAAATAGTATATTAAGATCAAACGGTACTGGTTTCACTAAAATACAAGAAGTTCACTTTAGAGATAGTGAGTTAGTTAATGCTAGTGCTGCCAATTTTATCTTTAATTTAACAAATACTAATAACAGAGCTTTTCTAAAAATTGATAATGTAAGCGGTATGGTTATCCCGCAAGGTACTACAGCAGAACGTCCTGGAATACCTGAAGTTGGACATACAAGATACAACTTAGATCTAGAATACGTAGAAACTTGGAACGGTTCTGACTGGATTAATGCGGCAGGTGAAGTTGAAAGTATTGAAGCATCTGATGTTGAAAATTTAGCTTATATATTCAACCTTATCCTAGACTAATTTCCCAAATCAGATAAATAATATTAATGCAACGAAGGGCAGACCAGGCCGTTGCTGACAAACTGTGGTTAGCCGGCAAAGAGCGAAAGCTGAAAATTTAGGCTAGAGGGACAGGATCCCCGTATTAAGGAGAGAAGATGGCAATTGGTCGCATATCGGGTCCTCTCTTAAAGGATAACTTACTCCGCAATGGAGCGAATTTAGCCTTCGAGACAGACCTTTTATACTTAGATGTAACAAACCGTCGGATCGGTGTAAAAACTACAAATCCTCAATACGCATTAGACGTTGCAGGCATTGCCCGTGTAACAGATCTAGAAATTACAAATAACGTTTTTAATATTGGTAATGTTACAATTAATGGTGACACTGCTACTATTTCAACTTCTGCACAAGAATTTGCAATCGCAACAGCTGATAATACTATTGTAGGCAATAGAGTAGTAGTCGGCGACTTAGAAATTAATAATAACTTTTTAGAAAACACAAATACTAACAGTGATTTGTTTATTCGTGCAAACGGTACCGGAACCGTAAACATTGTAGGTAATACTGTAATTACTGGTAATTTACATGCTACAGGCAATATTAGTGCCGACGGCAACATTGTTATCGGCGACGACGACACTGATAACATTTATATTAACGCAGACATTGCAAGTAACATTTTACCTGATATTGACGATACTTATAATATTGGATCAGCGAGTAAGCGTTGGGCAACTGGATTTTTTGGTAACGTTACAACAAATACATTAACAACAAATGATTTGGATTTTGGTAACATTGACCTAATTAGTATTCCAGGAAATATCATTTATGTTGCTACTAACGGCGGTGATAATCAAACAGGCACACACCCACAAGATCCTGTACTAACTATTACAAAGGCATTAGAACTTGCTAGTTTAGGTGATACTGTTTACATTTATCCAGGACAATATCAAGAAGCATTTCCATTAACAGTACCGTTAGGAGTTACAGTAAAAGGACATAGTATACGTTCAGTAGAAATTACTCCAACAAGTGGAACACAAAGTAATGATGCTTTTTTATTAAACGGTGACACAACAGTTGAAGACATAACTGTTAAAGATTTTTATTACAATAGTGGTGCAAATACAGGATACGCTTTCCGTTTTGCAAATAATTTTAGAACATATGAAAGATCACCATACGTAAAAAACGTTAGTGTAATCACAAAAGGAACTACAACATCTAATGATGATCCAAGAGGATTTGCAAGTGGTGATGCAGGCCGAGGCGCATTAGTCGACGGCAGTATTGCTAATACAGATTCTAAAGAAGCGTCGATATTATTCCATAGTGTAACATTTATTACACCCGGTGTTGGTGGTTTAAAAATTACTAACGGCGGTAGAGTCGAATGGTTAAGTTCATTCACATACTTTGCAGATAAAGGAATTGAAATTGTTGACGGCGTAGCAGGTCTAAAAGGCGACGGCAAAACAAAAATTAAATATTCCGGATTTAGCGGATCAGCAGTAGCACCTGGTCAAACTATTACACTTAAAGATGCAAACGGTACAACACTTGCATCATCAACAATTGAAAGTGTAGACACTGATACTGTAATAATTGATGGTAAGCCAAGCGGCTATATTCTACCATTAAGTAGAGCTAAGAAAACAGTTACAGCAGTTGGAAACGCACAAGCAGTAACATCTGCTCCTGTAAAATACGGAACAGGCATTGGTTTATTTGATGGTACAGATGATAGATTTACAATTACTACACAGTCTGACTTTGGTTTTGGCACTGGAGATTTTAGTGTAGAAGGATGGATTTATATTAGCGACGATCTTGGTACTGAATCAATTTTTGATTTTAGAGCAGGATCAGCAACTGATGATGCATTACACTTTTATACAGTTGACAGAGCACCTAAAGTTGACATTGGCAACACTACTTTAATTGCACCGGCTATTACATTAATCAACACTACGTTTTATCATATTATGGTAACACGAGTTGGTACAACTTTAAGATTATTTGTTGACGGACTATTACAAGGTTCTGCAACTGTTAGTACAAATTTAGGAACAACAAAACCATTAATAATTGGTAACGCATATGATGGATTAACTGGACATGCTGGACGTATAGACGACTTCCGTATAAGAAAAGGCATAGGAGAAAATGCAAACTTTCCAGCGCCAACGGCGGCAACTGTAGTTGATCAATATACAGTATTAAAGTTAAACTTTGATAGTAATAACGGATCACAAATTATTACAGACGACGACACTTTCATTCAAACTATTGAATTTAGTGGCGGTGGCACAGCAACAGCATTAACATTAATTGATCAAAGCGATTTTGGTGGCGAACTAAGATCTATTTCTAGTGCATGTATTTACGGCAACTATGGAATATATGGTGATGGTCCAGGTAGTATAGTATATGCCATTGGTCAAAATTTAGCATATATAGGATCAGGTAAAGAAGTTACTAATGATCCAACAGAAGTTATACAGGATAACGAAGTAGTTGCACTTAATGATGCAAAAATTTACTTTAGTACAGTTGATCACAAAGGTGATTTTAGAGTTGGTGACTTATTTAGAATTAATCAACAAACTGGCGAAGTATCATTTACTAATGCAGAATTCTTATTTAACAACAACCAAGGTATTACTTTCACTGACGGCGTTAACACAACTATTATTGATGGTACAAAAATTGAAACTGGTAATATAAGAATTACAGGAAACACTATTTACAGTACTAGTGGTGATGTTAATATTAATACTACAACTGGTGAAATTAATTTAATTGATAATGTTAATATTACTGGTAACTTAGATGTTGCAGGAAATATTACTATTGGTGGAAATATTACACTTGGCGACGAAAATACTGATGTAATTAATATTAATGCACAAATTGACAGTGATATTATTCCGGCAGCCGATGTTACTTATAAATTAGGTAATAACGGTCTTGCATGGTCAGAAGCACACGTTGGAAAAGCAATTATTGACGATATTACAATTGACAACGATACAATTAGTTCTACTGGTAGTAATGGTAATATTAATATTATTCCTAATGGAGCGGGTAGTGTTATAATTGACCAACTTCAATTAAACGGTAATGCTATATCAAATTTAAGTGGTGATATTATTTTAGATCCAAGTAGTGAATCAGTAAAAATTACTAGCACTGGAGCACTGGTACTACCAAAAGGTACTACAGCAGAACGTCCATTATCTCCTGTAACAGGTATGATTCGTTATAATACTGACGCAAATGTATTTGAAGCATACGACGGAGGCTGGATTAACTTAGGCGGCGTTTACTCAGATGATAGACAGACATATATTACTGCTGAATTAACACCGGGCGCAAACGACGATACTATACGTTTTTATGCTAACGGAAGTATAGTAGCAGATGTAACTACTGAACGCTTTGATGTACAACGATTAGAAGTAGATGATATTGCAATTTCTGGAAATATTTTAGAAACAATTACTACAAATGCTGATCTAAATTTAAGAGCAAACGGAACTGGATTAGTAACCATAGAGAACTTTAGTTTCAACGGAAATCAGATAACTAATACTATAGATGGTGCTGTTACTACACTTAAACAAAACGGTTCGGGATATTTTAAAGTTGAAGGCACAGGCGGATTTGTTATTCCAGTTGGTAATAACGCTAATAGACACCCAACACCAGAAACAGGTATGATGAGGTACAACAGTGTTGAAGACAGAGTTGAAATTTATGATATTTCGAATAACTGGGTGTCAGTAGCAGGTGCAACAGGTGCTGTTACATTTAATGATGCAGAGGAGATTGCAATTAAACTTGCATTGACAATATAGGAAAAGAATAATGGCAACTAATTTTAAAAACGTAATTGGAAAAGATATAGGTACACAGCGAGTCGCAGTATATACAGTTCCGCCCGCTACAAGTACAACAGTAATTGGTATGAACCTAGCTAATCTTACAGAGAGTATGGTAAACTGTACAATTGAAATTGGAGACGAAGCAAGTTCAATTGGAGTAATGGTTAAAAACATGCCTATTCCTCCAGGATCTAGTTTAAAACCAATTGGAAAAGGTGAAAAAATTATTCTTGATGCTAATAATGTATTATATGTAACATCAGATTCAACAGCATCAATTGATGTAATTTTAAGTATAGTGGAGATTGTATAATGAGTGACGGAAACTTTATGGGCCAAAGCATTGGCGAAATGGTAAATCAAACAGATGCAAGATATTTTTATGGTCTTCGCAGAACAGATGACGGTGAATTATATGTTGTAAAAATTGATCAACTTAAAAGCAACGATAGTGTTCAAATAAACGCAGAAGGTGATCCGACTCATAATTATGAAGACTTTGTACAAGGCGAAGATTTCTTTGAAGGAAGAAATGTTAACCATGAAAGACTTTATGCTAATCTAAATTATGAGCAATTTAGATGGGATAATAGAAACATTAATTACTACATTGACGAAAGTGGTAATCTTGTAGCTAGAATTAACGAAGGTTATGAATACCCAACTGGAGTATAATAAATACGTAAAAGGTAGAGAAAATGGCAGAATTTAAACTTAGTAGAATTAGATTTAACTGGAAGGGTGAATGGACCGGAGGGGTTGATTACATTGCTGACGATATGATTTCATATAAAGGTGCAACATATGTTGCATTGAGAACTCATACATCTGCAACGTTTTATAACGACTTAGCAGGTACAGACCTTACACCAGCAAAACCAAAATGGAAAAAACAGTCCGAAGGTAAAGTTTGGACTGGAGATTGGGCTGTTAGCACAATCTATGCTATTGGTAATATTGTAAAATACGGTGCTAGTATTTACGAATGTACAGAAGAACATACATCTGCCGCTACGTTTATTTCGGGTACAGACGGTCTAGTTGCTGATATTGGTAAATGGAAATTAGTTGCTGTTTCATCAGCTGATTGGAAATATAACTGGACGCCAAATACACTTTATAGAACAAACGATCTTGTACGTTATAATGGTAAAGTTTATAAGGCAGTTAATCAGCACGTTTCTGCGGCAACATCAACATTGGGATTGGAAGCAAATCAATTAGATTGGGCAATCCTAGCAGATAGTGATACCTGGAGAGCAAATTGGTCAATTGGTACACGCTATCGTGTTAACGATATTGTTAAGTACGGTGGTATTGTTTACAAGTGTATCGTTGGACATACTTCAGCAGATAATGCTGTATTTGGTCTTGAAGAAGATCAATCAAAATGGGAAATTGCAATCGACGGAATTGAATATGTTACAGCAACAGTTACAGATGATGACGATGTTGAAACTATTACAGGATTGTGGCAACAAGATTATAGATATAAAAAGAATGATATTGTAAGACGAGGCGGAAATTTGATGAGATGTCTAGTTGGACATACATCAGGTGAAGGATCAAACGCATTTAATATTGATTATGGTTCTTCGTATTGGGCTACATTTTTACCTGGTTCAGAATACGAAAAGGTATGGGCACAAAACGTTTACTATCAACCTGGTGATACTGTACTATATGGTGGTTACATTTATAAAGCAGTATCATTTAATACAGATTCAATACCGAGTTTAAGTCCGTTAGACTGGAACTTAACTTTTGAAGGTTATAAATTTAGATACGATTGGAACAATCCAGGTGCCGTTGACGATAGTGCATTAGTTGATTATAAAACAGGTGATGTTGTAAGATTGTCGGGAAGTCTTTACATTGCTATCCAAGACAATACAAATTTACAACCTGATTTATATCCTACACATTGGGAAAAGATTTACGAAGGCAGACAGTTTAGAGACACTTGGGAAGATGATACAGAATATTTTCAAGGCGATATTGTTACATGGCAAGGTACATCATACATTGCGTTAGGATACCATCGATCAACTGAGTCAGCTTCTAGACCCGATTTAGATATTAATCAACCAGATCAAAATTATTGGAAAATAATGATTCTTGGAACACAAACTAATAAGTTAGCTAGAAGAGGCGACTTAAAAACATTTGAAGACCAAGATTCAACAGCAATTGATACACAGAGATTAGCAATTGGAACAACTGGTCAAGCATTAAGATCTACAAATGGATTGCCTGCATGGGATAGTTTAGATTTACAAGAAAAATTATATTATGTTTCTCGTAACGGAGTTGATGATCGTCAACAAGGCGGAACACTCAACGCTCCTTTTAGAACTGTTAGATTTGCAATGAATTGGTTGCTTGAAGACGAAACAAACAGAGTAGGCGATGGCGCCACAGTAAAAGTAATGGCTGGCGAATTTGCAGAAGTTCTACCTATTAGTATTCCATCTAAAGTTGCACTAGTTGGTTCAGAATTAAGAACAACAACAATTAGAGCAGCCACACCTCAGGATGTTGTGTTAGATGAGAAATTAGCAGACGGAACACAAGAACAATTAACTATTCCTGACAGTAATATTAGAAACAACATGTTTTATGTTAGAAACGGTTGCGGAATTAGAACTCTTACATTAAAAGGATTAGAAGGAGTTATAATTGGTCCAAACGATTTTGGAACAAGTCGTCCGACTGCTGGCGCATATGTATCGCTAGATCCGGGCACAGGTCCAGATGATTCGAGTGTGTGGGTAACAAATAAATCAACCTACATACAAGGTGTTACTGCTATTGGAACAGGATGTGTCGGATTAAAAGTTGATGGTTCATTACATAATGGCGGAAACAAATCAATTGTTGCTAACGACTTTACGCAAGTACTAAGTGATGGCATTGGATATTGGGCAACTAATCTAGGTCGTTCAGAACTAGTTAGTGTGTTTACATATTATGCACATATTGGATATTTGTCAGAAAATGGCGGAATTTTACGTGCAACTAATGGTAACAATTCATACGGTACATTTGGTAGTGTTGCTGAAGGATTTGATAATAATGAAACACCACAGACTGTTTCTGTAAATAACCAAAACGGTGAAGCAAGTGTCGATGAAGTATTCACAAACGGATCAAACATTTTAGCACTAGCTTATAAAAACACTGGACAATCATATACAGGTGCAGTAGCAAGTACAACACAGGCAACCGGTACTGACCTTAATATGAAATATGACGAAATTAGAGTTAGTGCAGTGTCTAGAATTGATTTAGCTATTCCAGATGATAGTACAACTGTTGGTGGCGCTGGATTTAAAACTTTTACTAATAACTCTCAAGGTGGAGATTTAAGTAGTATTACTTTAGCGGCATCAGAAGTTAGAACAGCGGCACAGCTAGTAGGAATGAGAATTTTATTAACTGACGGTCCAGGTGCAGGTCAATATGGATATATTGACGGTTACAACCCAGATACAAAAGTAGCAACAGTGTTTAAAGAAAGTACTGGAACTCCAGGATGGGATAATATTGTTCCTGGAAAAATTAATGTAACCTCGTTTACTGCAACTACAAAATATGAATATGAACCAAGAGTAACTATTAGTTCTCCTACATTTAATAAAACTAACAATAGTATACAAACAGGCGGACACGATATCGGTTACAGTGAAGAATTAGGTTTATGGTATTATGCTCCAACAGGTGGCGATGATTGGTATGTTTCATCAGATGCATCAGTTTGGACTCAAAGGTCGATTCCAGCATATAATTTAAGTTATACTTCTTTTTCAAAATCAGGGCCTTTACTATTAGGCTTAGCAGATGCATCAGATAAATTAGTATTTTCAAATGATGGAATTAACTTTGATCATTCGACACTACCTTCTGCAACAACTTGGAAAAAAGTAGCAGTCGGCGGTCCAGATAATGATACAATTATTTGTATTGCTACAGGTGACGGTAATGCATATGTAAATTCTATTGTACAAGATGCAGGATCAACTACTGTTCCTGGCGCAGGATGGTCTACCAACGTAACTGGCGCAAGTAATACTACTTGGGTAGGTTTAGCATATGGAGCAGGTAAATGGATTGCACTAGCACAAGATGGTTCAACTGTAATATCAACAGATAACGGTGCAAACTGGACAACAGGTGCAGCCGTATCAACAGACGGTATTGAACTATATAGCGGTTTAGTATATGGTAACAATTGTTGGGTTGCAACTATGGACAATTCGGATAGAGTTATTCATAGTGATACTGGAACTGTTTGGAATGATGCACAAATTGTTGGCGACTCAGGAAGAGAAGATTGGACTGTAGGATACTCAAATGGTGTATTTTTAGCATTAAGCGATACAGGTACAACTGCTAGTTCTGAAGATGCTCAAAATTGGACTATTAGAACTGCAAACGGTGCAATGACAAGTGTCGCAGGCGGCGTAAGAAATAGTTTGCCTACATTCGTTGCTATTAGTGAAACAATAGGAACAGGAAACGTTTACACAGGCGGTAGAACAGCATTTGCTCGTGCAGAAGTTGCAAACGGAAAATTAAGCCTAATTAAAATTTACGATCCAGGTTCAGGCTATGTAACTGCACCAACAGTAACAATTGAAGATCCTGAAGAATATAGTGAACCATATTTTACTGTTGATATTAACGACGGAGTACTTCCACAACCTGCATTCTACAATAGAGGAACAGGATATCAAAGTGCTATTGTTACAATTACAGGTGACGGTTTTGGTGAAGAATTACAAATCGGTAACACAATGATTGTTAGTGGTGTAGGCGTAACTCCTGGACCAGGAGCAAACGTAAGATTTGCAGGTAATCCAATAGTTTATAGACTAGTAAAAGTAACATCAGAATCTGGTGTTGCTCCTAACAAACAAATTACGTTCCAAATTAGTCCAGTATTATCTAGATCAACAGCACCAGTACATAATACTGTAGCAACCATTCGTGAAAGATATTCACAAGTACGTCTAACAGGACACGATTTCTTAGACATCGGTACAGGTAACTTTGCAGATACTAATTATCCTTCGCTTTACGTGCAAGGACAAACAGCCGCAAATGACACAGTACAATCAAACGAAGTTGTTGAGTCAAACGGTGGACGAGTATTTTATACTAGTAGTGACCAAGATGGTAACTATAGAGTTGGTGAATTGTTTAGAGTTTCACAGGCACAGGGCGGCGTTACACTAAATGCTGACTTCTTTGACTTAGAAGGTTTAGATGAACTAAGACTAGGCGGAATTAGAGTTGGTGGAACACAGGCTGTAATTAGAGAATTTAGTACAGATAATACGTTTGTTGCGAACTCGGATAATATTATTCCAACACAACGAGCATTAACATCGTATATCGAAAATAGATTTAACGGTGGTGGATCTAACTTGTTTACTAACACACTTGTAGCAGGTCAGTTAAAGTTTGAAGATAGAACATGGTCCAACACAGCAGGATCAAATAATCCAGAAGCTATGGCAACAGTAGCGCCACAAATGATTATTAACGGTCCATTAGGCGGCGGGTTGCAAGCCTTAACGATGTTTCTAGGAGCTCGAATTGATCGAGACGACTTTAACGGATAATGATAAATATGTATAATACCAAGAACGGAGCAAACAATGGCAGAATTTAAACTCGGTAGAATTAGATTTATATGGAAAGATGCATGGGTAACTGGCACTACATATCTAAAAGACGATGTTATTAGATATGGTGGTAGAACCTATGTAGCAGTACAAGGTCATACTGCAAGTGCTAATTTCTACAATGACGAAGATCACTGGAATAAGTTTAGTGACGGTACTGACTGGAAGTCAGACTGGACAACAACTACATTCTACAAAATTAACGATATCGTAAGATATGGTGGTATTATTTACATTTGTAATACCGGTCATACAGCACAAGCTGTACTTGAAGATGATCAATCAAAATGGGATCAGTTTGCTACCTCAATTGACTGGAAAGACAATTGGACAGCTTCTACAGTTTACAAAGCAAACGACTTGGTAAAATATGGTGGAAACATTTATTTGTGTAACACTGGTCACACTGCCGCGGCCACAAATGCTTTAGGACTAGAAGCTGACATTTTAAAATGGGATATTTTCTCAGAAGGCCAAGACTGGAAGCAAAATTGGGCTGTAGCAACACGCTATAAAGTTAACGACATTGTTAAATACGGCGGAACTTTATACATTGCAAATACAGGTCATACATCTGCTTCTACAGAGGCTTTAGGACTAGAAGACGATCAAAATAAATGGGACTATCTAAATAAAGGTTTTGATTATAAAGGTGAGTGGACTAACTCAACACGCTATAAAGTTAATGATGTTGTTCTTTGGGGTGCTACACTTTACATTGCAACAGGATCACATACTTCTGTTACTACAAATCCAGATTCACAGCTAGGTACACTACAAGCTGACATTGCTAATTGGGACAAATTTGTTCCAGGTATGGAATTTGAAAACTCATGGTCAGGATATGAAAGATATCAACCAGGCGACTTCGTAACCTACGGTGGTAACCAATATGTTGCTAATGATAACGTTTTTGCAGAAGTTCCGGCGAGCAGTTCAAAATGGGATTTAGTTACAACTGGCTTTAATCTTAAAGGCGAGTGGAGTGATGATTCTACTAACCAAGATTACAGAATTGGCGATGTTGTAAGATTAGGTGGATATACATATCTATGTATTGCAGACCACCAAGGCTTCCGTCCACCAAACGCTACATACTGGGCAAGATTGTCTCAAGGTATTGAATGGAAAGATACTTGGACAGATGCTACATTATACGATGCGGGCGACGCAGTACGCGAAGGATTAATTAGTTATATTTGTATTCTAGCACATACATCTGCCGCTGGTAATAAACCGTCAGCAGATTCGCTAGGAACATATTGGAAAAACGTTGCAAGTGGCGCTGAAGAAAGTGCGCTAACAACAGAAGGTGACATCCTTTACTACAGTGGTTCAGGCCCAGCTAGATTACCAATTGGTTCTGAAGGACAAGTGCTAAGTGTAAGTACACAAGGTTTACCAGAATGGAAAGATTTTGCTACTACACCTGATGTATACTATGTTGCTACTAACGGAATAAACAATCCTTATCCAACAAATGGTGGGACATTAGATCGTCCTTGGAAAACAATTCGTTATGCGGCAGAAGAAGTTGAAAAAGGACCAAAAAATCCAAACGCAGTTTACTTGTTAGAAATAAACAGAACTTTCATTGCATACGAAACTGCTAAATGGGCTAAGAGACAAATTATTACACAAACTGCTCCATTCTTTATTGGATTTAGTTTTGACGAAGCTAAGTTTCAAAGACTAGCAGGATTTGTTGTTGATGCTGTTACTATTGATTTAAGAAAAGGTGGCAACGTAAATATTCGCAGAGTTGCGCAAGCAATGAAAGATAATGATGGTACTGATTGGTTTGATACTGGATCAGAAACACAAAACGTTGCGGCTCTTAATTTTGTTATTGACTTAGTTGAAGATGTTATCAATAGTGCAACACCTCCTGCAGACTACCAAGACTTAGATGGAGTTGCGGCAGGCGATAGGTATCTTCAAATTAAAGATTCTACAAAAACACCAGAAGCAGGAGTATTAGCAAATATTACATCGGCGATTGGAATAGTTACTAACTCAATTACACTTGGTGGAGGATATACATTACCTACACAAGTAAAATCACATGCTGTAATTTTTGTTAAAACAGGAACATATGCAGAAGTACTTCCAATTAGAGTACCTGCATTAACTGCAATTGTTGGAGACGAATTACGTTCAACTAGAGTTGAACCAGCAGGTTCAGTAACAGCCGCTGGCGATGCAACATATAGTTTAGCAGGTGTGCTACATATGAAGAGTATACTTAGTGATATTGTTGAAGGTACAACTGTTACTCCTCAAACAGGTAACGCAGTTTCTCAAAATGATAGCAATCCGCTTAGTACTTCAGCAGTAGGAACTATATTGTCAGATTTAGCACAAGAGCTATATGACAAAATTGATTATGAGATTAATGGTGCAAGTGGTGATTCATCTGCTCCTGCGTTTAGAGGAAGAAACGAAAGAGTTGACGATCAAGATAAATTTGCGGCAGCTAGATTATTAATGCTTAATAAAGATTTTATTGCACGTGATGTAACAAAATATATTGAAGTAAACTATCCAGCATATTCTTTTGATACTGTAGCTTGTGAAAAGGATGTAAAGCATTATATTGATGCATTTATTTACGATTTAATTCACGGTGTAAGTGAAGGTAGCAACTATGCTACACTAATGGCAGGATTATTTTATGGCAATAGTGTAAACGGTTCTACTTTAGAAAATATGTACTTACTAAGAGATGGTACAGGTATTAGAAACCAAACACTAGGTGGACTAAATGGCACATTGAGTGCGGCAAATGCATACGGATCTAAGCGTCCAAGTGCAGGCGCTTATACTTCACTTGATCCAGGTTGGGGACCAGATGATGATCGTGTATGGATTACAACACGTTCACCATATGTACAAGGTGTTACTAACTTTGGAACAGCATGTATTGGTATTAAAGTTGACGGTAATTTGCACAACGGTGGTAATGATTCTATTGTTGCTAACGATTATACACAAGTACTAAGTGATGGTATTGGTGCATGGGTTACTAACTTAGGTCGTGCAGAACTTGTATCAGTATTCTGTTATTATAATCATATTGGTTATCTAGCAGAGAATGGCGGCAAGATTCGTGGAACAAACGGCAACTGTTCGTATGGTGACAAAGGCGCAGTATCAGAGTTTATTGACGTAACTGAAATTCCAACAACTGGCGGAGTTAATAATAGAAAACTTGAAGCACAAATTGGTCGAGCGTTAACTGACGGTAGTAAGATTATCCATTTTGAGTATACAAACGCAGGTAATAATTATACATCTGCAACTTATCAAATTAGCGGTAATGGATACGGTGCAGTAGTTGCTAGTTCTAATGTAGTTAATGGCGGCATCTTTGAAGTTAGAGGCCGTAACCCAGACGACGGATCAACATATAACGTAAGTGATGTTAATAACGACGGATTGTTAAATGACGTTGATTCACTTGGCGGTAGAGGTTATGAAACTAGCTCAAACACAGCGCAGGCAGGCGGCCTAACTACTATTACTTTGTCAAACACTGAAACAGCAAATAACACCAAATACATTGGTATGAGAATTGTTATTACAGCTGGAGTTGGTTCTGGACAATACGGTGTTATTACATCATATAACTCAGGTACTAAAGTTGCTAACATTGTTAAAGATTCAGACGGTACACCAGGATGGGATACTTGGCATCCAACAAATGCAATTGCTTCAACATTAGATGCTACAACAGCATACACTATTGAACCAAGAGTAGTAGTAATTGGCGGTGGCGGCACTGGAGCACAAGTTAGAGCACAAGTTGCAGATAATAGAATCTCACAGTTCTATATTGTAAATCCAGGAAGCGGATATAGTTCATCAGACCCAACGTTAAAGTTGACAATTACTGATCCTAATGAAACTTCTGAAGCACCATATGAAATTAGAGTAGGTAACGGTGTATTAGCACAACCTACATGGACTGAACGAGGAGTTGATTTTGAAACAGCAGGCGCAACAGTTGACGGCGACGGTTATGGAGACATTTACCAATCAGCTAACTTTATGAATGTGTATGGTTTAACTGAAATTCCAACTGAAGGTGCAAACTTACAAATTGAAGGCGATAGTAGATACTTTAAAGTTGTATTTGTTAGAGAACTTTTAGGTAACCCAGGAAACTATACTGCAAACCTACAAGTAAGTCCAGACTTAGGAGTTGAACTTGCTCCAGAGCATGGCACTAACATTACAATTAGAAGAAGATACTCTCAAGTACGTCTAACAGGACATGATTTCTTAGATATTGGTACAGGTAACATATCAAGTACTAACTATCCAGGAACACCAGTTTATGCAAATGATCCAAAAGACGAAGTTACAGAACAAGGCGGCGGACGAGTGTTCTACACAAGTACAGACCAAGATGGTAACTTCCGAGTTGGACGTTTGTTTAACGTTGAACAGTCAACAGGATCTGCAAGTTTGAATACCAGTGCATTCAGTTTAGCAGGTCTACAAGAATTGTCACTAGGAGCAGTAGGCTTAGGACAGGGCGGAGCAGTTATTAATGAATTTAGTACAGATGGTACATTTAGTGCTAATTCAGATAATGTTGTTCCAACACAAAGAGCAATTATTACATACATCAATGCACAAATTGGTGGAGGAAGTAGTTCTCTGAACGTTAACGCGGTTACAGCAGGTAAAATAAATATTACAGGTAATACAATAAGTACAACTGATAATAGTCCAATCACTGTAACTACCGGGATGAATTTCAATGGTGGAATAAGTGGTAGCCCAGTTGCATTAGCGTACTACTTGACAAGTAAAACTTAATGGCTAAATACTAACGATAGGAGTAATATAAAATGGCATCAGGAATTTTAGGAATTAGTGATCTTACAGCAAATACGGATACAACAACGTATACTGTTCCTGCCGATACTTATAGCGTTGTGACTGTTTCTTTTTGTAATAGAAGTTCAAGCACAGTTCAAATAAGATTAGCAGTAGCAACCAGTGCAACACCAGGTGGCGGTGAGTATCTAGAATATGATACATCAATCGGACCAAACGGCGTTCTTGAAAGAACAGGTATTGTATTGGACACAGGCAAATTGCTTGTTACAAGATCATCCGGCGCTAACTGCAATGCAGTAGTAATGGGAATTGAAACAGCCGTACCAGCGGCGTAAGGAAGGTATAAGAAGATGGGTAGAAGAATTTCAGTAGGTTCACCAGGTCTAACAATTCCTTTCGGAACTACGGCACAGAGAACACAAGATGCAGGAGCAGGTTCAATCCGTTTCAATACTGAGTTGAATAACTTAGAATTGTATAACGGTACAGCATGGCTTCCAGTAGGTGTTCTTAACGCTACTACAGTTACAACAGCGTATAACGCGGCATCAGGACAACAATTGTTCTGTGATACCAACGGCGGACCATTTACGATTACGTTACCAGGATCACCGGCAGTAGGCGATGTTGTTAGATTTTTTGATTTAAGAAAAACATTTGACAGCAATGCACTAACACTTGGTAGAAACGGAAAATTAATTCAAGGTGATGCGGCTGATTTGACTGTAAACTCCGAAGGAGCGGCATTTGAAGTGGTATTTTCAGGCGACACATACGGCTGGCGTATTTACACTGTATAAGACTTAAGAGGAACAACATAAATGGCAAGTTATGCAAGTTACAAAAAGATAACATCAGAAGGAATTCCAGCTGGAGTTATTACAAGGGACAAGTTAGCTCCCGGTGCAGGGGCTTGTCGAAAAGTTCAATGGATCTATAACGAACGTGGCATGCGTTGCCACCAGTGTGCTAGAGAAAGTGGATGTTGTGAGCAAGCAAACGGAAAATGCTGTTATTGGTGTGTTCCAAATAATGTTTATAAAGTAACCTTTGAAATTTGGTCCGGTGGCGGCGGAGGCCCAGGACATACTTGTTGTAATAACTGTTCGTTTGCTATTGGTGGCTTCGGCGGAAACTACGCAATTAAAACAATTGACACTAATCCAGGATGCCAATATAGTGTCTGTGCAGGTGGTAGTTGGCCTTGTGGCAAATCACACACATGTACAGCAGGTATGGGTTGTAAATCATATGTTAACGGACATAATTTAAGTAATTTTTGTACAGACGGCGGCTGTGGCGGCTGGATGTGTAATGGCGATGCTTGGGGTCAGCGACATGCTGTAACAAGTTGTGGTAACTGTAACATTTGCGGAATTTTTGGATCAGACTTTGGATTTACCGGTACTGCTGGTATTAAAGCAGGTACTACTACTTGTAGATGTCATGGACAAACAAGTTGGTCAGGTGCTGCCGCAGGTATTGGAATGCACGTAGCAACAGCAACTAACGAAGCATGGTGTGCTTGCGGATGTCATATTAATTGGCCTGCAGGTGGCGGAACTCCTGGAACATCTAGTTATTGTGATAACTGGGCAAAATGTTGTGCAGGTGGATCAGGCCAAGGCGGATCAGGAATTGTAAAGATTACTTATGTGTAAGGAAAAAGAATAATGGCTACATACGCAAGTTATAAAACACTAACAACAGACAACTTCCAAGATAATAGTGTCGGCGCAGAAAAATTAGGTCCAGGAGCAGGAAATAAGTACCATACTTTTTGGGTATTTAACGAACGCGGCATGGCATGCCAACACTGTGCTGATGCCGGTGATTGTTGCGAACAAGCAAATGGTAAATGTTGCTATTGGTCTGTACCTTCGGGCGCATCAAAAGTAGTATTTGAAATTTGGTCAGGTGGTGGCGCAGGTGCTGGTAGCACATGCTGTAACTATTGTATGCATTCAGCAGGTGGCTCAGGCGGCAACTATGCTGTAAGATCAATTAGTACATGCCCTGGATGTCAGTACACAATTTGTGCTGGAGGAACATGGCCGTGTTCTAAGTCACATACTTGTACGGCTGGCATGGGTTGTAAATCATATGTTAACGGACATAATTTAAGTAACTTTTGTACAACAGGTGGTTGTCCGGGCTGGATGTGTAATGGAGATGCTTGGGGTCCACGTCATACACAAACATGTGCTAACTGTAACGTTTGTGGTATATTTGGAGCAGATTTTGGAATTATGGGATCAACAGGAGTGTCAGGCGGACATGGCGGATGTCAGTGTAAATCAGGCGACTGGGGACAAACAGGTGTTGCTCCATTTGTAGGAAAAATGTTTGCAGGATCAAACGCAGAAGCATGGTGTAATTGTGCATGTTATACTAACTGGCCAGCAGGCGGTGGCCAAACAGCTCAATCTAGTTATTGCGGTAACTGGGCAAAATGTTGTGCCGGTGGAAATATGGGCGGATCGGGCTTAGTAAGAGTAACATATGCATAAGGAAAGAAATTAATGGCTACATACGCAAGTTATAAAAAAGTTAATACAGACAGTATTGTTAATAGTGCAGTGCAAAACTCAGATATTGCTCACGGAAACGGCAATAACATGGGAGTGCAGTGGATATACAATGAGCGCGGAATGGCATGCCATAGTTGTGCTAGACAAAGTGGATGTTGTGAGCAAGCAAACGGCAAATGTTGTTATTGGTGCGTTCCAGACGGAGCATCAACTGTAACATTTGAAATTTGGTCAGGCGGCGGTGGCGGCCCAGGTAGCACATGCTGTAACTATTGTATGTTTACAATCGGCGGCGCCGGAGGCAATTACGCTTCTAAAACAGTAAGTACAAGTCCAGGATGTCAGTACACAGTATGTGCGGGCGGTAGTTGGCCTTGTGGTAAATCACATACTTGTACAGCAGGTATGGGATGTAAGTCATATGTTAACGGACACAATTTAAGTAATTTTTGTACAACAGGTGGTTGCGGAGGATGGATGTGTAATGGAGATGCTTGGGGACCAAGACACTCACATACATGTTCTAACTGTAACGTTTGTGGTATATTTGGAGCAGACTTTGGAATGATGGGTACATCAGGAACAGAACCAGGACATGGTTACTGTCACTGTGTGTACACTTATTCATTCTCAGGATCAGCACCTTTATTTGGTAAAATGCAAGTAGGTGTAACTAATGAAGCATGGTGCTCATGTGGTTGTCACATTGACTGGCCAGCAGGCGGCGGACAAGCTGGTGTAAGCTCGTACTGTAATAACTGGGCAAAATGTTGTGCAGGTGGATCAGGCCAAGGCGGATCAGGTGTTGTTAGAATAACATTTATGTAAAACAATGATAAATACTTTTAGGAGTTATATAAAATGAGAACAATTAGAAAAGAATTTACATACCCAGTGTGGGACGAATGGAGAAAGAATAGTTTTACACAAGGTAAGACCGGAACGTTTACATATGTCGGTCCTGAATTCTTAACTTTCGAAGTTAATAATGATACATCATCAGAGGATTACGGTAAAGAATCAGGATGGTGCTTATGGTTAAAAAGAGACTTAGAAAGACCAGCGGCCCAAGACATTACAAGAGTAACAGTTGATTGCAAAGAAAATCCACTATTGTGTGAAATTGGTAATGATTGTGGACGTGAAGACTTAATTGAGTTTAGACGTGCAAGAGAGTGGGAAGTATTATGGGACGCACCAGATGGATTTCCTGATGTAGAACATACATTAGAGTTAGAGCCACGTGATGTGTATAACGATGCTGACATTACATATAACTTTGAAACAGAAACATTTAATCTTGGTGTAAGAGATTGGGCCGCAACAGGTTCTAAGATGGACCTAACATGGCAACAAGTTAGAGACTTACGTGATCAAATGTTACATGAAACAGATGCTAAAGTAGGTCAAACAGACGCACCAGAATCAATTCAAACTGCATGGTTAGATTTTAGACAAAAATTGCGTGATCTTCCTGCATTACTTCAAGGTAGAGGATTTGAACCTTGGCAAGCAGTTATGATGTTTCCTAATATGCCTAAGGATATGAGAGATCCGGAAGAAGCATCTGATCCTAATGATCCATACAGAGATGGCGCATATGCTATTGATGTTAAAGTAGCGGCACAAAAAGTAGCTGGCAAAAAATAATAATTAATAAAATTTAAAAATAAAAACCCTTGCAATGCAGGGGTTTTTTTATGCCACATCCGCCATTCATAATTTGTTTGTAAAGTAAATATTTCTATACAATAGGAGTAATACTTTGTCACGAAAAAAAGCATATTTTATGAACGGTGGTGCAGGTAGAGTTGTTTGTTCAATTCCTGCATTTGAAAAACTATACGAAGAAGATCAAGACTTTATTATTGTTTGTGAAGGAGGAATGGACTTTTATAAAGGACATCCACATCTACACGAACTAGCGTATGACCATTGGCATAAAAATTTATTTAGAGACTATATCAAAGATAGAGATTGTATTACACCTGAACCATACAGAGTATGGGAATATTATAATCAAAAATGTAGTTTAGCACAAGCATTTGATATTGCAATTAATAATAAAGGATTGCGAGAAGTAGGCGATCCAAAAATTTATATGAATAAACACGAACTAGTTCAAGGATATAAAGTAGTTGAAGAAGTAAAGGCTGTTACAGGAAAAGACAAAGTAGTAGTGTTTCAGCCCTTTGGCCGCACAGCAGAAAATATGGGAGACTTTATTGTTGACGGAACATCAAGAAGTTTTCACTTAAATGACGTAGTTAGAATTGTTAAAGAATTACGTGAAGATTATGCTGTAATTATAATGAGTGAATTTCCTATTAAAATTGAAGAGAATCCAACTGTACCTATTGCTGTTCCACAAATTCCAGATGTAAGAGTTTGGTCAAGTATTATTCAAATTGCTGATCATTTTATTGGTTGTGATAGTTTGGGACAACATATGGCAAAGGCATTAGGTACAACATGCACCAGTGTTATTGGAAGTACATATCCTATTAATATTTCATATCCAAATTCGCCAGATTTTGATATTATTGATCTAGGTGAAGGAAAACGTAAGTTTAGTCCTATTAGACTTACAATGGAAGAGGAAATTGAACGATTTAATGATGAAGTTATGGAACTAGACGACGATAACTTTAAAGCAATTATTACTAGTGTACGCAAACGATTAGGTAAACCGAGAAGTTATTCAGGAGATTATATTCCACAAGAACAAGGAGATGTGTGTCCAACTCATGGAGTAGTACACTCTAATAAACAACCAGCTCAAATTTTAGGAAGGACTGGCCAGTAATGTCAGATAGTCCAAGCAGATTAGATAAATCTTCCCCAGAAGCGTTTCTTAATGATTTGTTTGATAGTAGCTTTCGTCCGCAAATCGCTGCCGCACAGACTTTAGAAACATGGGTAATTACAGGTAATCATTATCCTACTTGGAAAAAGTTTTTACCGTTATTTGAAGAAGGTGTATACGACAACAGTCATAAAGATTATGGTAACGGATATTTACACTATAAAACAGATATGGCGTATCCAATTGATTTAGATCCAACATTGGACTTTCATAGATTTATTAAAATTTGTTGTGCAGAATTACCTATTAAAGTTAACAAATTTAAAAAGGCGTGGGGAGTAGATTATGCACCCGGAGCATACAGTGGATTACATTGTCACACTCCAGGCAAGCAATTAACAGCAGTTTTGTTTTTAACAAATACTCAAACTAGCCAAGAATACCCGTTAGCAGGATCTTTAACTACACTACAACCTTTAGAATATTCAACTAATTACTTACAACACGTACCAAAAGCAGGTGATTGTGTTATTATGGATGGCAGAGTATATCACGGGACTTATCCTACGTTAAATCAACGCAAAGTATTCGTATGCGATTTTGACTATGAGACATCAATATGTTAGAAGAGTTATATCAAGGCAATAAAGACTTTTGGTTTTTAAGTTCACAAGGACAAATTGCAGACTATTGGATTAAAAAATCTAAGTTTGCAAACTATGAAAAGTTTTTACCTTTATTTGATGACAACTTAGGTTTGCAAGAACATACAGACCACGGCGGCGCAATACTACGTTACAATCCAGAAATGAAATATGCATACCAAGTCGATTCGCAACAAGAATATATTAATTTTATAAAGCAAACACTTGCTCCATATAGATTTAAAAGTATTGAATTTGAAAAATGTTGGTGGATACGTTATCCTGAAGGTACGTATAGCGGAATGCACACACATTTACCATTAAGAAAATTAACTAGTGTAATGTTTTTGAACACTATAGATTTACATGACGATAAACCTTTAGCAGGTAAACTAAAATGTATTACGCAAAATCCAGTAACTGGAGAATTAGTAAGCGATCTTGTAAAGTGTATTGCTGGAGATGTTATTATTATGGACGGCAAGGTATTTCACGGAGTATATCCTACCTTACAAGAACGTAAAGCGTTTGTTTGTGACTTTATTTACGAAGTAGAGTTTGATTAATGCATACAGTATATTGGTCACCAGTTATAAATGTACCAGATAACCAAGAATTTGTATCTGAATTAAAGTACTACGAACCTAATACAGTATATAAAGACTTAAATGCTAGAGAATTTTTTGGTTTAGGCGCAAGTTTATGTCCTGCAATTGTTGACGAAACTAAAAATACTTTTACTGCAAAAAGTCCTATTGATTTTCATATTAAATTAGATTATGAAAGACAAGAGTTAGTTTCTAAGTATGATGTTGAACCTAACTTTTTAATGAATTATATTGGACAGCCAAATCCTGAAGGTGTTTATCAATTAGATCATCCTTGTTTTCTATTTTTTAGTGAAAAACCGTTAACAATGACACAGCTTCCTCCATATTATAGCGAAAGTCAGTTTTCAAGAGACACAATGGGTATAGCAGGTACATATAATATAGCAAGTTGGATTAGACCAGTACGTCCTGCATTTAAATTTAAAAAAAATGTTAGAGAACTTGACATAAAACAAGGAGATACGTTGTGTTACTTTAAATTTAACACAACAGAGAAAGTTAGATTAGTTAGATTTGATAGTGCTAAATTATTTGAATCTAAAACCGGGCCTGTAATGCAGTGTTTAGGATTTAAAAATCTTAAAGCAAAGAGATTTTTGCCAACACCGTTAGCAGAATGTTATGAAGCATTTGAAAATGCAAGATATAGAAGTAAAGTTTTAAAACTTATAAAGGAAAATAAAGTATGACACAGTGGATTGGAGCAATTACAAGAGGTCACAACGGTGGCGCAGTTTTATTAAAAGACGGTGAAATTGTTTTTGCTATCGAAGAAGAAAGATTAACACGTAAAAAATACGATGGCGGCCCACTAGCCGCAATGACTAAGTTTTTAGATTACACTGATAAATTAGATTATCTAGTCGTTGCTCATACACAACCGTTAGAAGAATCAAGTAGAATTGACTTTAGCGGTGGAGACATGTATACTGGTCTTGCAAGAAAGTTAGGACTTATTGATAGATCAGATAATGCATATACTCCTGACGGACATCATAATCATAGACAAGTAATTGATATGAGTTATGTACATCATAAACTACATGCGGCATGTGCATTTTATAGAAGTGGTTTTGAATCAGCAGTTGCAGTAGTAGTTGACGGTGCCGGCACCTTTATTCCTATGAATATTTCTACGGGAACATTTAATGATGAGTTTATGACTTGGGAATGTGAAAGTATTTTTAATTGTTCTTATCCTGATGCTATTAAAACATTATATAAACATCAGGGCGGAAACGGTCCTTATCCTGGAACTAGGGTTCAATATATTCCTTCAGAAAGAGAAGGGGAAGAAGGATTCCATGAACTTGTGCTAGATGATAGTGCAGGTATTACAAAGGCCTACGAAGCAGTAACACAGTATTGTGGATTTCAGCCAATTGAAGCTGGCAAAACAATGGGTCTTGCTCCTTATGGCAAACCTAATGATAAGATTCCTCCAATTTATACAGATGGAAATGGCGGCAAATGGCGTACTAGTGATAGAAGTGTAATTATTCCTACATATCCTAATGCGGCTGTAGTAAATGAAGGAAAATATGAATATCTTGAAACTTCTCAAGACGTAGTTAACAGTAGAGTTGATCTTACAACATTAGAAAACCGTAGAGATATGGCATATGCTGTACAAGAAGGTTCACAGCAAGAAGTTTTAAATCTTATTTTTAAGGCAGTTGAAATGAGCGGTAACAAAAATGTTGTACTAAGTGGTGGCTATGCACTTAATTGTGTTGCTAATTATTGGTATCTTGACAAATTAAATAAAGAAGGTATTAATTTATATGTAGAGCCTGTTAGTAGTGATGCTGGAACAGCAATTGGTGCCGCATTATTAGTTTATCATCAAACTACTAAAGATAAAAAAGTACGTCCGTATACAGAAACAATTTATGAAGGATTTCCTTATTGTCATTCAGATAAAGAAATTGAAGAAGTTGCAAACAAATACGGTGCTGTAGTTGTTGACGCTGACAATAAAAAAGTAGTTGAGTTAATTAGAGACAGAAAAATTGTTACAATGTTCCAAGGACGATCAGAAAATGGTCCAAGAGCACTCGGTAACAGAAGTATTCTATATGATCCAACAGACCTAAATGGAAAAGATCATGTAAATCGCATTAAGCGTCGCGAATATTTCCGCCCATTTGCAGGAACTATTCTTGCTGAACATGCACATGAATGGTTTGATATGCGCGGTTTGGAACAGTCGCCTCATATGATGTATGCAATGAATTGCCAACCCGGTGTTGCTGAAAAAATTCCAAGTATTATTCACGTTGACGGAACTTGTCGTATTCAAACAGTGACTCAAGAACAAAATAAACATTATTATGAAATAATTAAAGAATTTTACGAACAAACAGGTGTGCCAATTATCTTTAATACTAGCTTTAACTTAGGAGGCGAGCCTTTAGTTGAAACATTAGACGATGCAGTACGCACACTTTATAGTAGCGAAATGGAATATTGTTATTTGCCTGAATATGGTAAATTAATTGAAATGAAAAACTGATGCATGTTAATTTATTTTCTATACCAGTTTATAAAACATCTCTTTCTAACCATGATGCTATTCGAGAAGATTTTAAAGACGTACTCGAAGATGATTCTCACTTTTTTAAAATTCCAACTTGGTATAGTAATGTAGATACTACTTTTGGTAATAGAGAAGCAGATAAATTACCATGGCAAAAGTTTATACAATCAGCAGTTATTGGATTAAATGATTATATTGAAATCTTTAATCTAGATCTACCAAAAGAATACAGAGTAGAGTGCTGGTTGAATAGATATTCTTCAAATCAATATCAGGAAATTCATAATCATGCTGGAGAAAGTGTTATTAGTTGTGCATACATGATGTACACTCCGCCAGATAGCGGAAATTTTGTATTTTATAAGAATCAATACGATTATTTTCACCAAGCTGGACTTCCTAGGCTAAGTTCAGAACCTTTTAAATTTAATAATAGGGTAACTCCTCCCTTAAAAGAGGGAGAAATTATCTATTTTCCTAGTAACTTAGAACATTACGTTTCGGAAAACAAATCTAACAAAGTTCGTGCTACAATTAGTGCAAACTTTATTATAAAAGAAAAATTAATCGGAGACGATCATGGATAAAAAAATTATCGACGAAGAAAAAATTTTTGCTATCAATCCAAATTATGATGCACAGCTAGTTCATTACGGTGACGTAAAAGTATTAATAGTAGACGACTTCTATGAAAATCCATATGATGTTAGACAGCTTGCTTTAGATATACCTGCATCTACAAATAGACGTATACGTGGCAATAATCCAGCACATCGTATTAATGCGTTTTATGAATTATCTAGTATGTCATGGATATATGATCAATTAGCAAGACAGTATTTTCCAGAAGTAATGACTGCTTATCCTCCACAATATATGGAGCATAGTTTTATGAATGCAACATTTATGGTAAATGTTATGCAAACTAACAATTTACCTCCTGTTTGTCCTCATATGGATAATACTAGTGGAATGAATCTTGCATCTACAATCTATTTAAACACAGCAAATGAGTGTAATGGCGGAACAAGTTTTTATTCTTTTGGGGGGAAAACATATTATGACGACCCTAGTGTAACACACACATTAGATGTACAAGGAAAAATTCCAGTAACTCGTTATATTTCAGATAGTATTGGCGACTGGAAGCTGTTAGGCATTGCACAAATGAAATTTAATAGAATGGTATTGTACAATCAGGCAGTTTTGCATAGTGCGTATGTAAAACCGCAGATGTTTACTAATGATTTATATAGATTAAATCAACAATTTTTTATTTAGGAGAGACTATGGAAGGTAATTTTGATGGAATCGAAGAATATCCAAACGCTTTTCCAATTGACTGGTGTAGACAAGTAATTAAACGATTCGAAGAAATGTCTTCAAAGCAAATAACTACTTTACAAAGTAGTATAAAGAATCAAGATGAACGCATATACATGGATTGGGCTAATCATAATTCGATGTATCATGCTGATGAAGATTTATGCTTGTTCTTTTATACACAATTAAATAAAATATATGAAGAAAAGTATAGAAAAAAATATGAAAGTTTAGGTCATGTTATGCAACATAGTCCTAAAGGGATGAGTGTTCAAAAAACTAAACCTCATCAAGGTTATCATATGTGGCATTGTGAAAATGCTGATATTAGTACAGGTTCGAGAGTGCTTGCATATACCGTTTACTTAAATGCTGTAGAAGAAGGCGGTGAAACTGAATTCTTATACCAAGGAGTTAAATGTAAACCTGAGCCTGGAAAACTTTGTATTTTTCCTACATCGTTTACGCATCCACATCGAGGTAATCCTATCTACAAAGGTGTTAAGTATATTATAACAGGTTGGTACACATTCGACCAATAGGATAAAAATGAAAATAGCAGTAGTAGGTGGCGGCACAGCAGGATTTGTAGCTGCCTTAACATTAAAAACTAGTTTTCCTTCTTACGTTGTTGATGTAATACGTTCAACAAAGATAGGAACAATCGGTGTTGGCGAAGGTTCTACCGAACACTGGACTGCATTTATGGAACATGTTGGCATATCAGCAGGAGAAATGCTTAAAGAAGTTGACGGAACATTTAAAACAGGTATCATGTTTGAAGATTGGGGAGAAAAACCTTACCTTCAAAATGTACACGAACCTTTTGTACCTAAACATTTAGGAATGCCAATGGCATATGCTAAACTTATTGGTGAAAATGTTGATCCTCGCGACTTAACAGGTGATTACCTTTGGCGTAATCATACTCCATTCAGTAAATTTATTGAAGAACGTCCTAACGATACCGGAGTTAGTCAATACCATTTTAATACTAGTAAACTTAATAACTATCTCACTAATTTTGCATTAAACAAAGGATGCCAAATCATTGATGATGAAATTATAAAAGTAAATGTTATCGAAAACAATCAGATTGACACAATTGAAGGCGAAAAACAGACATACGACTATGACTTTTACATTGATTGTACAGGATTTAGAAGATTGCTTATAGAGCCTGTGGGCGGTAAGTGGCAAAGTTACAGCAAATATCTAAAAATGAAAGAAGCAATAGTTTTTCCAACAGAATATACTAATGCTATTGATCCGCGCGGCGACGAAATACCTATTTGGACTTTGGCAAAAGCAATGAATGCAGGCTGGATGTTTCGCATACCGGTTTGGGACCGTAAAGGCAACGGTTATATTTTTGATAGTGATTTTATTACAGCCGAAGAAGCACAAGAAGAAGTTGAAAAATATTTAGGACATGGTATCGATGTAGCAAAACATATTAAGTTTGAAGCAGGAGCAATTGATAAACCTTGGATTGGCAATGTATGTGCAATAGGCCTTAGTGCAAACTTTGTAGAACCTTTAGAAGCCAGTAGTATTGGAACTAGTATTAATCAAAGTATGTTATTAGCACAGCGTATCGTCAATTACAATAATCAAACAATTAATAGATATAATGTAGAAGTAAACGCAATAATGGAAAATATTAGAGACTTTATTGCACTACATTATATTACACCAAGACGTGATACTCCTTTTTGGAGAGCTGTTGCAGAAACTCCTTTACCTTCTACCCTTGAAGAAAATTTAAAAATGTGGAAATACAGAATGCCCATTGAAGATGATTTAACTTCTCATACAAAAAAAATTCTGTTTAATGAATATAATTTTGCAATTGTAATGCATGGATTAGGGTTATTTGATACTAATAGTATTTTAAAACAATACAATACATTACCACCTGACGCACAAGAATTTGTTAATCGTCAATGCCAGCAAAAAATTCAATTTGATCAAATTAAATCTATTCCGCATAAGATAATGTTAGACTTATTGCGGAGATTAGTATGAGAATATTTGCGTTCGGGTGTAGTCTAACCCAATACTTTTATCCAACCTGGGCAGATATTCTAATTCATCAATATAAATCTAAAGGTTATCAAGGAAGTAACTGGGCTAGAAGTGGAGCGGGCAATCAATATATTAATATGAGATTGTGGGAAGCAAACACTGTTCATAAATTTAATAAAGATGATATTATATTATTACAGTGGAGCAGTATGTTTCGTGAAGATAGATATCATATGGGTCATGGTTGGTGGACACCAGGTAACTTTAGCGGGTTAACTTTAGATAACGAAGGCATGGTGCTTAATAATTTTTATTACAAAACTAAATGGCAATGGGCTGATATGATTCATTGTGTTATGCGAGACTGTGCTACTATAAGTTCAACACATAAAGCATTGTCTAGTATTGGGTGTAAAGTAGTATCAACAGCATTTAGAGAACCAGTAGAAGGTTGGGAAGAACTATCGCCTGAGTTTAATAAAACTAATTCTAAATTAGAGTTAGAGGATGTTAGGGCAGTACTAGAATCATATAAAGACGACATACAAACATCTTGCCCACCAATACTAAATGCATTAAACTTTGGAACTGATCAAGCATTTGCAGATACCAGACCTAAGAGTGTTCCTGATAGAACAGCAGACTCGCAACATATGCTACTGCCAGAACTTCATCCTTTAACACACGAAGCCGCAGAGTTTGTTGACACACATGTTGAATCACTTACTTCCGAGACAAAAGAATTTGTAGATTTTTGGAAACAACAGTATATAGATAAAGATCTTATCTACTTAGAAGATTTAAAATGGTTTAATTCTGATAAGATAGGTTGGTCAGATGATAGATGGAGACCTTAATAAATGAGTACACCGGTAATTGGATTAGACCGAGACGGAACTATCAACGAAGATATTGGTACATATGTAACTAAACCTGAACAATTTAAACCTATTCCAGGAAGTTTAGAAGCAATAAAAATGATTCGAGACAAAGGATATGATGTTGTTATTTTAACAAATCAAGCCGGCATTATGAAAGGTATTTGTGATGCAGTTGATGTTGATGTAGTGCATAACTATATGTTACAGTTATTAGGCGAAGTTGGTTGTAAAAATATTAATGGATTATATTATTCAACTACTAATTTAAAAGATGACATTTATGCAAAACCCAATATAGGAATGTTTAAACGTGCCGCTGCCGAAGTTGGAGTAGATTGGAAAAACGGTGTATACGTTGGTGACAAAATTACAGATCTTAAAGCCGCAGTTAAAGCTAAAGCTCGCCCAGTATTGTTGCGTACTGGACACGGAAAAGAAACCATTGAAAAATTAGATTCTTTTGCTAATAAAGACCTTAAAAAACAAACAGAAGTGTTTGATAATCTTTATCAATTTGCTCATAGCTTAGTTGATCTACGATAAAATTATAGTGCTACATATATTTTCAAAACGATAAATACAATATGGAGCATGTGAAATGAATAAAACATTAAACGGTCTATTCTCAAAAGGGCTAAACAACACTATTTTACTACCCCAGCAGAGTAGTTTTAGTTACAAAGGAAATTGGATTGGAGTTCATAACAACAGTGTAATGGACAAATGGCACGTTGGCGACTTTAGTAGCGCCATTTACCAAATCACTGTAGAATTTGATTCAAATGAAAAAGAAATTATGCAACTTTCTGTTGTTGCTAGACCCGATAGAGCAGTTGCATCTATCTTTGGGCGTTCTAGCATTAACCAAGAATTAGTAAGTATAAATGTAACTGTAGACGAAAGTATTTGTAAAGTCATGGTGTCTCCAACATCAAGAACATGGACAGGAGCGAAATTAATTTACCATGCAACTTATGCAAGGACAATACATCAACTTACTCCTCCTGCTATTGTCGCAGATGTATCCTCAGAGGAAGCATCTGGAATAAATACTTTTGATGCAACAACAACGTATTTTGATAATACAAATATAACATTTGATAAGGTGTAAGGAATGGCAAAATCAACAATTAATATAGGTACAGCGGCAAACGACGGTACTGGCGACAGTTTAAGATCTGGCGCAACTAAAGTTAATGCAAACATTGACGAAGTGTACGGCGCACTAGGCGACGGCACAAACTTAAAAGATATTGTAAACTCAAACTTAGAGCTTGATGTTCCTAACGACGACACAAAAATTAATAAAATTGCATTTCATGTTGCTACAACTAACCAACTAAACCAAGTTAGTCCTTCAACTTATCACGGTGCATTGATGCACAATCACCAAACTGGTACTGTACATGTTGCACACGCAGGAGCTTGGCATAAATTATTAATGGATACAAGTGGCGGAGCAATTACAAATTACACTAGTCCTTTAGCTTCAGTTGCATACATTGGTAACATTAATAGCTTAACTGATGTAGACACAGTCTCGCAACCACCACAAACTGGAAATGTTTTGAAATGGGATGGCGGCAAATGGGCACCAGGTACTGACGTTTCATCAGGTGGCGCTGGTCTAGATGCTGATACATTGGACGGGTTTGACAGTGCATACTTTACAAATTATAATAACTTAAACAATAAACCTACTATTCCTTCAGCACTAACTGATTTAGGTATCGAAGACGGTAGTGCCGAACAAGTATTAACTACTGATGGTGCAGGCGGATTTACATTTACAACAGTTAGTTCAGGTAGTGTACAAAATTTATTTGAAACTGTTGCGTCCGATGTTGGAAATACTACAGCAAATAGTGCTACAGATACACTTACTATTGCAGGCGGAACAAATATTGCAACTGCAATTGTAGGAGATACTTTAACAATTAATTATGTTGGCTCGCCAAATTCAGGTGAAGCAAACCAAAATGCATTTAGTAATGTACAAGCTGACACAGGTCTTGCTGAAGCAGATAACACTACAGATACACTTACTATTGCAGGCGGAACAAATATTACAACAACTGTATCTGGAGATACAGTTACAATTGATTATTCCGGAACTAATAGTCTAGATAGCTTAACTGATGTTGTAATTACAACACCGGCTAACGGTTCGGTTATGGCATACAACGGAACAAATTGGATTGATGTTCCCCAAACAATTGATAGAATGGCATACGGTGCTATTACAACTTTAACAGTTACAGCAGATAGTAGTAACGGATATAAATTTGATCAATATGGAGCAACAGAAGATCCAGTTATTTACGCATTGTCAGGATGTACTATTGCATTTGATCTAAATAATTCTTCATTAGCAAGTCATCCATTCCAAATTGAAACAAGTGGCGGCAGTGCATATGACACAGGATTAGTACATGTTGCAACTGATGGTACAGAATCAATAGGATCAGATGCACAAGGAAAAACAAGCGGAACATTATATTGGAAGATTCCGGCTAATATTAGCGGAAACTATGCATACCAATGTACAGTACATTCAGCTATGAGAGGAACAATTACAATTAAGCAATTGAGCGCAATTTAAGGTAAGTTATGGCAGTAATAAACGATAAATTTCAAGCACAGAATGGATTTGAAAGTCCAAACTTTAGTGTCGATAGCACTGGAAAAATAACAGCACCGGTCATTAACGTTCAAAGTATTTTGTTGAACGGGACACCATTTGTGGCATATGTGCCGCCAGAAGAAGTACCTGGTGGTGGAGATGACGACGGCCCTGTAATTACAAATGTGTTTGAGTCCTTAGCCGTAACAGGAGGAACTCTTAGAGTTTCGTATTTAGGTCAGCAAGCAATTAATGTAGTTAACGGTGTAGTAAAAATTAACAGCGTAGGATTACTACCAGGATCAATTGATCATGTTGATATTGGTTATATTGAACCTGTACAGGTAAAAGCATATACTATTGATATGACAACAGCACCTGATAGTTCAGCAAGTAATATTAACTTTAATGGCGCAAAGTTAAATGGAGATTTGGATATTGTAGATAATGTTGTTTTAAGTAGACAACCTACACAATCAGGACACGCAACAAGTAAAGGATATGTAGACGCAACAGCAACAGCTCTTGCGGTAGCATTTGGAGCATAAAGAATGGCAAAGAAAAAGATTTATAATTACAAGTTTTATCCAGGATTGGGTCTAGACGACAACACCTATCCAAATGCATGGTCACTTTTAACACAGAATAAAGAATTTATTAAGGCCGAAGTTGCGGCATGGATCCAAGCACAAGTAGGACAGGGTGCTACAGGATTTGTTGGTTACACATATAATAAAGAAAAATGTGAAAGAGACACAGGATTTAACGTTGATGCTTACGCATTTGATTTAAGATATACTGGAAATTCTGAAACATATAGAATTGCAAATACATATTTTGAAAAAGAAGTTGCACAGGTTGACGGAGATAGAGTAGCAGAAGTTAAAGCAAAAGAATTTACACGTGATTTAATTATCAATCATGTGTTTAGTAATTCTCCACAATCAACACCGTATCAAGGCAATGTTGCACAAGTAATTGATTTATCAAAGACTGCCGAACCGGCAGCTGGCACAGTTATTCAAACATTAATTGGACTTGTTGTTAATGTATTAACATCAGGATTAAGTGCATTACCAACATTCCAACGTAAAGGTTTAGGACATATTAGATTCCAAGGCAATTATGATTCAAGTGATTTGTTAATTGTAACGAACACAACGAAAACAGAAGTCATTTATAACTTTACAGATGTAACCAAAGGCGGCATAGTTACACGTAAAAATGATGTTACTCCTAGAGATAGTAGCGGATATACTGAAAAGTTTGATTCAACTGATGCAAATTATAATGCAGACGGCGATTTTCCAAAGTATTTACAGACTACCGACTCGGTAACTATTTTAGATCTTACGTTTAATACATCGTCTATGAGCGAAAGTGACGAACTTCAAATCTTTATTGATAGTCCAGAACAACGAACAAGACCATATGACTTTGGTACAGATGCCATTGAACGTATGCGTATTGCTCCTCCGTTATCAATGCTTGACGCTGACTTTGAATACGGCTTACAGCCTACAAAGTGGTCAGCTATTGGCATGATGAGAGGGTATCCAAGTGTATATGAACTTCCAGGCACAGATACACAAGTACAAAAGGTACAAACAGACGCTTCTGCAGGAACAGAAGGAATTGGATCAAGTAAAATTACAGTTACAACAATTGGTGCACACGGTTTTATACCTGGCACACCAATTACAATTAAAGCACTAGAAGACGGTGTTGCTGGCGCGGCAAGAGCTGAAGGCTCGTTTATTATTATTGAAGTTCCAACAAATACCACATTTACTTTTTATGCAAAAGCAAAAGTTGGTACAACTGACGGTGAAATTCTTTCTACAACATATACTCAATTAAGACAAGGTGCGTTTTATACTGGTGCTAGTATTGGACAGCCTGCATTTGATGTGTTTAGTAATGGTACAGCAGGTACTATGTCACTAAGTTTAACTGCTCAACCAGGCGAAAATAGACTTGCATTTACAGGCGACGTACCAGAAGTTGGCGCTCCAATTAATGACCCGGCATTTCCTGTAGGTACACAGGTTACAGCTATTTCAAGTACACCTAACGGGTTAGCACTACCTTTACAATTAACGGCTGATGTTGCCCCAGGTAATACAGATATTCAAGTTGCTACTACTGTGGGAATTGTTCCAGGACTAGCGGCAAATAACGGAAGTAATGATGCTATCTTTGTTAACAATATTGTAGGTAATACAATTAGTATGAGTGGAAGTTTTACCACAGCAATTACTAGAAACACAGAAACATACACAGGTGTTTCAGGATCAATTGCTTCTCCAGTAGGTAACAACGGACAGTTTAATATTACTAGAACCGGAGTTGACTATAGCATAGCTAGTATTGCACAAGCAGGTAGCGGATATGTTGCAGGTGACGTTGTATTAGTTACAGGTGACAACTTAGGTGGACAAACACCAGCAAATGATGCTACTATTGTAATTACTACTGTTAACGGTACGGGTGGTATTACTGGTGCAAGTATTAGCGGAACAGCACTAAGCGGAAGCATTTCTTACTTAGCAGTAACATCTACATATAACAATGCTGCCGGCGATTTTGGTACAACAAATTTTGATATTTCATACGAATCAGGCGGCTTTACAACAGTAGATATTAATTCACCAAACGATACATCAGGATTTGCTATTAATGATAGGATCCGTATTGTAGGTAGTCAGCTCTTAGGCGGATCTGGACAAGACGGTAATCAAGCATCAGGCGGCAACGACTTTGTAGGTAAAATTACATCTGTTGGCGGCGGTGGCTCTATTACTACTGTAGAAGCAGATAACGTAGCTTGGAGTCAAGGTACGCCTCCTAGTCAAATTAGAAGTTATCAGTTCGGTGGAGTTGGTTTATCGTTTACTGGGGGATCAGGTTCTAATGTTGAATTTACTATTAACGTTGATGGTACATCATATGGTATACAGTTTTCACAAGCAGGAACAGGATATAATACAGCTGATACATTAGTATGTTTAGGGTCCGATTTAGGCGGCGCAACTCCTGCTAATGATTTGTATTTAAGAGTTGTTGCAGTAGATGGTGTTGGCGGAATTCTTGATGTAAGATTAGAAGGTGCTGATGAATCTTCAATCCCGACAGCATTTAATGGCGGCACATTTACATCTAAAACATTATCAAATGTAACAGGATCAGGCGCAGTATTCGACATTACAAATGACGGTATAAATTATAGCGCAACTATTGATACAGCTGGTATAGACTATCATTTAGATCAAACATTTACAGTAGCTGGAACAGAATTAGGTGGAACAACTCCAGCTAACGATGCTACTATAACTGTTGCTACTGTAAGTGGAACTGATGGATCTATTACAGGTGTAACTATTGCAGGCAGTGCTCCTGCACTACCAACATCATTTAGCGGTGTTGCAGGTACTAATCAAGCACATGCTGGTGCAGGCGGCACATTAAATATTACTAGAACAGCAGGAACATATACGATTGCAATTAATGCATCGGGATCAGCTTATCAAATTGGTAACAAAATTACTATTGAAGGAACAGCACTTGGAGGTATTTCACCTACAAATGATGCTACTGTATTAGTAACAAACGTTGACGGCAGTGGCGGATTAAACACTGTTACTATTGAAGGAACAGGCGCTGGTGGCGGCAGTTTAAATTTAGTTAACGGTGTTACACTTACTGACTTTAGTACTCAAACAATTACTTCAGGATCTGCAGTCGACTTTGAAGCACTTGCAACTATTGAAATTACATGGCCGTATGCACACGGTATTGTTCCAGGTGATACATTTATTGTTGACGTTGCATCTGATGATGGAGGAACTAATAATCACTCGTTAGCATCAGGTTCGTTTATTGCAATTAATATTCCGACCACTAAGAAACTTAGATACAATGCTAGAGCCCCAGGAAATATTTTAGAAGCCACAGCCGGCGATAGTACTGTTGATAAGATTCAAGGTAACATTTATATGCGTCCAGACAGTTTCTTTATTCACAGACCATATGACGGCGGCGTGCAGTTAGGCACAGGTGGTCCACAACACGGTGCGCAAGCAATTCGTCAGAGTAAAAAATATATTAGATATCAGTCAGGTAAAGGTATTATGTACACAACTGGTGCATTGTTTGCTCCAAGTTATGATGTACGTACTGTAACATCAACAGGCACAGAACTAGGAAATACTATTACTATCGTTACTGACGACAATGATCACGGCGCACAAGTTGGTGGTAAAATTAGACTTATTGGAGTTGAAACAGCTGGGTATAACGGCGAATATATAGTGACACAAATTGTAGATGAGCGCACACTACGCTGTCAGAATTTAAGAAGACTAGGAAGTACAACAGCCACACTTGGATTTGCCGCACAGATGAGTGTAGTTAGTTGGCATGGTGCAACAGTACGATCCGGCATCTTTGACGATCAAAACGGAATTTACTGGGAATTTGACGGTAAAAATGTAAGTGTAGCCCAAAGAACAAGTACAAAACAATTAGCTGGAACAGTAAGTGCTACACCGGATAATAACGTTCTTTACGGTACTAATACAAGATTTAGAGATCAGTTAAAAGCTGGTGATAGAATTGTATTAAAAGGTATGACACACGTTGTTGCTAACGTTGACTCAAACTCACAAATTACTGTAACACCAGACTATAGAGGTGTTAGCTCAATAGGTGCAGCCAAAATTAACTTAATTACAGATAAAAAAGTTCTACAAGAAGAATGGAACTTAGACAGACTAGACGGCACAGGGCCAAGTGGATACAATATGGATGTTAGATACATGCAGATGATTGGTATTCAATACAGTTGGTATGGTGCTGGTTTTATTGACTGGATGCTACGTGGTGCTGATGGTAACTTTGTATTCTGTCACAGAATGCGTAACTCAAACGTAAACACAGAAGCATTTATGCGTTCAGGTAACTTGCCTGTGCGTTATGAAGTTACTAACGAAGGTGCAACTACTGCACTAGCGGAAAGCATGGATACTACTCAAGATTATATTCCGTTAGTAGAATCGAAGTTCTTCCCAAACAACGGTACAGTGTATATTGATAACGAAATTATTACATATTCATCAATTGATCATACTGCTAAACGACTTCTAAACTGTACACGTGGGACATTCTTAAGTAATTTCCAAGCTGGAGCCAATAGACAATATCAAGCTGGTCCAGCAAGTAATCATGAGATTAGAACAGGAGTTGTATTAATTAGTAATACAATTACTCCGCTTATTAGTCACTGGGGTTCTGCGTTTATTACAGATGGCGGATTCGACGAAGATCGTGGTTATATCTTCTCATACACAGAAACAGGACTGGCAGTGACAACAACAAGACAAACAGCGTTCTTGCTACGTCTAGCACCTAGTGTTTCAAATGCTATTGTTGGAGATTTAGGAGATAGAGAACTACTAAACAGAGCGCAGTTACTTATGCAAGGTCTAGAAATTACCTCAGACGGACTTGATCCAACCAACTCTAACGCACCAATTTACGGTGGTATTGTTATTGAAGGTATTCTTAATCCACAAAACTACCCACTCAATCCAAACGATATTGGTTGGACAGGATTGTCAGGACTAGCACAAGGTGGACAGCCAAGTTTTGCTCAGGTTGCTTCGGGCGGTAGTGTTAACTGGAACAGTGGTGATACTGCTACATATACTACAGCGGCAGTTATGCCAAAAGTTACAACGTCAGCGCAGTTAATGCCATGGTGGGCTTTTAGAACAAATAGAAACTATGCATACTTTGACCAAGTATCTTGGGAACAAGCTAACTTATCTACAGGTGATCTTGTAAATGCAGATGGCGGCGGCAACGAATACTTCCCAGCAGGAACTACAATTCAACAAATTGTAGACCAGACTATTTACGGAAGATATTTAGTTTACTTTACACGTAACTCAAATAATAACAGTGGCAACGGTGCTATACAAACATTTGAAAAAGGTGGCGATCTAGATAACGCTTCTTATGCATTCTTTACTAAAGCTGTTTGGGACGCATCAGGTGCAAGAGCAGGCACAGCATTAGGCGACGCGGCAGGAGATCCAACTAACCAACCTGATATTACTATGCCTTCAGGTACAGCGGTTAACAGTATTCAAGGTCCGTTAACTTTTGGTGTTACAGGATCAGGAGGTATTGAATACTTTAAAGTTAACTTTAATAACTCGTTTAATGGTACAGTTAGTCCAGGAGATTTGTTTAACTTTACATTCCAACAGCCTCCGTATGCACAACCAGGAGAAACAGTATTCTCGTTCATTGCGCAACCTGGAGAAAGAGCTACACTAGATTTAGGACAGTTGAAAGAACTTACAAATACTACATTAGGTGGTAGAGGTACGTTCCCGAACGGACCAGACGTATTGGCACTAAACGTTTATAAAACGTCAGGTGAACCTGTAAATGCTAATATTATTATTAAATGGGGTGAAGCACAGGCTTAACAGCCCGTACTTTCATCGGAAAGAATCTCAGGTATTGCCTGAGATTTTTTTTGACTATCTCCTGGCATAATTCTATAATTATCTTCTACACTGTCAGGAGTACTTACCTCTGTAATACTACTACCTGCTTCCATACATACTACTTGATGAGGTTGAAGAGGAGGATTATGCCAAGTCATTCCTTCAGTAAGTTCTTGCGATTTAAATTCAGCAGTTTCAGTATCGATCCATTTTAACAAAAATCTTCCGTTGTTTACAAACCATGTTTCGTCTTTTTCTTTATGAAAATGCATACTAAATTTTGCCCCAACGCGATCAAACACCATAATCTTACCACAGTACTTGTCATTAGTTGCCCAGATTAGTTCATATCCCCAACCTTTATCTACTTTGCCTTCAAGTCTAGTTGGCTCCATTTAAATATTCCTCCACAGTAATCCAATGTCTAATTGGAATTGTATTATGTAATCTTGCATTATCTGCACATGTATATTCTTGATATTGTCCTTTAAGTTTATCAGGCATATCAATATATTCAATAGTTGCATTATGTTTTTCAGCAACTAATTGAGCAACTTTTTCTACACTAATTGCGTTACCAGTTCCAACATTATAGATACCGCTAACATCTTGTTCCATCATTTGTTCGTGTATACGCACTATATCATATACACAGACACAATCACGTTTATACTGATCACTGTTTTTAAAAAGTTTAATAACACCGTCTTGTTCTGCTTGACGCTGAAACTTGCTTACAAGACTCATTTGATCACCTTTATGACCTTCTCCAGGACCGTATACGTTAAAATAACGGAAGCTCTGTACATTCATTTGAAATGAGTCTGGTTGATAAATTCCATGATCAACTAGAAATTTATCAACTAAGTATTTGCTCCAAGCATAAGGTGTTTGCGGATATTTTGGCGCATCTTCATTAAAATCGGTATATGGACCATACACACTTGCACTACTTGCTAGTTGAATATTTGTGCCGTAATTATCACAAACTTGCAATAGCCTTAGCGTAAACTCGTAATTATGAGCCCAAACTTTTTCAATATCTCTTTCTGTCGTATCTGAAATTGCACCAGTATGAATTACCCAATCATATTGATCTACTGCCGGAACAACGTTTTCAACATATTCAAAACCTTCAACCTCGTGCCCTTTATGCAACATATAATTTGCAATGTGACTTCCAATAAAGCCTTTATGTCCTGTTACTAAAATTTTCATGTATTCTCTCTACTATATTTGTGGTTGACTTTCCTTTAACTGTAGGAAAAATTTCTACATTATAATCTTGATGACCAACTACAGTCTCTATTATATAGTCTCCGCCCTTAATAATCAAGTCTGGATTGACTATTTTGAGCAAATTTTCTGGGGTATCTTCTGTAAATACCTTTACTTCATCTACCCAAGGAAGCACTTCAAGTTGTTCAATACGTGTAGCAATATCGTTAATTGGTCTATTAGAACCTTTTAATCTTTGAACACTAGCATCACTATTAACACCAACTACTAATTTATCACCTCTACTTTTTGCATATTTTAACAATTCTAAGTGTCCGGCGTGTAGTACATCAAACACTCCATTTGTAAATATTACTTTTCTTTTAATATCACGCATTGTTACAACATGCACTCCACGATGTTCAACAGATCTTGCACTTGCATAGCATGCAAGTTCGCATGCTTTAAAAATATCCATACCTTCGTTAATTCCATATGCAATTACTGCCAATGCAGTATCACCAGCACCAGTAACATCAGCAACTTCTTTAACAGGTTCTTTAAAATGCCTGTAGGTTAAATCGTTACATAGTACATGCATTCCGTTTGCACCGTCTGTGACTACGAGATATTTCCAGTTATGATTTTTAAGATGTACAATAGCTAATTCTTTTTTAAATTCACCAAACCATTCAGTATATTCTTTCATATTAGGTTTTACTAAAAATGCACCATCATAAAAATCAGGTGATTGTTTAGGATCAACAATTACTTTACATCCTTTAGATACTAAGGTTTGTACAGTATTTTTTCTAATTACACCTTTATCATAATCGCTTATTACAACAACATCGTCTTTATTAATTTCTTTTAATAATTTTTCAAATGCAGTATTATTAGAATATTTTTCTTCTCTGTCCCATCGTACTATCTGTTGTCCATTTTGTCCTACTACTCTATTTTTACTAGTGGTTACATTTGCATCCATTACTACATTAAAATCAATATTTGTATTTTTATCAAAACATTCGACGAGCTGATATCCTTCTTTATCTGTAGATATGGCACCGTATAAACTAATTTCACCAACTAAACTAGAAATATTTAATGCAACATTGCCAGCGCCTCCTGGTTTTAATTCTTGATGTGTTTCGAGCAATACTGGTACAGGTGCTTCCGGACTAATCCTAGATGCTTCTCCGATAATCCATCGATCTAACATTACATCGCCATAAACTTTGATCATTACATTCCTCTTATATATTTTGTGTTATCGGGTAAATTTTCTGACTTCATATGATGTTGTTGAACATGGTATAGATATGCACTATCACTTAACACTACATCATTATTATAGTTCAATTCTTTACGTGCAACTATATCTGTTAATGCGCCAGTACCAGTTAAAACAAAACTCCATAGTGGCCATCCGGCACTTCCTTCTTGTCTTGGAAATAGTGTAGCATTAGGAACTCTGTGTTTGCATATTTCGTGAATGGAGTTTACAAAATCAGTTTTTGTTGCACCGCTATCAATATGTTTCCAAAATTCTGTATCATTTCTGCCGCAGGTATAATGTGCTACAAGAAAATCTTTCATTGTATCGTACAAGTGTCCATTAACTTTATTGTAGTTTTCTACTTGTGCATCATTACATGTTTCTTGGACATGTGATCCTAAACAACCAAATATAAAATGTTTTAATTGGAAAATAGTTGTATGAATACTAGTTGCTTCTAACGGTTCAGCAAACGCCGCACACAAGCCAATTGACAATACGTTTTTAATCCACAACTTTTCTTGACGGCCACTATCAAACTTTAATAATCTAATTGGATCAACTTTGCGTCCAATTGTTTGCTCTAGTTCAGCATGTGCTTGATCAGGGGTAACAAAGTCATCACAAAATACATATCCGCATCCTCTCCGATTCTTTGTCGGAATCTGCCAACACCATCCATTGTTCTGCGCCCATGCATTAGTAACAGGTTCAATAATTTCATCATCTTCATACGGTAATAAAAATGGTAAGGCACTATTTACAGGCAAGTTTTCTTTATAACTTTTCCATTTTCCACCTACTGCTTTCATTAGCACTTGATTAAATCCACTAGCATCAATAAACATATCTCCAATTACAGATTGACCATTAGATAAATTTAGTTTTTCAATGTATCCTGACTCACTGTTAAGTATAACATCATTTACTTCACTGTCAATATGTTCAGCATTACTAATCTTTTTAAAGTATTGTCCTACTTTGTGAGCATCAAAATGATAAGCGTGATTTCCTGCTGGCTCTACAAAACTGTTTTTATTATGATGTATTTTATAACCTAATTCTGTTGAAATATGTAATAAGTTATTATCTCGGTAACCTAGTGCATGCTGAAAAATAAGATCAGACCGATCATTTGATGTTGGGCTACCGTCAATTGGACCTATGTAAAACTTACTAGGATCTTTGTTCCACCCAATATGTTTAATACCTAGTTTAATAGTAGCATCACATTCTTTAATAAAATCTTGTTCATTACATCCAAGATCCCACATCTCATTTTGTACAATGTTAGTTAGTGATCCAGTTGATCCTTCACCAGCACCGATAATACCTATCTTAGAGCTTTCAATTACAGTAACTTTATGTTCAGAACGTATTTTTGAAATCATTAGCGCGGCTAGCCAGCCGGCAGTGCCTCCACCGACAATAACTATTTTCATACCAGCGATCCTCTATCGCCCCTAGCCTGGGCTAACTGAAACCAATCTAGTCCTAAGTTAGTTGATTTGATAGCATCTGTATGCTTTAAACTAGTGTGCATTCTAATCTCTTCTGCTTTTTGAAAATCATGTAACAAAAAATCAATCTCCTGTGGTGGCATATAGTTTAAATCTACGTTTACAGGATAACCCATTTGTATTAACCATAAGTGCCAATTAGGCGGATGGAATAATGTTCTTGATTGGACAGGAGTGTAAAATTTACGTTGTGGATCTTTTAACCAATCCTCATACCATAGATGTTTTTCTGATTTTACATGTGTTTCTTTTACATAATTCCAGAATGGCGTATCCCATTCTGTGTCAGCATAATGACTGTTTACAAAATCAACAGAGTCATTATACCAAACTTCCATTTCTCTATTGTAGGTTTCTATATTAGTATCATTATAAGCGTATTGAGGGATCATATCCATTAGTTTCTCAACACCCGTAGTCATACTAGCAAGTCCAGTTGATTCTAGCGGTTCGATAAATCCACCACTTAATCCAATCGAAACAACGTTGCCCTCCCAAAAGTTTTTACTGTAGTAAGGTACCCAATCAATTAATTTTAAATCTTCTGGTTTGATTCGATTATTCCAATGCTCACAGAAATAGCGTTTTGCCTCTTCTACGTCTGTAATATCCTTGTTAAATACTAGTCCTGAACCAATACGTGATTGTACTGGAATTTTCCAAATCCATCCATGATCAACAGCAGGACATTTTACATATGGTACACATTCTTTTTCAAAATCATCATATGGAATGTGTCCAGCAACAGCGGCATTAGTAAACAATCTACCTTCACCTAGCAGTTCTACCCTGTCTGCTTCTTTAAGTATACTTGCAAATCCTGTACAATCAATAAAAAAATCACTATGATGAACAACACCATTTTTAAGTTCTACGCTGGTTACATTATTTCCGTCTTTGTTTACTTTAACAACATCACTTTTAATTACAGTTACATTATTTTGACAAATTCTTTGTAATTCAGTTACTAATTTACCTGCATCAATATGATACGCTAAGGTTTCAAATGCTCCCCACATATCTAATTTATTCATCATGTTAACTTCGTATGTAGGTACAGATGTAGTTTTGAAATCTAAATTTTGGTGTTGCGCCCAAAGATCATACGCTGTACATCCTTGTTGGAAATAACTTCTATTCAAGTAAAAAGGATGCCACACATTGTTTTCTGGCTTCCGCCATCCAGGAAATTCAATTCCTGATTTATAAGTTGCATCAATATTAGCAAACCATTGGGGTAGATTAATTCCGCACTTTCTTAAAAAATGCGGAAAAGTTAAAACGGTTGCTTCACCAACGCCAATAGGATTACCTACTTCTTTGTCAATTACTGTAACAGGTAAATCCCAAAAGTTATTTTGAATATAAGTAGCCGCAAGCCATGCCGCTGATCCACCACCTACTATAGTAATGTTTTTAATTTTCTTCATTTTCTAAAAATCCTATTAAATCAAAAACTGTTTTTAATTTTGTTTGATTTGATTTATTTTGCAAAGTGCTACGTAATCCCATATGTAAAGGCATAGGCCACTTTCCAAAACTAACCCATGCATATCCATCGTGTTCGGCATTAAGTACAGGTAAAAATTCTTCTTTTATAACTACTAGATACGTATGAAAGCTAAATTTTTCGTCAGTACTAACAAATGTTTCAAGGGGAATAGTTTTGATTATATTAGGTAATCCACCTACTTCTTCGTGAATTTCTCGTTGCAAAGCAGGCCAAGGGAGTTCATCCTTACCGTTAGTGCCGCCAACAAGTCCCCAAACATTTTTTTGTTTGCTTTGTGTGCGGTGTAATAATAAGAATCGTTTCGTACTTAGCGAATAAATTAATGCTCCGCTACAAATTATCTCATGGTTCATATAACTAGTTATCTTAGAATGCTAGTCGCCATGTTCCTTTTCGGTATAATCCTTCGAACGATAAAATCCAATCAGATCCGGTCCATCTGTACTGAATTCCAGTGTTAAGATTAGTAACATACTTTGTAGTTGTACCTGGGTCTGCACTAGCATCAAATACGATATGCCATTGATATCCATCCCATTCTACAATGTCGTTTTCGTTTGCTACAAAATCTGTACCGTCTGCATTTTTCCAAGCATCTGGACCATCATACGGGTCTCTACTACTTCCGTCATTTGGATCTTGGCCAAATGTCATTAATCCGCCAACATTTTCACTGTTATTTAGATTGCCGAGTAATAGTACTCTTGCTCCAGCATCTGTTGGATCTACATCTGGATTATATTTTTCAGGATCGATAATTAAATCTACACTTCCAGTATTGTTTCTTCCGCTAACAGTTGGAAAATCAGTATTTGTAGGTATAGTGTCTGGGTCCCATTGCACTAATAATTGTGTATCATCAAGAGAGTTTAATGTGACAACACCATTTACGCTATTAGTAACTGATTCTCCTTCGATTGTAACTCGTTGTACTTGTAATTGTGTAAGTCCGTTTTGAAAGCCAGGTCCTTCTGGAGCTCCTTCTAAGAATTTAGGCCAAGATACTCCACCAAGTCTACCTTTATATATTAGTTGTGCAATTCCGTTGAGTACTTGCATATCAAAACTACCCCAACTAGATGCCATTACGTTTCCTGTAAGACTGCTAGTATCAAACGGACCATTGCCAGCCGGGGTAAAGTTATTAGGATCTGTACCTCTCATTGCAGGACGATTTGTATCAGTCCATGCAAGTAATTCTGGTTGTGATGTACCTAACGAAATACTTCCTCTTGATTCGTCAAATATACTCATTACGACATCAGTAATAACACCGAGCTTTTTAACTTTAACTGGCATATTAATATAGATAGGTGTTGTAAATCCTAATTGCGCTACATCAATATCACTTTCTGTACCAATTGGAATTGATCTACTACTAAAACTCATAGATGTAAGTTCAACACTAGTTAAACTACTCCAGTCAATATAGTTGTCTGTAGTTTGTATTTCTAAACTAGGATTAAACAGCATTAATATCTGTTCAAGTATTTGTAATTTTTGATCTGTATTAGTTGACCATATATCTACATTTATGTTAAGTGTATATGGACTTGGCATAATACGTTCGACTGTATAATTTTTTCCTTGAGTGTTTAAGTACTCTTTATTTTCGACATCATAAGCACGTTCACGAATATTAACTTTATTAGTATATGTAGAATCAGCTGTCCTTGATCTGTCTTGTTCAAGTCCAGTAATATATACACCAATACGAGGTGCACTCGGAACTTTATTTTCGGAATTGTCTCTAAGAATATGTCCTACTTGACGTGTAATATCTCCATATAAAACAGGTACTTGTACTATTTTACCGTCGCCGTCTTTATACGAAAAGTTACTAAACAACCTTACTAATTGTGTAACATATCTTCTTATTTGACCATCATAGAAATGTTGCATTAATTATCCGCCTTTGGTCTAAGTGCTTTCGAAATACTTTGTCTTTCAACAGTCTCTTCGCCGCCAATAGTATCAGTATTAGTGTTATTAATAAAGCTACCTTTTTGTGTTTTCTTAGTATCAGTATTACTCAGCGTCATACGTACTTTATCTTCCATTTTAACCCACATTGATCCATTGTATCTAAACAATCTATTTGGAAACATATCAACTCTTAAGAAATAGTCGCCTTCAACACTAGTTGTAGGGAAACTGATTCCGCTACCAAATGCTTCACCATTGGGTGCAATTCCGTCTCCAATCAAATATCCCTGATATCCATTTCTATCAGGTGTTTGATTAACTCTACTTGCATCTAAATTTCCACTAGCAATACTAGCATCAATGTCATTTTGATCAGCTCTAACTACTTCTGGAATATTATTTTCATCAACTTGTAATGTAAAGAAACTTGTAGTATCATAACCTGACATATCTGCATCTGCTTCAGCTTGCGAAATAATTGCATTATTAATTTGCATTTCTTTTTCGTAAGTTGATAATACATCACGTAATGTTTGTGAACTACCTTCTTCAGTTGGCAAGTCAAGAATTTCTTTAAACTCTTGACTATCCATAATCTGTTTCATTTTAACACGATACAAATGCGGATACCAAGTAGGACTAAATCCTTCGCTTGCACGATTAACATCTTCTACAACATAAAATCTTTTTAATGCTACACTATAATCATTTAATGCAAATTCGTCTTTTAGATGCGGCAATTCAATTACATCTCCTGCCATAATTTTTCGACCCAGTGCCTTAACACTGTAATTAATAGGTATTGTCATAAAAACAATATCGTTTTGTAAGAACAATCCAAATTGACTCATGTCAAAATCTACATCACTTACGTTGTAGATTCCTCTCATAGTATAAATGTTTGGATCGTATTTTCTATCTCTGTTTTCCATAAACAACATATCTTGTATGTTAGTTTCTTTAACAGCATCATAACGAGGTTGATCAGCAGTTGCATCTACTTCCTCTGGGTTCTTAGGACCTAAGTATTTGTGAACAAATACGTCGGTACCTCCGACAGTAAACATCTCTGTTATAGTCTTATCTAAGAAATCGTAATCTTTCCCTCTTTCGGGTTTATATAAACTGAGTCTTGGCATAGTAATGTTATTTATCGTTGCATAAATAGTATAGCGGAGATGAAAGAACATGGCTAATAATATTAACACAAAAAGACAAGAAGTTTACAAGTATGTAGAACTTAATCTAGGCGGCGGCATGATTGACGTTGAATTAGATCCGGATCACTACGAAACAGCATTAAATACAGCACTTGCAAAATTTAGACAGCGTTCTGATAACAGTGTTGAAGAATCGTATTTTTTCTTGCCAACAGTTATTGATCAAAATGATTATATATTACCAGACGAAGTTATGGAAGTTAGACAAATTTTCCGCAGATCAATAGGGTCAAGAACAGGCGGTGGCGATGGCGGAACATTGTTCGAACCATTCAATATGGCTTACACAAATACCTATTTGCTAAGTTCTTCTAATATGGGCGGTCTTGCTACGTATGCAATGTTTGCAGGATACCAAGAACTAGTAGGACGCATGTTTGGATCATTCATTGAATTTAAATGGAATAGATCTAACAAAAAACTTACAATTCTACAACGATCAAGAGCAGAAGAAGAGTTACTACTATATGTGTATAACTATAGACCCGACTTTGAACTGCTAGACGACTATCTAGCAAGCCAGTGGATTAAAGATTACACACTTGCAAAATGCAAATATATGCTAGGCGAAGCACGTAGTAAATTTGCTACCATTGCAGGACCACAAGGTGGTAGTAGTCTTAATGGTGATGCCCTTAAAGCAGAAGCCGCTGCCGAGTTAGAAAAGTTAGAAAACGATGTAGCAATGGCTGTACCAGGCGGCACAGGATACGGATTCACAATCGGCTAACATAAAGGTTGACACTTTATAAATTATTATGTATAATATATGTAAATTTGTAAGGATTCGTCATGATTATAGGTATTTGTGGATTAATTGGTAGTGGTAAAGGTACCGTTGCTGATATTCTTGTAGAAGAACACAATTTCCAAAAGATTAGTTTCGCAGATAAACTTAAAGATGCTGTATCACTTTTGTTTGATTGGGATAGAGACATGCTTGAAGGCGACACTGCTGAAAGCAGATATTGGCGAGAACAACCGGATAATTTCTGGTCAAAAGAAACTGGCCGCACAATTACACCTAGATTAGTACTACAAGAATTTGGCACAGATTGTATGAGAAATGGATTCTATGACGGAGTTTGGGTTAGTTTTTTTAAAAAAACAGTATTAGATAATCCTAAAACTAATTTTGTAGTACCAGACTGTCGTTTTGAAAACGAAGCAAGTATGATCAAAGAGCTTGGCGGAAATGTTTGGTGTGTAAAACGTGGACCTGATCCTTTATGGTTTAGACAATACATTGATTTAGATATACAACCAACAGACGTACATATGTCAGAATGGGCTTGGGCCAAAGTTCCATTTGATTTTAATATCTATAACGAAGGTACTCTTGACGATCTTAAAAGTCAGGTACAAGGTCGCCTTGCTTCCACCTTACGCCTTGCTTCTGTAGTACCCTCTGACAGTTAGCACATATTGTTTTTAAGTTACTGTGCAACGTGTTAGATAAATCACCATCTATATGGTATACATTAAATTGTTCTTTATGTAGTGATTTGAATCCGCATTTTTCGCATTGCTCTTTTTGACGATATCCGTTCTGATACCATTTAGGAATACCCCATTTTTTCTGTCCGTGATGTAAACAAGTATCACACGATTTCCTATAATAAGTTTTACCGTCTTTTTTATAGTTTACGGCCGCCGGCCTGTATCCACATTTACACAAAGGTCTCATAATACTATTTACCATACCTTTACACCACCTTTTATTCGGTGTTTCTCCATACTTTTTTAATCAAATCATATAAATACTTTTAACAGTTGTTTTATTTTAACAGGAGAACTACAAAATGGCATTAATATCACCAGGTGTACAAGTCAGTGTAATCGATGAAAGTTTTTACACACCAGCAGAACCAGGTACTACTCCAATGTTGTTTGTTGCGTCTAAACAGGACAAAGCAAACGCGGCAGGAACAGGTACAGCAAGAGGTACAACAAAAGCGAACGCAGGCGTTCCATTCTTAATTACCTCACAAAGAGATTTAGCAGATACGTTTGGAGATCCAATCTTTCAAACTGATGCAAACAATAACCCAGTAAACGGTGGGGAACTTAACGAGTATGGTCTACAAGCGGCTTACTCATATTTAGGAGTTTCAAACAGAGCGTTTGTTGTAAGAGCAGATGTTGACTTAGGTGAACTAGAGCCAAGCGCAAGTGCGCCAGCGGCAGCTCCGGCAAACGGAACATATTGGTTTGATACTTCCCTAACAAAGTACGGAATTTTTGAATGGAATTCAAATGCTGTGACTGTTACTGGTGGACAGTCATTTACAAATAAGATTCCATTGGTAATTACTTCTAACACTAATCTAGTTGGCGGATCAAATACAGGACTTCCAAAAGCTAGTGTAGGACAAGTAGGCGACTATGCAGTAGTAACAACAACTACTACTAACAAAGTATACTACAAGAATTCCTCAGGAACATGGGTTAAAGTAGGAACAGCTGATTGGGTTGCAAGTCATCCAACTATTAAGGGAACAGCAACTAACCCAACACTAGTAAATGGTGAAACTATCATTATTAATGGTACAACTACTGCCGTTACTGGCGTAAATGTTACACAAATGGCAGCTGATATTAACGGCGCAGGCATTACTGGCGTAACAGCTGGAGTTGTCGATAGTAAGCTATACATTTACAGTGATGGTAGTTCTATTACTGACGGTGGAAGTGATGTTGACGGAGCAATTGAAATTGCCGCAGGTTCATCAGGTACACTACTAGCAGACTTAGGTTTGACAGCTGGAACATATTACGCACCGCAACTAATTATTGCACCGCACACTAACGTTCCAGGATTTAAATCATCTGATACACAGCCTAGACCAACAGGTTCAGTTTGGTTTAAAATGACTGAAGCTAATTTAGGTGCTCAGATGAAAGTTAAAGTTTATAACTCAACAACTAAACTTTGGGCAGACAAAGCGGCTCCTGTGTATAAAACACACCAGGAAGCACTTTACAATTTAGATAAAACAGGCGGCGGAATTAACCTAGCACTAGGTACAGTTTATGTCCAGTCTCATACTACAGAAGCAGAAAATGAAGAATTAGACTTTACAATTTTTGCTAGATCAACTTCAGGAGCAACAAAGATTGTTTCAAGTCCTGTTACTGCAAGTAGTCTTACAGCAGGAACATACGGCTTTACAATGGCAGAAAGCGATCCAAACAAAGCAGCCATCCAAGGCGGCAAGGCAATTAGCATTACTGTTGCAGGAGCAATTACTGATGCAGATGAAATTGCTGGCGCAATTAATTCAGCAGGATTTGAAAACATTGTAGCAAGCGTAGATGCTTCTAACAGAGTTGTAATTGAACACAACGATGGAGGCGAAATCCGTATTGCAGATACAAATAGCGCACTAGGCGACATTGGCTTTGCGGCTTACAACTATTCAACTAAAGCAGGAACAGCAAACTTGTATGCGGCTCCAGCAGGCGATAGTGTTTATGATTTCCATGCTTCAAATTGGAGAATCCTAACACAAACTGCCGGACCAGATGCACCAACAGCACTAACAACTGATGGAGCATTGTGGTACAATTCAATTGTTGATGAAGTTGACATTATGGTACATAACGGTACCATTTGGAAGGGATATGCAAATGTTTATCCAGATGCTGATCCAACAGGACCAATTGTTTCTGCAACTGAACCTACTCAACAGACAGATGGATCATCTCCATTAGTAACTGGCGATTTATGGATTAGTACAGCAGATTTAGAGAACTATCCACAAGTACACAAGTACAATGCAGATTTACAAAAATGGATTGCATTAGACGAAGGTGATCAAACTACAGAAGATGGTATTTTGTTTGCTGATGCACGTTTTGGTACAAGCGGCGGTACAGCTACAGAAGCACCAAGTGGAACTATTCCTGAACTATTAGTAAGTGATTATCTAGACACAGATGCACCAGATCCTGCATTATATCCAAAAGGTATGTTGCTATGGAATCTACGCAGAAGTGGATTTAATGTTAAGAAATTTGTACGTAATTATGTAGATACTACAGCTAAAAACGTTCGTCAAGGTGATGTAAGTATGGCATTGTACTATCCACATCGTTGGGTAACAGAGTCAGCTAACCAACCAAATGGTGCAGGTAGCTTTGGACGTAAAGCACAGCGTAAAGTTGTTATCCAAGCACTACAAGCAATGGTTAACAGCAACCAAGATATCCGCGATGACGAATCAAGACTATTCAACGTTATGGCAACTCCAGGTTATCCAGAACTAATTGGTGAAATGGTAAGCCTAAATTACGATAGAGGTTTAACAGCATTTATCGTTGGCGATAGTCCAATGAGACTAGCATCCGATGCTACAACACTAAATGACTGGGGTAACAACGTTGCACTAGCAGTTGAAGATAACGATGATGGTGCAGTAAGCAGAGACGAATATTTAGGTATGTTCTATCCTAGCTTGTTTACTAGTGATAATGCTGGTAACAACATTATTGTTCCACCAAGTCACGGTATTATTAGAACACTTGCACTAAGTGATCAAGTTAGCTATCCATGGTTTGCACCAGCAGGTACAAGACGTGGTGGTATTACTAACGCAACAGCCGCAGGATACATTGATGCAGAAGGCGAATTTAAGTCAATTGCACTAAACGAAGGTCAGCGCGATACACTATATTCACTTAATATTAACCCAATTACATTCCTAACAGGAGCAGGACTTGTTAACTACGGTCAAAAGACTCGTGCAAGAAATGCAAGTGCGTTGGATAGAATTAACGTAGCACGTTTAGTAATTTACTTACGTTCACAACTTAAGAAACTTGCTAAGCCATACATTTTTGAGCCTAACGATAAAATCACACGCGATGAAATCAAGGCGCAAGTAGATAGCTTGATGCTAGAGTTAGTATCACAAAGAGCATTGTATGACTTCCTAGTTGTATGTGATGAATCTAACAATACTCCAAGTAGAATTGATAGAAATGAATTGTACGTAGACATTGCTATTGAACCAGTTAAAGCAGTTGAATTTATTTACATTCCGTTAAGACTGAAAAACACTGGTGAAATTTCAGGGCTATAATCGGATAAATAAAAGTAACAGGAGCATATAATGGCAATATCAACACTTTCAAAATTAACAGTACCATTAGATAGTAACGCAAGTGCATCTAATCAGGGACTATTGATGCCCAAATTACAATATCGTTTTAGAGTATCACTAGAAAACTTTGGGGTATCAAGTCCGTCAACCGAACTAACAAAACAAGTTATGGACGTAACAAGACCTAATGTTAGTTTTGAACAAATGACAGTTGACATTTACAACTCAAAAGTATTTTTAGCAGGTAAGCATACTTGGGAACCAATTACACTAAACTTGCGTGAAGATGTATCCAACAATGTACAAAAACTTGTTGGTGAACAACTTCAGAAACAATTTGACTTCTTTGAGCAGTCAAGTGCGGCAAGTGGTGCAGACTACAAGTTTGTTACTAGAATTGAAATTTTAGATGGCGGTAACGGAGCGAACGCGGCAAGCGTACTAGAAACATTTGAATTATACGGATGTTATTTAGAAAGCGCAAACTACAATAGCTTAAATTATGCAACTTCAGAAGTTGTTACTGTTGCCCTTTCTATACGTTACGATAATGCAATCCAATCACCACAAGGTACTGGTATTGGTACAGCAATTGGACGTACAATTAACACTGCTATTACAGGCGGCGGCGCTAGTTAATTTTAAAAAAATAATAAAATTAGGGACTTTATTGTCCCTTTTTTTATGACCGAATTATCTACACACTTAATTAAAAAGGCTAAATATTTGCATGAGTTTCTTAAACGGTTTTTTAGATAATGTAGCATCGGGTGCTTTAAATCCTAAAGGTAATCTTGCGGATTTTGCCCACGCGGCTAGAACGTTTGTTGATGACAATCACAGACTTGCTCCTAAAGTTAAATTTCTTTATCACGTGTCTTTTAGTATTAATCCTCAAGCGGCAGCAATTATACCTCAGTTTGATCAACGACACAAAGACGAAATTTCTTTGTTAGTAAAAACAGCACAATTACCTGGATTTAATATCCAAACAGATGTAAAACATCAGTACAATAGAAAAAAAGTAATACAAAAAAGAATTGATTATACTCCTGTAGGAATTACTTTCCATGACGACAATCTTGGTATTTCTACAGCATTATGGGAAGCATATTATAGGTATTATTATAGAGATGGCAATTATGCAAAAGTTGGACCTGCCGGAGGAGTTGAGCCATTAAACAGACATTATGATAATAGTTCATTATTTAACGAAAAGCAATATAGGTATGGATTTGATAACGATAGTTTAACTCCGTTCTTTAATCACATTACAATCTATCAAATGTCAAGGAAGCGTTATACTGCATTTACATTAGTAAATCCCTTAATAGCATCTTGGACACATGATACAATGGATTACAGTGATCAAGGTACTGGTGTAGAAAGTTCTATGCAGATTGAATATGAAACAGTTCACTACAGTAGAGGTCCTGTTAAAAATGGCCAACCAGCAGGATTTGCTATAAACCATTACGATAAAATGCCAAGTCCTAATAGTTTATCAGGCGGCGGCGCCGCTAGTTTATTGGGAGTAGGAGGCGTACTTGCTGGAGGAATGGGAGTACTTGACGATATTACCGGAGGTAACGTTAGTTTCGGAACTGTACTTAAAGCCGCGAATGCGATTGGAAACGGAAAATCATTAAATGCAAAAGGTATTGGACAAGAACTACTAGGTAGTGCAGTCGGCGCACTTGGACGTAGTCAAGGAATTGACGTAAGTGGAGTAGCAGGTGTTTCATTCCCAAGTGGAGGAATAGGACAACTAGGAACATTAGCAACAGCCGCCGCAGTAAGTTTAGGAGCAAAAGCAACAAGCAGTAGTAATCCATCAGGCGGAATACTTTCAGCGTTTGCAAATAAGACTCGATTACCTAACGCAAAGGCTGGACCAGGAGATGAATACGATGAGTGATACCGGATCAATTAGAGGAAATTTACCTCCTAAGAAGGTAACTGACAGTGCAGATAACACTAAAAAATATTTTAATACATACTATGCTAAACAGCTATCATATCCTGCAAACGAAGTAGATGCAGTAATTGGATTTTTAGAACAAAAAGGGTTTGACCCCGCGGCGGCAGCGTCAACTGGCGCAATACTACTTCAACAAGCAAAACTTGATAACATTAAAGTGTTTGAATTATTAGATACATTATCTGGTTTTGATAAGCTACAGCTAAGTGCTACTGTTGCTCAAGTATTAAATTTTAATAGAGAAAAAACAAGTTCTATTGGATTTAAAACTGATAATCAATATAATTATCTAGAAGCTAGAAACATTTTAGGTTAGTGTTATGGCTAAGTTTGCTCAAGGCAAATATACTCTTAAAAATCCTGAAAAATATGTAGGAGGCAAAACACCAACATATAGAAGTGGATGGGAATTTGCTTTTATGAAATTCTGCGACGAAAATCCTAGCATACAAACTTGGGCAAGTGAAGCGATAAAAATACCTTATCGCAATCCATTTACAGGTAAAGCTACTATATACGTTCCAGACTTTTTTATACAATACAAAACTAAAAAAGGTAAAAATATGGTTGAACTAATCGAAGTTAAACCTGATAATCAAACTATGATGGAAAAGGCAGGAAACAGTAAACATAATCAAGCACATGCAATATTAAATATGGCAAAATGGGAAGCCGCAAGAGCATATTGTAAATCAAAAGGAATAACATTTAGAGTTATCACAGAAAAAGATATGTTCCATCAAGGAAAACGATAAATAATAGTAGCAGTTAATGTGAGTATATAATGACCAAAAAATTAGAAGAACTTCTTGACTTGCCTGATAGTAAAGAACTAATCAAGCAAGAACAAAAGAAAGAAAAAAAAGAAGTAGTTGAGCAACAAAATAACACGATGCGTGATATCGCAGAGTTTGATAAAATTGCTAGTGCATTGCCCGCAGTAAAAGGGCTAGGTGAAATGGCTGATAAAGAGCTTAACGAAATCGCTGACAAAGCAATGGAAGCATATGATGATCTAATGGACTTAGGTATGAATGTTGAAAGTCGATATGCTAGTAGAGTATTTGAAGTAGCAGGCGGCATGCTTAAAACATCGCTTGATGCTAAAGTTGCTAAGTTAGATAAAAAACTAAAAATGATTGACCTGCAACTTAAAAAAGAAAAAATGGACAAAGAAGGCGGAACTGGTGATGACGGCGTTATTTCTGGTGAAGGCTATATTATAACAGATCGTAATAGTTTACTTGAAAAACTTAAGAATATGGATAAATAATTTATAAGGACGGAAACATGTTTGAAAAATATCTAGCAGAAGCAAAAAAGATTTACGAGTTTAAAGTTGGAGTTGCAGGAGAATTACCTGACGGGTTTGCCGATTCAATTGAGACCGCGTTAAAGCGTTACAGTGTAGCGTCAATGAGCGCCGGAAAGAAAACACCAATTCAAGAACGTCCGCTAGATTTCCCACAGTTATCTAATTGTGAAGTTACATATTACGAAGTTGCATTAAACTAT